GGAAGTATCGGAACAGGAGAATGTTTTTATACATGGGACAATTGCTACTGGGCTTCGTCTGTCGGTATAAAGTCCAGAGTGGCTGCTCGTTTCGGCGGTAATGCGCACATTGGCCTTTGCTCGCCTCGTTCTCTGTCTGCGGATACCGCCTCTTCTCATACGGCTCGCCCCTATTGCGGCCTTGCCCAGTTGTTATTAGACGTCAGTCAGCCGCAGGCCTGAGGGGTTGCACCCCTCTGATGGCGCAGCCATCATAAGCGCAGCGCTAAGGCGCAGCCTTATATACTATACTATGGCGCCGCCTTATTTTATTAGAATAATATTTTACGGCTACAAAACAAAAATTTAAAATATTTAATACAAATTGTTTTGTAGCTTTAAAATATTATACATACATTTGCAATGTCATTAGACAATAGAGATAGTTAACATTATAAATAATAAAAAATAAAATCTATTCAATGAAATCCGTTAGTCTGCTAACAAGTCTTACATTGGGATCTGACCTCTGAAATAGCAAATAACGGTTGAGAAAGAGGTTAAAAAGAATTGGCTGCTCGTTTCGGCGGTAATGCGAACAATGGCAATTGCTCGCCTCGTAATCTGAATGCGAATAACGCCACTTCTAATACGAATCGCAACAATTGCGGCCTTGCCCTGTGTGGGCTAAAAAATTGGGTATATTATTTTTAATCTTTCCCAGGAGTGGAGAATCAATAAAAGACAAGCGTATGAGGTTATATGATAAAAATATGATAGAGATGCGCGACGGTCGTAAGCCCGTCATTAGCCCACAACTGAAATCAGTTTCAAACTATATAGATATAAGTTTGGATGATATTAGAGAAGCATGCGAAGCAGCATTTAAAAACCATTCTAAAAAGAATGATGTTGTTAATTTCAATTTTGATTTTGATGGTAATTCGTTAAAATTGTATGAATGGTATTTAGATGGTACTTATGTTAGCAAAATCAAATATCGCAAACTTGTAAAAGAAAACAAGAATGGTAAGGTTCGTGAAATAAACAGCCCGGATCTTACCACCAGAATCTATCAGCATCTTGTTTTAGTAAAGTTAGGTCCTTTGTATTATGAGAAGGATAATATGAATGGTCTTAATTGTAAGCCTGGATTTGGCATAACAGCATCGTCTAAATCAAGGTCTCTTATTAAAAAGATGAAGCACGTTTATTATGATAGACTTGATTTGAAGTATTGCCTGGTTATAGATCAACGTAAATGTTATAACCATGTAAAAGATAAAGTGTTTAGAAAAGTACTTAAGAACTTTATTTCAAACAAAAAGTTTATAGATTTTGTAATAGACGTAAGTTTCGTATCTGGAGAGCTACCTATAGGAACCCCTACAAGCCCTTTCATTCATCATCTCCTTATGAAAGATTTTGATGATCTTGCAAAGAGAATAGCTCCTTTTTCATTGAGATATGCCGACGATAATTTTCTTGCTTTCTATACTAAGGAGGATGCTAATACTGCCAAATGGAGGATTAAGAATTATTGGTGGTATGAGCTTAAGATAAGATCTAAAAGGCATACTTGTATTATAACAGACATGGATAGACCTCTTGATTTTTGCGGGTATGTTTTCCACCGTAATAACAAAGGCGTATCTGAACACAATAAAGGTTATGTGACAATAAGGAAGAGGGTAGCCAAAGACGCGAAGAAGTGTATTACAAATGAAAGCTGGTCTTCTTACTTCGGTCTTTTAAAACACTGTGACAGTTATTCATTAATGTCAAAAATAGAAAATATCATGAAATTACGAGATTTAACAAGCACGATTCGTATTGATAAGAAAATGGATGCGGACAGCATCGATGTCAAGAACCTTGAAGGTATTGTATTTGATATCGTGAACTACGAAATACGAAGTAATAACAAGAATGAACCAAACTGGATAAAGTGCTTGATAGGTATTCCTGAAACCAATAAAGAAGGGATTCCTACTGGCAGGAAACTCGCAAGGGAATTTCATGGTAATTATCAAGGTATAGTAAATTTTATTTCAAAATGTGAACTTACTTATGGCAAAGATGCTATTCTCCCTATTACCGATGTAGAGATAGAAAACAGATGTGGATACGTTTTTAAAGGCAGTACTAACCGCTTGGAATACATTGATTGACTTCTTATTGTGATGGTGTGAATGAAAATTATTATCTTGCACCAAAAAAAAGAAAGTCATGAATTGTAACACTTGTAAAGATGACAGACCTGATATTCTGAGATCTAATATCTGTATCGGGTCTGATCCGTGTAATGACTGTACGGACAATTGCGAAATTCTTCCAAAAGAATGCGATTGCCCGTATGGTCATTTAAGCGATCATTGCATTCATTATACAGGATGCAAGACATTCATATCCAAATTAACTCCAGGTATGCCTTATAATGAGGTTATGCATAATATAGAGCTGGTTTTTGAAAACATAGATAAGTTTTTGGATAGAATGGTTGAAGAAAATACGCTTTTAAAACAAAGGGTTGAAAAACTTGAAAAACAACTTCAAAATGGAAAAGAGTGCACAAATTGGTAAGGACTTAAGTGGTAAACACGTATATGTTCCACATGTGGACGAGACGCCGGTGCCATGCCCGGACGGATATACATGCACGAACTGCGTGTACTGCGCTGACGGCATCAACGCTGGCTACTTCAGTCTGGCTCAGAAATCTGATCTTACGGCTTTAATCAATGCAATGATATGCCGTATGGAATACCAGGATAGGGAAATAGAATTTTTAAAACAAAAAATAAATATTTTGAGTAATGGCAATAACAGGTAAATATCGAGAGTAATATATAATTTATATATTATATATAATAGTTTAAGCTATTCCGATTATTAGCCTAAGTGTTGAAACAAACACTACGTTATTTAAGAATATATAGTTACCTGCGGATATTTATCCAAGTTCGTAGCTCTAAGGTAAGTGATTAAACAGTTCTGGTATTCAGGAACAGTGTTGCTTACGAAAACCTTAAATAACATTGGCGATGGGTACTAACAGGATGGAATATTCCTGACTTATGTTGAATAAACATTAAAAACGTTTGTAGATATGGTGTACGTACAAGACATAAATGGTAAACCTATGATGTCCACAACAAGGCATGGTAAGGTTAGAAGACTGCTTAAAGACAAAAAGGCAGTCGTTGTGAACCTATGTCCGTTTACCATCAAATTAATGTACGTAACATCTGATTACAAACAGGAAATTGTGTTAGGCGTTGATGCTGGGACTAAGCATGTTGGTCTATCAGCTACAACGAAAAGCAAAGAACTTTACAGTAGTGAAGTTATTCTTAGAAATGATATCGTAGATCTTTTGTCTACAAGGAGGGAGCTACGAAGAACAAGACGGAATAGATTGAGGTATAGAAAACCTCGTTTTGATAATAGAATAAAAAGTAGGCGTCCGGGATGGGTAGCACCTTCGGTGAAATACAAAGTAGACGCCCATATTCGTGTTGTTGAAAATGTTTGCTCTATACTACCAATATCTCGTATTGTTATCGAGGTAGCTCAATTTGATACTCAAAAGATCAAGAATCCTAATATATCAGGTAAAGAATATCAGGAAGGTGATCAACTTGGTTTTTGGAATGTAAGGGAATATGTTTTAGCAAGGGACGGACATAAATGTCAGTATTGTAAAGGAAAATCGAAAGACCATGTTTTGAATGTTCATCACATTGAATCCCGAAAGACTGGAGGAAATTCTCCATCTAATCTTATAACCTTATGTGAAACATGTCATAAAGAATACCATAAAGGTAATATAGATTTGAAGATCAAACGAGGATCGTCGCTTCGCGACGCAGCCGTAATGGGAATAATGAAATGGAGGTTGTATGAAGAACTAAGGTCTAAATATGATAGAGTTTCTATGACTTTCGGTTATGTTACAAAATATAATAGAATCAATCACGACATTGAAAAATCTCATGTTTCTGATGCCTTTGTTATTTCTAAGAATTTTAATGCTATAAGGTTAGGTTATTATTATAAAGTAAGATTAGTAAGAAGACATAATCGTCAAATTCACAAACAAAAGATTCCAAAAGGAGGAATCAAAAGACTAAATCAATCACCTTTTGAAGTTTTTGGTTTTCGATTGTTTGATAGGGTTATGTTTGAAAATAATTGTTATTTTATATTCGCAAGACGCAAAACAGGTAGTTTTAATATTCGTGATATTAATGGTAAAAACAAGAGAGATATCACGTATAAAAAATTAAAATTATCAAGATGTAAGCGTTTTATGATAGAAAAAAGTTAATTTATTAATTTAAATAAAAATATGAATAACGGTTGTTTTGGCAGTCATGGTGGGTGCGAACGCCCGCATCATTGCAATATTCCTTCTTCTAACATATTCTATGATGGAGAAACTATAGAAGAAGCTGGTTTGTATCATGGTATGCCTTTAGACGGAGCTTTAGCTAATTTAGCTAAATACGTTTCAAGGGCTATTAACGTAAGTGGATCTGTCAATACAGAAGTGTTTGACGGTACTTCTCATGTGGTTCTAAAGAAAGATCCGGCAGAGATTTTGCTTGTGTCTTATTGCGGGGGTGTTGTACCTTCTGATATGTATAAAGTCCAGGGTCGTACTGTTAGGTTCTGCCGGGATATGTGTCAACAGGATGAACTTGCTGAAGTGAGGGTTGTGTACCGAGAAGAAGCAAATAGTTCTTATGGGTTCCATTGTTAATTTAGGAGGATAAGAAATGGCAGAAAAATGCAAAGGATTTATATGTGGGGGTAATCTCGTTGATGGCTCTGTGCCTTCTGATAAGTTAGATAAAGAAACCATTATCGAGCTTATTAAAGAGATTCTGAAAGAGGAAATGCACGAATCTTGGCTTAAGGAAATAATAGAAACCATACTTAAGGAATCCATTGATTCGGATTGGCTTCGTGAGTTCTTTAAAGAGGTTCTTAAAAAATATGCTAAAGAGGAATGGTTTAAAGATATTATCTGTGGCTTAGGATGTGTAGGTGTACAAGAGATATTCGACGTCATTCCTACTGATATAACGTTTGAAGCTACAGGAGGTACGGCTACGGTTCAGGTGGTTGTAGATGATGGAGTTGAATGGGAGTTGACACTTTAAACTAAGGAGGATAATTATGTCGAGAGAGAAAATATATAAGATGGATGATGGTTCTTGGCTTACCTCGGACAAGAAGGAAGGTGTCGGTCGTGATAAAATGAATTTCGATGCTCCATCTTGGAAAGGAAGGGAAGACAGGATCACTATCCGAATTGTGAAGAAATCCGATACTGAAAGTATGAAAGCTATTACTTTCAGGCAAAAAGGCATTAAGATCACAGAAGTCTCGGTTAGCAGGCTGGAGTTCCCTATATCTGGTGGAGATAAGCAGATCCTTATTACTACCAACGCCGCTTCGATCAATGCCCTTATTACGGGTGAGAAAGATATAAAGGGTGTCGTAAAAGCATTTACTACCGCTTCCGGTCTTAATATTGACGTCAATGATATTAGGCTTGATTATGGTTTCCCTGGTGATCCGGGTCTTGAAGACACGTTCCAGGTTTCGATGATTGTTTCCATGCCTGGCAATGAGGACGGGAATGAAGTTAATGAGAACATAACTATAAATGGTGTACTGATCCCTATTTATCAACCCGGAAAGGTCGTTCCTTACATTAAATTGGATAAGGAATTTGAACAGGTTGAGGGTGATGAAACAAGCACGCAGTTAAGTATAGAAAGTAATATAAAAGATTATGTTATTGAAATAGTTGAATGCGAGTCTGTGGATAAGGAGGAAATCTACCTGGACAAGGATGTTGTTGATCTTGATTCAGATGGATCACCGGAGGTAATCAACGTAAGTACAACTCCCGAAAATTTAAGATGGAGGATTAGCGAATGAAAGTAGGTAATTGTTGGGCGAACATAGATAAGAAAGAAGGCAGTCTTAACAGTAAGGTTAATATTTACTTTGATGAAAATGATACTGGTGCCAACAGAAGTGTCAAGATAAGGGTGTCTTCCAGGGATGGTAGCGTATCTGAAGAATGTACGGTAGTTCATAAAAAAAAAGAACAGGTAGTTTATAGAAATAAAAGGCAGTCGGCTCTTTTCACAAAAGAAGGATGTAATCCTGAGACAGAGAAAGGGGAAGAGCTTGAGTACGTTGTTGAGGCCGGAAAATACACGTCTATCATATCTCAGTCTGATGCTGATGACAAGGCTATGAGAGACATTGAGCAAAATGGTCAGAACTGGGTTAATGAGCATGGTCGTTGTATAACCATATTATGGTACAATGTCAAGAAATCAAAGTCGTTTAGAAAGAACGACTGCGATCCTGATACCGAAGAAGGAAGTTTGGTTACGATGACGATCGAAGCCGGGCAGTTCTCTTCTTCCATAAGCCAAGAGGATGCTGACCGTAAGGCTGAAGCCGAGTTGAATGCCAAAGGTCAAGACTATGCTAATTCTCATGGCACTTGCAATACCATAAAATGGTACAACGACAGGAAATCCAAAATGTTCCAAAAGACAGATTGTGAGGTAACTGAAGTTGGATCTATGGTAGAGTACGTTGTAGAAGCCGGCCGTTTCTCTTCTTCTGTTTCTAAGGAAGATGCTAATCAGAAGGCTTTGGAAGCCTTGGAAGCTGAAGGTCCAGGGTATGCTAATGAGCATGGCACCTGTGAAACCAATTTATGGTATAACGTAGAGAAGTCGAAAGTATTTTATAAGAATGACTGCGAAGATGGGTTTATCGGAGCACCTTACACTTACACGGTAGAAGCCGGTAAATACACATCAGACGTAAGTCAAGAAGATGCTGATCAGAAAGCTCTTGATGATATAGAGAAAAATGGTCAGGATCAGGCAAACCTGAATGGAGAATGCGTTACTGATCCAAATTATTTCGTCGGAAAGGCTTCGGCTCGTGTTCAGAAAAATGATTGCGATGCTGAATCTCAGACCGGAAGCTTTGTCGATTTAACTGAAAAGGATCTTGCTGGATACCCGGATGCTTTTGTATCAAGGGAAAGCCAGGAGGCGGCTAACGCGCTCGCTCAGGCTGCTATGGAAGAACAGAAACAGGATCTTGCAAATAAGAAAGGCACTTGCATAGATAAAAACCAATTTGTTGGTGTATATAGCAAGGTATTCACAAAAGACAATTGCGACGGAGAAGGCGTAGGTTCGCAGGTAACAGTGGACCAAGATGATGTAATCGGTGGTCCTTTTACTTCATACGAAAGCCAGGAGGCGGCTAACGCGCTCGCTCAGGCTGCCGTCGAGCAGCAGGGCCAGGCCATAGCCAACCGGGACGGACATTGCACGTGGACTGGTAAATACAGTGAAGAATTTACCAAAAACGATTGTAATGAAGGTCAGGTAGGGTCTAAGATTACTGTAACCGAACAAGATGTTGTTGGTGCTCCTTTCACATCTACCGTGAGTCAAGATGATGCTAATAACAAGGCTAAAGCTGCTGTCAAAGAACAAGGACAGGCTATTGCTAACAGTAAGGGTAATTGTGAGAATATGACGGTCTATACCGGTCATTACAGCAAGAGATTCGTTCCTGAATGTAAAGCTTGCCATAAGGGTGTAGAAATGGAGGTTACGGCCGAAATGGTTAATGGTAGTCCTGTTACGTCTACAGAAAGCCAGGATGCGGCAGACGCAGAAGCTCGTAGGATCGTAGAAGAAGGAGGCCAGGCCTATGTTAATAAAAACGGCAACTGTACGCCACTTAGCACCGATCCTGTATGGGAAGACGTTGTTCCGGAAGAACTTAGATGTAATGAAGGTAAGTCTCAGAAAAAGCAACATGATACCAACGAATGTTCTGAAACCCACAATCAAGAACGTTGGGTAGATGGTGGGAACAAAGTTTGTAGCTGGACCGGTCATTACTCAGAAACGTTCCAAAAGAACGACTGTGAAATACCGGATTCAGGAACAGAAGTAGAGGTAAGTGAAGCTGATGTTGAAGGCAATCCTTTTACTTCTTTCGTAAGTCAAGAGGATGCTGATAATAAGGCTAAGGAAGCCGTTAAAGCTCAAGGGCAGGCTATTGCTAACCAAAAAGGTAAATGTAGGTTCGTAGGCGTATATAGTAAGCAGTTTACAAAAGACAATTGCGGATCATGTCAGCATGGCGTTCCGATGAGCGTAACACAAGACATGGTGGGTGGACCGTTCTATTCTAATGAAAGCCAGGAAGAGGCAGATAGGTTGGCTCAGGAAGCTGTAGAAGCCCAAGGTCAGGCTTACGCTAACAAGAACGGGACATGCGAAATGGACAACACCGATCCTGTATGGGTAGATTCTGAACCGCTTGAAACCAAATGTGAAGGAGGTAAATCTTATAAGAAGCAAGTCAATACCAACGAATGTTATGGTGGAACAGATGAACGCTGGGTAGAAGGTGGAGATAAGGTATGTACCTGGACCGGAACATATAGCAAGCAATTTACAAAACAGTGTGCTGATGGAGGTGTCGGATCTAAGGTTACTATAGACCAAGATGATGTAACCGGCGGTCCTTTTACGTCTACCGTAAGTCAAGAAGACGCAAATAGTAAGGCTCAGGCTGCCGTTGAGGCCCAAGGTCAGGCTCTTGCTGACGCACAGGGCACTTGTACTTGGACCGGTAAGGCAAGTAAGGTTTTCACCAGAAACAATTGTGGAAGCTGCCAGCATGGTTCTTCTGTTACCGTAACCCAAGATGAAGTGGGTGGTCCATTTACATCCAATATCAGTCAAGCTGATGCTAATAAGAAGGCTCAAGATGCTGTAAATGCTCAAGGTCAGGCAGTAGCCAATAAGAATGCTGATTGCTTGCCTGATAGCACAACACCTTCTTGGTCGGATACCGGAAGCACCCGTTGTGACGGGTGTACGTCTCAGAAGCAGCAACGTGACACCAATCCATGTTCTTCTTCTTACAACGACACAAGATGGGTTAATGGAGGTGGAGAGTCTTGTACCGACTGGACTTACTACGGAACAGGAGACTGCGTAGGTCATACTCAGTACAATGCTTATCGTGATAGCTGCTCTGGTAGCATAGATAGACAATATTCGGTAAATTGTAGAAATTGCTGTAATTGCGGATCTTACGGATCTTGGAGCGAAAGTGGATGTGGAACTGGAAGCAATAGCAATAAAGTAAAATACGTTCGCTACGATGATTGTGGAAATCAAGATGTAAAATACGAGCTTGAAGTTGGAAAATGCGGATATGCTCCATACGAATTTCAGTTCCATGATGGAAGAACGAGCAAGTCAAGGTCTGTAACTGGAGAATCTCAGAACATTGAAGAAGTTATCATAAGTACTAAGAGTGGTTCATATATAGGTTTTTCTGTTAAGTCAAAACCTTCTTGGTGTTCTGTTGATTACAGAGACCAGACATCTGAAAGTATGAAGGCCGTGGTGACGTTATCTGCCAATACAACATCTTCTTCCAGATCTGGTGACATTGTTTTTGTTCAAAATGAATCTGGAAAGACAGTTACTCTTAGCATTACACAGGCTGTTGCAGTGACTTACGAATTTAGTACCAACCAAAGCACTTGGAATGCCGATGCAAACGGAGGCGCAAATAACTCATATTTATGTATTCAATTAAAAAGTAAGAAGAATGGAAGTAAGATAGGATACACTGTATCATCTAAACCCAGTTGGGTTACAGGAGTTACAGAAAAACCGTCAGGAGTAGCCTGCCCTGTTTTGTCAGGCTATGATTATTCATTTGTAATAATTGCATCCGCAAACAGTTCTTCATCTCCCAGAAGTGGAACTGTGACATTGAAGCAAAATGAGTCTGGGAAGACTGTTAACATAACAGTCAACCAAGAAGGAAAAGCAGTGGCTAAACCTGTTCCGGCGCATATTACATTGAAAAACGGCTCTTGGGCTACATATAGGAGGGATAATGTTTCTTATAACCCTGGCGCCGGTAAGTGTATTGCCGGATTCGAATGGACTGGTGATGAAAATGGAAATATCCGAATCTACACCTGTGATATTAAGGTGGTGGATGCTAATTATCGTGAGATATCTGGAGCTACTATAAGCATCGGAACAACAACCCAGAGAAGACAATCCGGAAGCTCTTGTTCGTATTTCAGGGCCGTTAATGGAGGAATATTAGCCGGATATGTTCATTCTGGAGATGAGAATGGATATACTACATGGTATATACGAACTATAAACGTGTCTTACGAAGGCAAAGTGTATAAGACCGCTACTGTTAGGCAGTATGAAAAACAAAATATCTCCAAGAAAGGTGGTGTTTTCAATGTATATAATGAATCTCCTGCTTCTTACAACTTTATCGTAGATGGAGCTGAGTGTGGTGATGAAAATGGTACTTTGAAATACGCTTATTCTCAAATGGATCTTAATCCAGCATAATTAGCAAGGGGAGGGAATTTAGTTCTCTCCCCTTGAATATTTTAGATTATAATATTGTGTTTTAAGTATTGTCTATTAGAATAAAAATGATTAATATTGCACATCATTCAATTTTAAATTTTTAGTATCATGGCTTGTAAAAAGAAAGCTCGTCAGGGTGGGGAAGTTGATAAAAAGGACAAACCCAAAATGCGTCAAGGCGGTAGTGTTGGCGGTAAGATGAAAAGAAAGAAGACGAGCACTAAAAAGTGATTGAAAACCAGGGGAAGGTGCTGATCGCCTTCCCCATTTTAATAACATAACAACAACATATTATGAGCAACAAGTTTATTAGCAAAGGACAGGGGAATGTCTGTGTGACGTTTGTGAAGTATTATCCTGTGTTGATGCAGGTTATTATGTTAGCCAGCATTTTTGATGAGTTTTATCCTTTTAGTATCACTAATTGGCTGTATCCGATATTAGGTCATTCTCTATCATGGGACCTATTTCTCTTGGCTTTTTCAAGAATGTTCAGGTTTTGTATATGGCATAGGTTATTGATCTATAGTATGATTTTTAATATCTGTGTAGAATGGGTTACGGTTAATATTGAGATGCCTATTGAACACAATATCGTAGTGTGGTCTGTTATGGCTGTTACTCTTTTGATAATCATTGCCTCTATTGTTTTAAGGTTTAAAACAGGATGTTTTGAAAATGAAAGAAATTCTGACAGAGACGCTGCGTAAAAGCGGTGCGGCGGTATGCGATAAGATAAAGGAGATGTTTTTAAGCGGGGAATGCGATCATCTTACAGCCAACGATCTTGAGACATGGACGCAGCTTGCTAATCCGGCTAAGTACTATACCGGAGAAGAGGCTGTTTCTTATCTTAATGTAACTTCTAAAAGATTTTATGAATATCGTAAGGCTAAGTTGGTTCCTGATCCGGTTAAGATAAAGGGATTCCCTAAACCTTTATATACGAAAGTTATGTTGGATGAGGCTATAAAAACCATATCCGGCATGAGTGAAAGAGATATTTATATGAGGATCTTGAATGCTAAATCAAGAGAATCAAGAGCAAAAGAAAGGAGGGGAGCATGATCACTAATGGTGAATTTGTATCAAGAGTCGTAAACGGTATTCATGCCCTTGACAAAGATTCGCATGTTAGTCGGAGATGGATATTGAATATCGGTAGAACTAAAGCCGAATCTTATACAGCACAGAGGTGGGATGACGGGACGTTACTTGGTGACCACCGGCTCCTAACTTACGTTACTTGCCTGGAGATGATTGAAGTTGATAAAATAGTTTGCTGCGATGCCGAATTTGCGTTATGTAATACACTTATGCGTTCAAAGCATAGGCTTCCAGGACTTCTTTATTCTGCCCTCAGACCGGCTATTACTAAGGTGACTAACGTAGATAACACTATATTTTTTAAGTTCGCTGAAATAAAGTCGTATCGCAATGAACAAAAAAGACCGTATGCTAAATATGTTAAAGAACGTCGTCCTTTTTATTATGTAGAAAACGACTATATTTATATACCGGATTTCCATATAGAGCTTATTAACGTAGAGTTCTTTACAACAAGAAGAAAGAAGGCGCTGGAGTTAATGGCTTGCGATCCTACACCTAAAGGGTGCGAATCTGAATGGGAATACGAATTTATCTGTCCTATCAAGCTAATTGAGTACGTGGTAGCAGAGACGATAAAGGAAGTAGCGTTCAGGCTACAGATTCCTATTGATGAAAATCCGAATCTTGATTCCAACCAGAAAAGTCAAATTGTTCAATAATAAAATATTATTTATCTTTATTTGGGTCTTAGTTGTGAAACCAAGACCCATTTTTATATAACTTAGTAACATGAAAAGAACATCAATACAATCACCGTATTTTGCAGCCTACTACCATCGTCTTATGAAGAGAAAGAATGGTTTTAAGAAAGGCATGATAAGAGATAGAGGAGAGGTTTTAAGGCTGTTGTCTATTATATGGAAAACCGTATCAGAGCATTATGTGGAAGCTGATGCTGGTGTTTACGTAGATAACGTGGGCTACTTATGCCATGTGCTTATACCGGGCCAGCGCTTTACCGTCAGGCGGGACCTGGACATCGTGAGCAGGCTCGGCACCAACGGCTACCTTTACAACCATCTGGCTATGGATTTCGCAGACTCTAAAAGATATTACCATTTTGTAATACAAGATAGCTTGAAAAAGAAGTTAAGGGTTAAAATGAATAAAGGACGAAGATATCGATTTATGTACAATGAAATACTTGCTAAAAGAAGAGTGTTTAAAGATTTCCAGATTAAGAGAGTTTTCGAAGATAAAGAATTAGGACACAGAAAGTCGTAGAAAAAAGTAGCGATCACCCTTTGTAGATACAGGATAATCGCTACTTTTGCATATCCGTCTACTTTCTCAAGCAGGCGGATACAAAAAAAACAATTCCTATTATGGGAACAAAGGTAAACAATTTTCAAAACAATGCGAAGAACAGTAACATTATTTTGACGCAAAAATCCAGCGAAACGGAAACAAACGGGAGCGTAACAATCTTTAAAAATTCAGAATTTGGAGATATTAGAACCATAGTAGATCCAAATGGAGATGTGTGGTTCGTGGCTATAGATGTAGCTCGATCACTTGGCTATGCTACGCCTAAAAATCCAATAAAAAGACATGTTGATGAAGAAGATACCATTCTTTTGCAACTGTCTGATTTTCAGAGGGGCTCGTTTTGGGCTCCCTTGGAAATCAATGAGTTAGACAGCATACGTGTAATCAATGAATCTGGGTTATATTCTCTTGTTTTGTCATCAAAATTAGAATCGGCAAAGAAGTTTAAACGATGGGTAACATCCGAGGTTCTCCCCTCTATAAGAAAAACGGGTTCCTATTCTATAACACCGAAAGACTATCCATCTGCATTAAGAGCATTAGCTGACGAGATTGATGCTAAAAATAGAGCCATAGCCGAGAGAGCGCAAGCAGAGGCGGAGAGACAGCAGGCGATAAAGACCATAGAAGAGCAGCGTCCCGATGTGGAGTTTGCGGAGTCGTTCAAGAAAGTTGATCATGAAAACATGTGGTTGATTAGAGATGTGGCGAAGAAGCTTGAGCAGAATGGAATCATCATCGCCGAAAAGAATCTCCGTTTGTTTCTTGAGGAAGTCAAGTTCATGTTCAGGAATGGGCAGGGTAGATGGGAGTTATACAGTGACATTGTTAAAAACAAATTTGGTGTTTATCGATCTTATTTTGTGGATAAGTATTCTGGGGAAAGAGTTAATCAGCAAACCATCTACATGACAGGAGCCGGATATGAGGCTACACTTAAGGGGATAAAGGAAAAGTGTAGGAGCCTTTTCTTGAAGTATGGTAAGTTTGAAGATCCTAACTTTTGAAAATACAAAATAGGGCATTAGACAGATTATTTATATCTTTGTGGAGGTCAGGTTCGTTTCCTGTCCTCCATATTTTTTGTTATGACAGTCGAAGATTATATCATAGAGTTAAAATCGTCTTTAAGATCATTTGACAAGCGTGATCTGATAGATGAGGTGTCCATCTACAAATGGGTAGAAATTGCCCTGAAGAAGTTTGGAGGTGATATTACTATGCGCAAAGAAGCGGTAGTGGATGTCAAGCGAGGGCAGGCCCGTATGCCTGGTGATTACTTTGATCTTATTCTGGCTTTCAAATGCGATTTTAAAGGATATGAGGTGCCTGAAGGTGATAAGGTGATACCAGAGCTTCAAAATACAATAGCTTGGAAAGAACGTACCGAAAGAAGCTATAGATGGTGTTCTTGCGATGAATGTTGTAAAGACGAATGCGAGAAAGTGATAGTTGAAAAATTTTATATCAATGTTCATGATCGCGATCATGAAGTTCGTTGCTATTATGACCGGCCGGTAATGTTAGGTCTTGCTAAGCCTATGCTTCGTGATTCTTGTTTAAGTAAATGCCGGAATAAGGTAATAAAGGATAGTCCGTATGAGATAAATATCGTAAACGGATTCCTGTATGCTAATTTCGATGGTCCTATTTACATGCAGTACCGGTCTCTTCCTTTCGACGGAGAATCTAATATAATTATACCAGACACGCCTCAAGGTCTGGTATTGGATTATGTAGATAATTTTGTAAAGATGAGATTCTTTGAGGAACTGATGTATAATGGAGAAGCACAAGGAGCAGCCGATTTGTTCAAGTTGTATGCACAGCAAGATTTGGTTAAGCTGAAAAATGCTAAGACCGAACTTAAGATGATGGGTATGACATTAAAAGGCATGTACGAACCTCTTAGGCGGCGCCGTGCTGAGTTTGAGATATATACTAAGGCGTATCCTGTAATTGACAATATACTTAAATTGGTATGACGGAAGTAGTTCTATTTATATACTTGCTTGGTGTTATTGTATCTATGATTGTTTGGTCAATCAGGCAATTTAAAGGAGATGCAAGTTTGGTAGAGACAATGTACTGCCCGATAGTATTTTTGTCGAGTTGGATATACGTATTCGAAATATTAAAAAAATAAACAAAATGTTAGAAGTTAGTGCAAGCGAAATAGTAACCGCCGACAAAATGAGAGGCGTGGGATCGGCAAACATCATTTTCACAGCCGGACCTAATCCGGTAGCTGAAGATCGTAGAGGTGTAGCCAAGGTAACGGCTGGTGGAGAGAGTAAGAACGTTACAATCACACAAGCTGCCGGCGAGCAGGTTGTTGTAATTCCTGAGTTCGATTATCTTGTTCTTAGGTACGGATGGGAATCAGAAGACGGCTCCGATTTTGATACTGCAACTGGTTTTACAAATACAGGCATATCAGAAGTAGATAATAAGTTTGTGGGATGGAGTAAGCAGTGGGCTACCACCCAACAACAGGTTGGTGATTACCTTGTTTATGGTGGTGATAACATGCAGTCCGGTCTTGAAGGTGCGCTTATTAAGATGAAGACCTTGCTATCAGCGCCTGGAATGGACGAGTCGGAACCTAATATCAATGCTGATATCTATGGTAATTGGTATGGAAATAGAGGGCGAGGAAATGTTGTTGTGTCTTTTACAGCCTACCTTGGAGGAGAGATGGTTAAACAAGGATTTAATTTCATTAATGAAGGAGGTACGGAAGTTTACTCCGACAGCATCACTACTAACGTTTCGGCTCATGGTGAAACCAATTACCAAAATATAAAAGGTTTGTACACTAAGATGGGTACGATGGTTTATAATAAGGAAAAACGTGATTGTGTTATTGTTATAGGTTAAGGTGATGGAAGGTCTTTGGGATAAATACAATAGGATTAAGGAGGTGTTTTACCGGGATTTTGTTTATGATTCCAGCTACACAGAGCAGGCCTCGTGCATCCCCCTGTCGTCGGTGAAGAACGGGGCAGGCTGGGTCGGCGACGGAACTATCAACCTGGCTCATTATCTCCAGTTTATATACACGGAAATGGTTCTTGGCAGCAAGACAGAAGATGATGTGCGTAATTCCATATTGGTACTTACCCGTCTTGCCGATACTACTTATGATCTATTTTTTAATAACAACAAAGGTATTTATTTCAAATTCGAAAAAGGATTTTTCTTAAGAGACGATATCCATAGCGAAGACGCAAGCAAATTCGGTCTTACCAAGATAAGCTCCGGATATACTAATGGTATAGAGTTAAAAGATGAAGACCCTTGCTTCTCCCCATTTACTTCACAAGATCAGATCTGGAATCTGGCTCCTATATTAGCTTTCTTGTCAGAAAAAGGATTTGAAGAAGCCGGGCAAGTAGGATACGATATTTTTGAGTACGTTATTAGAAACAGACACAAGATATACAATCCTTATTACAGCGCCTTGCTTCATCATTGGACATTCCTTCCTGATATGGATACCGATAAGGTTAAGCCGTGGGATAGGGTCAGCGACCGTAACAAGAATCTTAAATACAAAGTTAAGGTTAAGAGAGGTGCAAACAATTGGTACTTCTCTGGAGGATTCAGATGGGCATTTAAGAAGTTTGGAGGCAAGTGTAGTACATTCTGGCATTGCCTATGGTATAAGCCATTTATATTCTTAGCAGATAGAGTATATCATCCATACATATGTAAATGGTTTGGTATTAAAGTTAAAAACAATTCTTATTATTGTCTTGGATCCACAAATGAAAAATCATGGTACGGTCCTAAGTTTAGAAAGAGGTTGGTTAATAAGTTTAACAAATCTTTGGAAGGGGGAGAGCTATTTATGCCTCATCTGGTTTTTCTTCATGGATATGAAGACGTTGATAGAAGCAGCTTAGAGTCCTACCTTAAGGAATGGGAATGGGATGGAGTTAATTCTCCTATAGAGTTTTTAACTTTGTATAATTGGTATAAAATATTTTTTGACAATGAAAATATATTATAAATCAAAAATAGCTAAGTTATTTACGTTCATTGACGGCTACAAAACAATTATGTTATTTGGAGCCGTATTTACCGAACGTGATAGTATATCATTGAGAACCGAATATCATGAGGAGGCACATTGCAATCAGTATCATACAATGTTTTGTTTTGGTATGTTTATATCATTGCTTACAATAGGATTGTGTCTCTTATTCGGTAATGCAGGATGGTGGATGTTATGGCTGTCCCTTATTCCAATATTTTTATACTATACATGGTATTTAATTGAGTACCTGATTAGGTTGTGCATATATCGCGATCATGATAAGGCATATCATAATATCGTATTCGAAAGAGAGGCTTTCGACTTAGAAAAGTATTGGAATAAGCATGATGTTTTGAGGAAGGAGTCGGAAGGGTTTAGTTTCCTCGGTTATTATAGGAAGGAGTATCATTATGAGTAGGAGAAGATATTTTGAGGAACAGAGATCTGGTAATGGAGCTATTTATCATTGTGTGGAAACAGAAATCGAGCCTGGAGATAGAATCAGATTATTTAATTTAATGAATAAAATCAAATCCGATACAATTAGCCAGGATAAGATAAATAGTGTACTGAATCAGCTTAGAGAAGGAACAGCCTTTAATATTCATACTCAGAGTCCAGTTTCTTTTTCGTTTTCAAGCACCTCTACCGGTTATGAACCAATGGCAATATGGATTAGATTTGACCCTTATCCTGCTCCAAGTGAACAACAGGGTATTATATACAAGTTTCAGATAAATGATCAGAGGTACGTTTTTATGTTTTCTAATAGATACGATGGAATGAGAGATCTTATTAATAATGCAGATGAAGATGTTGATTGTGTTACTTCTGCAACAGAGAGTAGTATATATCACAATGATTCTTTCTATATATTTGTGTGACATGAGGCGAAGATTTGAAAATAAAGACAGGGAGCTTGAAGATTTTATCATAAGGTTTTATCCAGCCGGGAATTACACATGGATAGTTCCTGAAGGCTGTTTTTCCGTAGACGTCTTTTTAGTTGGTGGGGGTGGTAGTGGCAGCTCTGCCGGCGGTGGAGGTGGTTATACCAAGACCTTCAAATCTGATAACAAAGGCTGGAAAGACGGAGAAGCTATTGCTGTAAAACCTGGTCAATCTATTTCTATAACAGTAAGAGAAGGAGGAGCAAAAGTTTATCAAGCCGAACAAAATTCTCCTGGTAAAGATGGTGGTTATTCTCAATTCATGAGCTCGTCTTATAGAGCAAATGGAGGAAAGGGAGCTAATAAGTGGAGGGGAGGAGATGGTGGTAGTGCCGGCAGTTCGTCATATACGCAAGATGGTGCTTCGGATGGTGGAGACACTAATGGAGAAGAGTATGGAATAATCAAAGGTCAAGGTCATACTACCAGAGATTTTGGAGAATCCGGCGGTAAAAGAAATGCCGGTGGTGGAAGCGGAGAAACCAATACCGGAGTAGTATTCCAAGGCGGAATATCTGATTACAGTGAAGGATCTGGCACAGGGGGATCAACAAACGGATCTGGTAAAGGAGGAGGAGGTTATGGCGGCGGAGGAGGCGGCGTCAGATACTCTATGGTTTATGCCGGAGCCGGCGGTGATGGTACTGTGTTAATTAGGGGTAAAAGATATAAATCGTAAGTAGATGTTATGAGACGAAGATTTGAAAATGTTAATATGGCTATGGGTAATTGTTTCTCTCCTGTAATGGAAGGGAGTCAATTTCAATGGAATAATATTGTAGTTAATAGTCCAGTATATATAACTCCAATAAGAAGAAAGAAATTCAAGATAAGTTTTGGAGAATTTGATTTATCCAAAGTTTTGTCTAATGTATCATCTAATCGTGATATTATAATAAGAGATAAATCTTCATATACGTTTCTATTGTTACTTCTGTCTGCTGATCATTCTAAATGCAGTTTGTTTAATAATCATCTAACAGTTAATACCCAGGATTTACCAAGATATATTTTTTACATTGATTCCGAACATGAGGAACTGTATTCATACAAAGACGGGGTTTTAGAAAGTAACGTGACGATAATGGATCCAGTTGATAATTATTTCTATAATTATATTGATATTCAAATAAGAAATTTCAATGATAATCCTATCCCCGATTTTTATGTAGGTGTAGTTGATAGAGTAGGAGACTGAAAATGTATTTCTTTTCTTCACCTACTTTAGAAATCCATGATTAAATCTCTTTTGCTATCTTTGTGACAAACAGTTATTAACATGGCATTAGAAGATAACAGAAACATAGCGGTTCCTCAAACAGGTATGAATCGCGATCTGCATCCGTCGAGTCTTACGGATCAGCATTATACGTTTGCCTTGAATGCCAACATCGAATCCGAGGATGGTAATGTTGGGATGAGATCTAACGAGCACAGTAATCTTAAATGCATTGATTTCGATGGGTTTAAGGTTATTGGTTACAAGAATGATCTTACTTCGGGCAATATCTATTTTTTTATAACAAATCCTGAAACAGGCGTATCTAAGATAACTTATTTCAAGCCTGAATCCGATACAAGTATCTTATCCGATTCCGATATAGAATCTATGGTAGAAGGATCGGAGTCGTTGTGTTCTGGCATGAAGACCTTGCTGGAAGACAACGAGCAAGATCCGTGCCTTAAGTTCTCTATCTATCATCCTATAAAAACCATAGAAATAAAGACAGAGAAATGTGGGAAATGTATTTACTGGACCGACGATTATAATCCTCCCAGGTATGTTATTGTAGACAAGGCTCTGACGGCGGATGATGAAGGAGATATTTGGTATCATTATCATGGGTATAAGATATGCGATAAAGAATATGATAGAGACAAATTCATGCAGGAGAATGGTTGTTTTCTGGCATGTGAGAAACTTAGGGTGTTTCCGCTACTGGACCAGCCATGCGTAGAGCCGGTACAGATAGAGTACGGGGGCAGCCTGCGTGCGGGCGTGTATCAGTTTGCTGTGGCCTTGTGCGATGAATTTGGTAACGAGAAAACTAACTATACTTCATTAACTAACCCTGTTCATGTATTTGACGAACAATATATTAGGATAAATGATGGTAAATGGGGAGAAAGAACTAATCTTGGTATAAGGCTTAAGGTGTCTAATTTGGATAGGCAAGTCAGCCATTACAAGGTGGCTGTTATTCAGAATACTGTAGGATATAATGGCGAAACACAACCTGTAGTTGATTATTTTATAGAAGGTATTCATCCTATTACAGAGAAGACTATATACTATTATTCTGATCTTAATAATAAGAGGACAACATTTGAACACATTTCTTTAAAAAGAGCCATATATAATACATCAAGAGGAATAGTGTCAGTCGGAAATCGTCTTCTTCAATATGGTCTTACGGCAGAAAAAGAATGGAATTTGCAGCCTGTAGTTTCTCTTATGGGGCATTTTCTAAAATGGCAGGCATCGGTAGCCCACGAAGATCTATATAAGGATGGTAATGCTTGTTCGTTGTATGTGGGATATATGAGGAATGAAGTGTATCCGTTTTCTATCTCGTTTAAGACATCTACTGGTTATAAAACTCCAGCATTCGTTCTTGTTCCCCCACCTTCTGATAAGGCAAGAGAGGAAATGAACAAAGACAGTATCCCATACCAGTCTATAAATGCATATGCTCCGGATTGTTCAGGAGTGGAAAGAAAATATGTATGGCAGTATAGCAATACGGCAGGAGATGGGGTATTGATTGACGACGATGCGGTTGTTATAGATGAAGAACAGAAAGAGTGTAACAACCCGGCTACTGTAGGTCAAACTGTTATAGTGGAAAGCAATTTCGCTACTTTTAAAGGGAAATCAAGATTTATTATCGATTATGATGATATTGTAGGAACCCCTATAAATTATTTGTCTGAAAATATAGGTCTTGTAGCTTGTAACAATAAGGAGAATGGAGACAATGAAAGACAGATATGCGATATAGCTACCAAATACAGAGAAGACGGAACACAGGATTATATGGAACCAATTGATCATATTGGGTTGCCAGAAATGGAAGGAGACTGCGAAGTTCCCCATCGTCAAGAATCTATATTGTCTGCTCCAGTTCCACTAATAACAGGCCTTGTAGAAGATTATATCTATAAGGTTCTTAGCGAAATGGAACACGTCTCTACAGATTATCTATATACCACAGGAGGAGAAAATCAGAATAAGTATTCTGTGTTGTTTAATTACGAGACAATGGATTCTTTATCTGAATGGATGGAGGAAGCATTTTTTGGGTATAGCGCTGGCAGCACATCAGGTGATGGCAATCAACACCTTTGTTCTGAGTTTTATCCATACTTACAACCTGGATCTGTTTTAAAAACCGTGTCTGATGCTATATACGTATTAGATACCATGCCTTGTACATGCGGATGTTATATTGAGAGTTATTGCTCTGATCCTACTGTGTCAAGAACTGATTATAACAACTTTCAGAATTATAATTATCTTCTTGGAAGTTATATTCTTCATATAGATGGATGGAGCCAAAAGATAAATGATGTAGGAGATTGGCGAGCCGGTAGATCTACCAGTACAGTCATAAATAATCAGTATAGATCAAAGAACGGACCCAGGTATTGTATTGAGCAATTTTGGCCTGAAGCTTCTGAGAAGTTGCAAGATATGATATATAAAAATTCGGATACCGGTATAGATGAAACTGATTGGAAATTTGAAGGGTATGTAAACAATGCTACATTTAATAATCCTACAGGGGATAAGCTTAATATTGGATTCGCATCTGAATTTGTGGTATGGAAGTTTGTCAGAAATGTAATGACAAATGCAAGATTTATTAGAATCAATAGACCAGAAGAGTGGGACATAGAAGGTTATAAAGACGAGAACAAAGTTCTTTATCTTGAAGCTCTTGGAAAGGTAGATGGCATAATGGATGCTGTGTCTACCAATTACGTTCGTGTTTCTTTTTGGAAGGATGTTGAAACATGGTCCCCTCTTGGAATAGTACCAGTTGAATTTGATAGACCTGAGTATGAATCATCTCATTCCGTTATTGTTAACATAGCAAGACCTGCTTTCGGAGAAATAAATGAAGAGTTTTTTGATTCTATAGGTCAAAATTATTTTTATGTTACAATAGAATCTCCTATTGTAGCAGTTCCTTGGATAATGACGTTTAGACAAATTCAATTTTGTTCTTATAAAAATTATGATACCCCAGAAGAAGAGGAAGAAAAAGGAAAGAAGCCTTCCCGTGCTATTCTTGGAGTCGCTTTTGCTACAGGTAAAACTATATATCCGTATATTTTTGGTATAAGAGAAAAGGAGGTAAATAAGATTGATTTGTCTGTGGATTCTATAACACTTAGATCAACTGTCTTATTTGCATCAAAATGTCAGACATGTGGAGATAGGCCCATTAATTGCAAGCCTCGTCCTTATAAATACGGGGATTTTGCATATTGGGAATCATCTGAGAAATATCCTGCTAATTTTGAACTTTATGATAGTAGTAGGATGAAAATAGACACAGGCAGATCTTATGGTGATCCAAAAAAATCAGAAGCTTATTCTAATATTATGAATAAGTTAACAGAATATTATGGTGCTCCTTTGTCAGACAAAAATGGATTATCTTATTTCAAGGGTCATTCTTATGGAGGGGTAGATACTTCTACCATATTTTGTCAACAACCTATACGTCATTACCGGTTCCCAGACAATAAGCATATACCATTCATGAACAGTGATGAACGTGGATATGACATAGCTTCTGAAATATATCCGGTAGGTATTATGGTAGATGAGAATACCATACAAGTGTTTTTGGATTTTGCAGTGGATTCTGGTTTGATTACGCAACAACAAAGAGACACGATTGTAGGATATGAACTGTATCGTGGAGATAGGAGACTAAATAGGTCGGTTGTGGCTTCAGGATTAGCCTATGATATGCTTAGATACATAGGAGACGATGGTAATGTAAATATCTATCCTAATTACCCATATAATGACCTATCACAAGATCAATATAATTATACGTCTGGCAAAAGAGACGAGTTTATATCTCATCCTTTCGACAAAGGAGGAAACGTGTGGTATTCATTCTGTTCACCTGATATTTATTTCAACAAGCCAGAACTTCCAAATGAAGTATGTATAGACGGGTTTCAAAGAGGAATGTCTGTGGGCAGTTTCGTACCTGTAGAAGATCATCCAAAATGGACTATCTTAGGTCCTGCCGCATACACGATGGCTGCGTCGCTTGCCGCAGTTGAATCAAGTGCCACAATAGCAGCTATGATAGCAGAAGAGCTTCAGATAAGGGCGCAGTCTGGATACATAGGAGGGTCGGCCGGTCTTACCGGAGGAGGATTCCTGACTAATTTAAGTGTGGCCATGCTGTTTTCTTCAATGGTGTCAACCATCAGTCAGACTCTTGCTAAAGGCCCGATATTGTACGGTAAGTACCGTTATGATTGGCTTAATACGTTTATAAACAATGGACCAAGACGTAATCATGCATGGTATTATACTTCTGTGGGATTATATAATTCAATGATAGGCATAACAGATCAGGATAAGTATGAACGAAATTTTGCCCGTGGTTTATCTTCTGTTAAGTACATTAAGTCTGGCGTATATCCGATGATGGATGCCAGTATGTCTTCTAAATGGGGAACCGGTAGAAATGATAATGAGGGACGTTTCTTATTCGTTAATAATATAGATCGTGAATCTTCGTTATTTTTATCATTTGGTGATCCAGGTGAAAAAGGAGATGGCAAATCGAAATATTTGTTGGAATATCCGAACTATGTTTACAATTACGACAGTAGCCGCATAGATGATTCGGTTATTGCTGGAAGTGATGTTGTAGCAGGAAGAACATTCGAGCAATCCAAAACAGTATCGTACATCTGTTCTCCGTATATGAGACTTATGCGATATAGGCCGGATCAATATGGACAGATAGAAGATATAAAATGGATTTCCATAGGCGGATGTGGCTTTTTCACTAATGAAAAGAAACTGATATTCGGTGGCGATACGGTGATAACCAGATTTTCATTAAAGAGAAAATTTCCTGTTTTTTATAATAGCGCTTTTGGTATTGGAGACATGATACCATTCCCATACATGGATTACAGAAATGTAGGGTATCCAAGATATTTTGTTAATTATGATACTGGAGAAGACGCTCTTGAGACAATAGATAACGAACGTTTCAATAGCTGGACATCATCTAATAAAGGAAGATACGCTTTTTATCCAAACAGGAAGAGCTTATACGAATTAAATGGTGACACATCCGGCAAGTACGTTAATGGAAGATTTTATACATGGTTCTATGGCATTCCTCAGTTCCTTGTAGAGTCTGAAATAAATTGTAATTTCAGATTAGAGGGCCCTCAGCCTCATGAACTATTCTATCCAAAAGTAGGAGATTTTGTTTGGTGGACACAAGAAAAGAACGTATCTATCCATAGGGATAATGATTACAAGATAAGTCCTATCTATTCGTCGAGGATGACACTAACACCAAATGTATTGCCGGCAACATACGAACGACGTTTTTATGATTGTGCTTACCAACGTCCTAATGGTGTTATATGGAGTAGGGCTGATGTATCTGAAAACAGTCAAACAGATCCGTGGCTGACGTACAAGCCTATGGACTATCATGAGTTTCCAACCAGCAACGGGAAGCTTATTCACATGAAGCGTATCGAGTCTAATCAGATTCTTGTCAGGTTCGAGGACCAGGTTTCACTCCATAACGCCATAGACGTAATCAAGGAGCGCACCTCCCCAGGGCAGGCTGAGATGGGCACCGGCGGTCTGTTCGCGTCCCGGCCTCTGGAGTACAACACGACCGACCTCGGTTATTCTGGAACCCAGAGCACTGAAATAATTAGTTCAGAATTTGGTCACTTCTGGGTAGATACTAAAAGAGCACAGGTGTTTATGACCGATCCTAATGGACGTAATCTTAAGGAACTTAGTGTAGGTATCAGACATTGGCTTAAGCGTCATCTTCCGTTTAAGATTCTTAGATACGGAATAACTAATATCTTAACCGGTACAGAGATGACAGAAGAAGATACAGACAATAAATTTATCGGTCTTGGTCTGTCTCTTGGATGGGATAACAGGTATAAGAGAGTACTTATCACGAAAAAAGATTATATACCTGTTAAGAACCCGGCATATTATAAATACGATGGTGGAAGGTTCTTGTACAATGAAACAGAGGTGCTGTCAAACGATAAGGAAATATCTTTAAAAGACGAACAGTATTTCAAGGACGTGTCGTTCACTATCGGATATTCGTGCTTGAAGCAGGAATGGATATCGTATTATTCATTCTGTCCTGACTATTATATAGAACAGCAACAATATTTCCAGACAGGAATAAACTTCCCGGCATCGGATGAAGAAGGTGGATTATGGAGCCATTTGCTGACGAATAAGAGCTTTCAGACATTTTACGGAGCAACATATCCATTTATATTAGAAGTGCCGATAAAAGAGAAATATAACGGTTCTACGCTGGCTTCTGTAGAATACGAGCTTGATGCAAGGAAATACGTAGATGATGTGAATTACACTCTTGACAGGAAAGTAGGTTTAGATACGATAACTATCTACAACGACACAAACAACTCAGGCGAAATTCATCTTGTTCCAGAAGAAAAGAATAATTTAGCGCAACGTATATCGTATCCGAAGATCGTAGGCGACTATACTGAGGTCCTGGATACTGAGGTATATAGAAGACATAAGTTAAATGACTTTTTCAACAGGGTTGACGATGACCGATCGGAGACCCCTATTTGGATCAAGGACAATAACGATATAAATAAGTCAGTTAATCCTGATGCCCTTAATTTCAGACGGTCATGGCTGGATAGGTTAAGAGGAAGTTGGATGCTGATGAGGATAAAGAAAGTAATTAGCAACCGAAAGATTATATTCCAGTGGTTGATTTCTGAAGATAAGATTAAGAATAGATAATATCGTATCATCCTCTACTTTTCAATAAGTAGAGGATGATTTTTTTTATTCTACACATATAAATCCGTATTTCTTTATTATATGACAAATATCATTATTATCCATCCTGAACCATTCTCCATCGACTCTTACTGAATCATATTCTTTATGTATTAATAATTCTACATTTTTATTGCATACTCCTATTATAGATAAATTAGGATTCCCAATAGATAGTGTTTTAAGTCTTTCAATAGGATTACGGCTTTTTCCTATTTTAAATAAACCACTCGAACTATCTTTTATTATATAGGTATTAATATCACCACTGGAATTTTTATCATGCGTGACTGGGGCTGGTTTGTTGCATACTGTAAGGAGTGATGCGTTTTCACCGAACAATATGGATATTATATCTATGGCCTCTTTGTATATAACGGATAAAGATTGCAACATGATATACAAATCAACTTGTCTAACCATGTTGTCATTTATAAACGTTAATATTCCAAATCCACTATCAATGAAAATAATACTTACATTTTCTCCGTACACTTTATTGAATAAGTTATATACTTTCTCATTGTCATTTTCTTCAAATTCTATTATTTTAAAATTTTTACTATTAAACGGAGAGTTGTCTTCATTTAATAGTAAATCAACAATATATCTATCCATATATTTATTTTTTTTATGTTATACGCAAATATACAATACGATACTGTCTATTATGTTGTCTGTGTGTTAATTTGTTCAAATTAATCTATTTTAAATCATTTTAATTTGTAAATCATATTTTAGTGTCTATATTTGCATCGTAATCAAGAGAGATTATAATGCAAGACAGTGGTGATGGAAGGTGATACTTCGGTTTGTGTCACAGGTTCGAGTCCTGTATTTTTCATGCAAGAAAGATTAGATCAGTTGGTAGATTAAAACCTCCTTTCAAACACCTTCCAAATTATCCCTGTTTTAATAAAATATACAGATGGTAAGGAGTTCGGTTACTTCGAAAATTAGCGTAGTGGTTTAACGCAGCATCAGGTACATTTGCTTTTCATCGGTTCGAATCCGATATTTTCATCTTAGATCCGGCTCCGCTTTTCCTCTGTTTGAAAGACATAAGAAACTAATGAGTGGTGATGGGGTTAGTTACTTCGAATTTAGCTCAGATGGATAGAGCGATACTCTTTTAAAGTATAGGTCGATGGTTCAAATCCATTATTTCATTGTTTACACTAACTTCAGCTTTTCCCTCATTGAGTATTCATATTGATATATTTTTTCAAGCAGTGGTAGTAATATCACTGCTTTTTTTTTGTATAACACTTTAAAGAAAACAACAAATGGGAAAGTTTAACAAAAAGGATGAAGGTGTTAAACCTACGATCGTGAATCACATGGGCGAGAAGGCATATAAGCCTAATGCGGAAGAAGAGTTGGTGTCTACGGTAATGACTACCATGTTGTCTGATTCTTATTATGAGAAAGAAAAAGACAAGGTGAACAGGATTAAGGACCTTATGGATCAAGTAGATCCGTATTTCGCAGCACAAACAGCATTGTATGTCAGGAAAGAAGGAAAGCTTAGGTCAGTAACGCATCTTATGGCTTCTGTCCTTGCCAGCAAAGCATCGGGTAAGGAATGGGCTTCAAGGTTCTATAACAAGATCGTTATGCGTCCTGATGATATGAGCGAAATCCTTGGCTGTTATGCGGCTCTTAACGGCAAAAATCCAAAGAAGTTAAGAGGTATATCCAGTGCTATTAAGAAAGGATTTAAGACGGCTTTGGAAGGTCTTGATCCGTATCGGATTGATAAGTATAAGATGGACAGTAGGGTCATTACTATGGTTGACCTCGTAAACTTATTTCACCCCAAAGGCAATCAGGCTAACAAAACGGCTTTCCAGTACCTTATAGAAGGTAGGTCTTTGTCTGGATTATACGAAAGCAAGATTCTTGAAAAAGAAATGTCTAAAGCCGGTCAGGATAAGAAAGATAATAAGGAAAAGAAAGAAGCTTTAGGTGACGCTATTCGGGACGTGGTTGCTAATGTAAAAGGCATGCCTATTTTTAATATGGTTCGCAACCTTGTAAACATAATCAAATACGCGCCTGATCAAATAGATGAAGTTTGTAGGCAGCTTACAATAGAAGAGAAGGTACTTAATTCGAAGATGCTTCCTTTCCGTTTTGCTTCAGCTTACAAAGAGGTTGAAAATATAGGTGCTACCGGTTCCGAAAATGATATTGTATTTGAGTCGGATAAAAAACGAGCTAAATTAACAGCGCGTAATAAATATAAGATTTTAGATGCGTTGGAAAAAGCCATAACCATCTCCTGCAAGAACCTGCCAGTATTGGAGGGGAGGTCGGCTATCCTGATTGACCACTCTGGCTCTGTACGTGGAGATATGGGAGGATCTTCTGAAGTGTCTGCCTTTAGCAAAACAAATACGGCTGTTATCGGTAACCTGTTTGGCTGTATGATTGCATCCGTGCTTCCTGACGTATTTATTGGTATGTTTGGTGACGACCTTATCAATTACGAATATGATAGAAGCAGAGGTGTTTTATGGAACAACAAAAAATCTTTTGCTGCCGGAGAAGACTGTGGTGAATCTACTGAAAACGGTCTTTTTATGTTCTTAGAAAAGTGCGTTAAGAATAAGATCAAGGTAGATAACTTGTACATCATTTCAGATATGCAGGTAGGAGACGGTGAATCTGTTGTATGGGAGAGAACCTCCGGTTATAGATATGGCGAATTCGCCGAACTTTTGAAAGGGTTCAAGAAAGTAAATCCAAATTGCAAGATCGTTTCTATTTCTATTCAAGGATATGGAAGTGAGATGTTTTACAGAGGATCTAATATTTTGAACATAGCTGGCTGGTCAGAATCTATCTTCGATGTTATTAACAGCAAGTTCTGCGGATATAAGAATATGATTGAAGAAATTAAGAAAATAAAAATATAATCATTGATTTTGCTTCAATTGTAATTTCCATAGTAAACAAGTTTTAGCTTTAAAGGTATAGCCGAAGAAGTACGTGAGTATATCTTCGGCTTTTTTATTTACCTTTGTTGAAAAACAGTTTGTTATGAAACAAGTATTATATAAAAATGATATATACCCCTATAATGTAAGGGTATTGCTTGGAGCAGATGAAGAGTATATAGCAAAGACGTTCGCCAACCTGGAAGTAGAAGATCAGAGCTGGGAGGGGTGGACTGATGATTATGGTGGCAGAACTATTTTCGTAGGAAACCGAACCAATCACAGGAAAGAAATATGTTTCTTATTTCATTCGCTGTCTGATATGGATGTTAGAACAATAGGACACGAATGTCTGCACGGTCTTTCTATTTATTGTAAGTATCTTAATATGGATTACGGTTTTGAAGTCGGAGGAGATGAGCATGCCGCCTGTCTGATGGGATGGTTAGTTGATAAGGTTTGTGGTGCTTACCACAAATTTAAGAAGGAGGAAGAAAAAAATGGCAAAGAAGACTAAAAATTATGTAAGAGACAAACAACCAAAAACATTATGGAGTAAAATTGGTCCGTTTGTAAAACTTAGAGAATATCTGGCATCTAATATAACACCTGACGTGTATGCTAATGAAAGAGGATTAAAAACCAAAATAATGGAATTTTTTGGTCAAGATGTTCCGAAAGCCAATGTAGATGATTTTAGTCAGAATCTTTGGTTTAGATTCTTAAACCAACCAAATAATCTGAAAGAAGAAAATGGGATTGTCAGAATACCAGACAATATCAAATCCATTATATCTGACAGGATAAATGGTGGGTGGGAGAAAATGACTAAAAAATATGGAAGGGAGCTTGATTCCTTAGATAATAAGATAATTGATGGAAAAGTTGCAGGCAAGGACGTATCTGATTTGGAGGAGTTAAGGGATGTAACAAGTAGGAAACTTGGAATGGTGGAAGAGGGAATAGATCTCTTAAAAAAAGCCAGAACTGGAGAACATCAGGTATTTAACGAATACAATTTTATACCAGATGCTTACGGCGATTTAAATGATTTATCAGGCTTATCAAGTTTCACTATGTACCGTGATGATAGAGGTAGGATGGTCGTAAAAGATAAGTATGATTTTTATAGAAGCGATCAACCTCTTGGTGTAGGGATTGTTACTAAGATTCTTGATACAATAGGATACCCGTTTGATATTCTGGATTATGTAGAAGATAAGAATCCATATGAAGAGAATGATCCAAACAAGGTTTTGTTGAAATCCGCCATTGATTCCAAGAATGATCTGGATAAAAAAATGAAGATAAGATCTAAAAAACAAGGAGGGGATTCTTCTAAGCCGGAAATAGATTGGGATTTATTCAAATCCAAATATGAAAATATGAAGCGCGTGGGTAAGGGTACGCACCGCACTATGGACGTAGATGGAATGAATATGATCTATGATGCTTTATATGATAAAGGTTTCAATCAACGCCAGATAGAAGCCGTACTTGGAAATATTATTGAAGAATCTGGTGGTAATCCCTATGCCGTATCTGATTATGGAGGGTTTAAGGGACTTTTCCAAGAATCCGATAAAAGATATCCACCCAAAGAGTTTGAGAAAGATAAAGAGCGATTTAAGGGGGATAAGCGTGGATATATCAATTACATGATAGACAGATTTTATGATCATGTTCAAGATGCTGGGATGTATAGTATAAAGGATACTAAATACAATAAAGCCATTCATGCAGTAAGCGAATTTATGTCAGAAGATCCAGATACGGATTATTCGTATCCACTTGTATATGCTTTTGAAGCTCCATCAGATAAAGAAGGAACTTATAAAAACAGAAAGAGCGTATCAAATTTGATAAGTCAATCTTATGTTTTGGATAATGTTGATAAAAATGATAATACTATTGTTGATGCTATTCTTGGAATAAAAAATGATCTTGAGCTACAAGACTCTATTTCCACTACAAGAGGTGAAGCCTTTAAAGAAGCCAGGAAAAGAGGTCTTAAGGAATTTACATGGAATGGAAAGAGATACAATACCAACATCAAGAAGGAAGGTGGCGTAGTTGGCAAGCAGCGTGAAGCATATGAATACTTTACTAATAAGCGCGGCATGTCCAAGATACAGGCGCTCGCCATCATAGGTAACCTCATGGCTGAATCCGGCCTTAAAGATGACATATACGGAGACAACAGAACGTCATACGGCATACAGCAATGGCACAACGAACGCATGGATAAGCTATTCAAGCACGCCAAAAAGAAAGGACATTCTACACCCACATTCAAAGACCAACTTGAGTTCTTGGCTGACGAATACGAAGGGAAAACCGGATATTCTAATTTCTTGTACACAAGAAAAGGAAAAGAAGGACCAGGGTATTACAACTACAGCCGGCAGGATTTTATGAACGCCAATAACCTTAAGGATGCTGTAGTAGCTTGGAACCAAGGAGCAGGACGTCCTCATAAGAGTGTTATAAGAAACGATGATCGTTATGACTATGCTATGGAAGTTGCTAAAAATCTTGGTTTGGAAATTGAAGAAAATTCCGTATCTTTGTATGGTCAAATGGGATTCGGAGATGATGGAGAAATAGCAGCATCGGTAACACTTCCAGAGGTAGAAGTGGCAGCCGCCATCCCTAACCCGGAAGCCCAGTCCCAGGAGAGACAGTCCGAGGAAGAGAGATTCCGTACATGGACTGAAACGTATGGTAAAGACATCGTAAATCATTTACTGACGTTAGACGGGAAAAAGGATGGTGATGACAGTGATTACAGCATGATGTATAGACAGCATCAAAAAGAAAGCGAAGAGGATAAGAAAATGGCTTTGATTAATGCCGTGCTTCCCAATATACAACTTCGCATTAAAGGCGTCACTGATAATTAGAACAAGATTGTTTTATTTCTCATATTAATAAAGCGAAGCCGGATTTGAGACTCGTTATGCGGATACCGAAGGTTGAAGAACGATGTTATGAAAAATATTAAATTAAATAAAACTTATTACATTTCTTTATAAGTTTCAAAATGTACTTCTTAGCAAAATACATTCGTAATCCTTACCGGGTTAAACAATAACCCTCTATCGATTATCCTACGAATTGATTCACAGGAATCACCGACTACTTTTCTCATAATGTTTAATGCTCCATTTACATCTGCATTTATGAGTTTTCCTACCGAGGATTGAAACAATCCTCGGTTCTTCCTTTTTCCTAAATAGTTTTCATGTTTTCCTATCTTCTCAAATGCAAGAAAATCACATTTTGAAGTATATGACTCTTCATGAATAACTATTTCAATACCAGCTAATTCACATTTATATTCTAAGTAACTAACCAATCTCGCAAAAGGGATTTGTGTAAACTTTTGATTATTCTTTTTACCCATGTTTACTCCAGTTTTCCATCCCTTATTATAACCTACAACTAATTTTGTTATCTTGGAATCGATAAGCAAATCAACTATATTATTTCAAATACAATATACTATTAATCATATTTAACTATTTTATTTATCATATCAAGATAATCCGGCTTTTTGTGCGATTTCGTGAAGGATGGAACTATCATCGCCTTGGTTTAACAGAACAGGCCCCCGTACTATCACTATCCTGACGGGCATGGACGCTCGTCTCGCCTACCAGCCTGCCTAATTCTCCACTGGCTATCTAATATAATTATTAACGTCACTCCATCACCTATCTCCCTTCAGTCGATAGGTTCAGTCGTTTTTAAATATTATAAGTTCTTTCGCATCGTTCCCTTCGGTCACGATACTCAATCTTTTAACACAATTAGGCGAACAATACAATGACGGAAAAAGTAATTTGTCAATCCGTTCACTCACTTAACTCCCTTCGGTCGTTAAGTTCATTCACTGTAAACAATTATATGAATAAATGGTAAAGTATATAAAATAATATAAATAATATAATGAGTAAGATCATTGAAAATGGTCTTAATATTAAGGAAAACGGAGACTATTCATAGGCGTAGTTTTAATTCAAGATTTGTTGTCCCACCACTGACGGTCAGTCGGTTACGTTCAGAGTCGTTTTCCTGTCTCTTATCCAAACCGTCATAAAATAAAAAACCTTGTATCCTATTTCTCTCAAACCGGATACAAGGCAGTGCATTTTTTTCTTTTTATGTAAAATCATATATTTGCACTAAACAACAAAAACAATATGGAGACAAAAATAACTGAAATAATAAATCCTCGCAAGTTACACGACAAGCTCTTCAAGAAAGAGCAGGTCTCTCCGATAGAAGTTATATATAATAGCTTCAGCAACTTAGGGTATAATGTAGTACGCCGTCCAGCCGGTCAGTGTTTAGGCAATTTGAGATATTTTAATCTATTTTATGACAAACATACTCATCATTTCTATCAGAAAGACAGGAAGTTGAGATATTGCAGCAACTTTATCATATCTGATTACTGGAAAGATAGAGTGCGATGTTTCGTCGTTTGGAACTTTGGCTTTGGAAGATTTTTTCCGTACAATGACTTTATTGAGGCTATGGTTTATGACTATCTCCGATATGGAAGAAAGTCAGTTCCTTATCTTAAAAGCGTGCAAGAGGCTGAAGAAAAGTGTGTAAGGTTTTATATCCGGTCTCAGATAGATATGCTTCGTAAGGAAGGATATGCCGCCTATAGAGCTAAGTTTAAGGAAGAGCGTCCTCAGTATTTCATTGGAGACGATAGGACGGTGTTTAGATGCCTTGATAGCTCTTTAAAAAGAGAAGAGAAGATTGCCGTATGCGTAGCCCACAAAAGGGCTTTAAAAGAAGGGATAATGACTTCCTTTATCAATCATCTCAAGAAACATCCTACCACTTTATATTCGTGGTTTTCATCAGAGGTAGATAGCGAAGGAAAGAATAGGCTCTGTCTATCTGAAAAGGCTGTTTCGTATTTGAATAAGAGACTGGTTCGCAATGGGTTAAAGTCTCTTTCTGCATCATATCTTTTTAGAACGTTTAGAAAAATGGTGAAGATCTTGTTCGGTTCCAATGTCAGGTCGTTTTTGAATAGCTGTCTGATGTCTGTTTCAACAGAAGAGGTTTTAACCAAATCTATGAAGAAAATAGTTTCCAAGACAGTGCTGTTTTTGTACAAGAGAGCGCTTAAGAACTATCGCCGGGCATGCGGTCTTAAGTACGACCCTGATTCGGGCGGTTTGTCTGCCGTACATGATTGATTTTTAAACGTATCCCATAACGTTGGATTTTCTCGTTCGTTTCTCTTATCTTTGTGAAAAAAGATAGTATGAAATTACGAATCATAAAAAATCGTCCGATATTCGCTCCTGGCGGTAGTGTTCAGGATAAGAAACAGGATATTAATGTATCCTCTACTCAGCCTATTCTTGATTATGGAACGTCTGTTAATAAATGGGGTGAATCTGATATTCAGAATATATATATGCCTTCTGATGTGACTTTAGAAACAGAGGAGGGGGAGATAAATCCATTTAGTAGTATGCCTACATCCGATCCGTTTTTTGAAAACAATGATGCAGGATATGCAGGATATCTCGCTGATAATAGGGGTATGGTTAAAAACGTAGAGAAATCAGTCGTTGATAATGCAATGAATTTAGGTGGTGTTGATTCTGATTCCTCTAAAGAAAAACGTTCCCAAGATGGTAATCCTCTGGATCCTATGACTACCCCATATTATTCACCCGATCTAACCGGCAGAGCTCAAATGTTCGGTACAAGTCTTGGTCGGATAAGAGCCGGTAATAAGGTCGGTGCTAATGTGGCTCAAGCTGCCTTGTCTGGTGTTAGTTTAGGATTAGGTCTTACCCGTAATATCATGGGAGCTTCATCTGCTGCGTATGCAGCCAGCAGAGACGAGCAGGCAGCGAGGGAGAAACTTGCCAAGGAGCGTCGTCAGCAATTCATCAAGTGGGAACGTGAAGGTGGTGGCGTGAATTTAGGTAACGGTCAGAAGATGGATACGTCTGATATGACCGGCGAATATATTTATCCTCTTCCCAAGTCTATGGAAGATGCTGCGAATGTAGAGATAGAGAAAGGCGAGTACGTGCTGACTCCTGACTCCGTAGGGCCTATGGAAGCCAAAGGGAACAGACATGAAAATGGTGGCACTCCGGTTGATTTGCCAGAGGCTTATATTGTTTCCGATTATCGTAAGATAGATGATGAGTTTGCCTCTTACGTTAGAGAAAATTATGGTATTAAGGCAACGTCAAAAGATACGTATGCTACACTCCTTGATCGATATAAGAAGAAGATTGGTTTATCTGATAAGTACGAAGATCAGGAGCGTGTATATAAGAGATTAGAGAAAAATGAAGATGTAAAAGACAAAAACACATCTAATCTTAATGCTTCTATTCTTTCCAAGTACGTCAATGAAAACCAGAAAGAGATAGACGAGCTTGAAGCACAATTTCGTTCTTTCGCTGAAATCGTTTATGGCAAACAGGAAGAATCTAAGCGTAACGAGAAGATGGATGCTTTTTTCAGGGATGGCGGGGTTGTTGATCTGAATCAGGTAAAGAAACAAGCTAAGGCTTTTAATATTGCAGAATCAGATGCTAAGAACTGGATATATGACGAGTATGTTAAGCAAACCAGGAAAATGGCTGAAGGTGGACCTACTCAGAAGGAGCTGGAGGAACTTAGAAAGAATGCTATCGGCTACAATAAGCTTATCAATCAGTTATTTGGACGAACTCTTAATATGACTGTATCTGATGTTAGTGGTCGTGAGCAGATTCTTAATCCTGATTCCAGTGTCAATGCCAATCAGAATCTCCAACATAGAAGCAATTTAGGATACGGCAGGGTAAATGATAAGGCGGTATCTAATTTGCTCGACGTAAACCGATGGGCTAACAAGTACAATACGGATGGTGATTTTGATACAGAAGGTTTCCAGAAAGGATACAACAGGCAATTAAATGCATTGTGGGCGTTAGCTGATGTAGGCGCTATTACGAATGCTGATGCAGCCAAGAAATTCAGAGATGAATACGGATTCTGGGGCCAGGACGCCGGAAGCTACGGAGGGAATCAGGCTTATAATTCATTTGCCGTAGATGATAAGTTTGGTCAGACAACAGCTACTCGTTCTTATTATGGGTTGGACGTTGTTTCGGCAGAGCAAAAAAGATTGTTAAACGAAAAAGGGATAAAGAATTATGTTGACTTATTTGGTGATAAATCTGATGCCGCTAAGAAGATTCTGGGCTCCGATTATAATAAGTTTGTTGCTTTAAGAGATAGTGGGTTAATGCCGGAAATAGACTTCGTTCTTGAGTCTGTTAAACCAGAAATGAAGCCTATTGAGGCCGGTCCCATAGCACCAGGCCTTACACCGCCTAAGATTGGATCTCCTGGAAGGGTAGAGGTAAAACCGAAAGCAAGTACGCCTACGACTGCAACCGACACCGATACAGAGGAGGTGGTTGAAGACAACGGACCTAAAGGGCAGGGCAGACCGGCGGCGTTCGGTCCTATCTTCCCGGAGATGCTGAGAACGCTCGATACAGGCTTGGAGATAGAAGGTCTGGAAAGACATCAGGCTCCGAGAATAGACCCAGTTCTTCAATCTGCTGATCAGTATATCAACGAGCTCAACCGCGCGACATCGGCTCAGTTGGACGCAGTAGGTGACGTGCCCGACTCCCAGCGCTCCGCTATTCTGGCTAATATGAACGCCATAGCCGGAAGCAATATAGCCAAGTACATTAACGAAGTAAATTTCAATAACGCAAGGCAAATAAACGAAGCTGATAGATTCAATGAAATGGCTTATGTTCAGACAGACGATAAGAACATAGCGGAAAGGCAACGTTATGAATCCGGGTTATTGAAGGCTATGGCTATAAGGGATGAAAATCTTGCTCGTTATTATGATAGCATAAACAGCGAAATACAGAATAAGTTCAATGTTCGTACATCGTTGAATACCATAGCTTCCATAGCTCCGAATATGAGAATGCTTCCAAGTGGCCAAATTATTTACGTTCAAGGTAATCAGGATGTGATGAATATGGGTGATTATTCTACACCTTACTTGAGAAGTTTAAATGAAGAAGATGATGAAACTAAAAGAAGAAGGAGGACCAAATAGTGGCTTCACAGTATAGTATTTTAAGGCAATATGCCCCGTATGTTAGTCCTTACAACATAGATCTTGTTAAGGACGTCATGATGTACAAACAGCAGAAGGTTGATGCTGCTCGTGAAAAGATCTATACCCAGGTAGATTATCTTATGGGTCAAGAGATAGATAAGCCTGAAGCCCGCGCTTATATGGAAGATAAGATGTCAGGTGTGATTGCTAACATCAATCAAAAATTCAAAGGCGTGGATCTTTCTTCTGATGGTGTTACGAGAGCCATACAAGGAGAGATCAGTTCAGTGTTGGATGATACGGTCATTAACGCGATTGCCGGCACAAAAGAAGGCAAGAGGGTTATGAAGGAAATAGAATCTATAAAACAGAATCATCCTGAACTTTATTCTCCTATTAATGAATGGCATGCTTTGGACCCTTATTACAAATGGAGGTCAGATGGTAAAGCAGGATCAAGGTTGGGAGGTCTTCATTATTCTCCTTATGTCGATTATACTAAGGAGATAAATAAGCTGGTCAGTGATTTTAGGAAAAACAACGAAGGCAAGAAGATTCAGACAACAGAATATGATGTTAAAGGTAATCCTACTGGTGGAATCATAGAAGTCAACGTAGATGAGCTTACTGATTCCCAGATAAGGAATTTTGTGTCTGCTAACTTATCTGAAAACATGAGGAATCAGATGAGAATAGAAGCATCATACATGGCAGCTACCAATCCGGTGTTCAGTAATCCAGATTTGGTTAGTCAATACATTGGGTCTTATGTCGAAAGATACGATAGGCACATAGGAGCATTGGAAGCAAAAAAGAAATCAGTAGGGGATAATAAGGATATTATTGATCGTATTGACAGTCAGATACAGGAAGCTAAAAATCAGAAAGCAGAAGCCAAGAGGGAGGCAGATATGATAATAGCTTCATCAGATCCGGTAGCGGCTGCTAATTTTGTTGTTACCAATAATCTTTTCGATAAGATGACTGATGCATGGAGATACGACAATACAAGTTTTGAAAGGAAGAAAGATGATCTTTATTTTGCAAGGTTGGCAGAGGATAGGGCTCAGCAAAAGTTTTTGACTGATAATGCTAAGTCTATGGTTGAAATATCGTTGGCAAAAGAGCAACTTGCACAGGCTAAGATTGAAACCGAATACATGCGTACTTACGGTTCCAAGATGGGCACTGAAAGCTCATCCGGAGGCACAAGAGGAGCAGGCGGTGTAGGAGTGCCGATGGCTCCTATGGACGGGCCTACGGCTATCAATTCTGGAACGGGTAAGATAGGATCTGTTAATTTGGCTAATATCCCTTATGAACAACTCACATCTTCTTCCACAGAGCGTAGAGCAAATTTATTGAAATTATATAATTCATTATCTCCTACAGACAGAAGTAATATCGTTGCAGCATCATACGAAGAAGAAAAAACTGACCCAGGATTGTATGCTAATATGACTCCTGAAGAACGGATATATTCTTATTTAAAAAATAATGGAGGTCAGAAAAACGGATATTTTGGACAAGGAAATAACAGATTGTCTGAAGCTTATGATGCTTTACTTCTTTCTGATTCTAAGGCAAATGGAGCTACAAAGGCTATAAATAACATAACTGATTATCAAATAGATAATATAGTTACTAAAAAAAATAAGGATATTATCAGTAAAGTTCGTAATGCTAAGTTTATGAAAGGAAATTCTTTTATAAATCTTACCGATACAGATGATAAGGCTGGAGCCTTCCTGCTCGCCACAGCCATAACAACTGGTGTATCTGATGCCGTAGGGTTCAGAGAATACATGATGGACCCTTCAAGAGGAATAGATATTCTTAGTGCTATATCTCCGTCATTAGGGGCTAAGGTGAGTGCCGGCAAGTTGGGGAAAAACATATCTGATGCTATTACAAGCGAGAATAATGGTTCCTCTACTGGTACATTAGCTCTTATTAATGGAATGAAGAAACTCAACGGCGATCCTGATTTTAATATATCTGATTATATGACCATAGATAAGGATGGTGATATAGATTTAAAAGATTATCAGGAAGGTGAACCATTAACTATTACCCAGCTAAGATATGCTGAGAAAAACAGTAGAGTGTCTGATATGATAGCAGGTCAGATGCAGGATGAGATAAAAATGTCTGTATCTCCTGATCAGATTTCTGATAAGTTATCTCAGTATCATTACCTTGATTCTTACAAAAGATACAATTGGAATGCCGATTCACCGGAAAAGTCTTTGCAGAAGGCTCAGTTTAGAAGATTGTCTGGTTACATGGCAGGAAAGGTAAATAATCTGGATCCTACTGCTATTAATGCCATTAATATGGATGCCGAGATAGATAATGGCACTGTTAGAAGATTCTTGACTGCTCAAGTAGGTTCCGGTGAAAATTCTTATGTTACAGAAAGGGTTGAGATTACGAATGACGAGCTTCTTAAGGCGGGTATAGATCCTTCGGTCGAGGAGCGTAATTATCCGGTGGATGGTTACAAATCAAGTTTTGGAACCTGTGATTTTGTAGATACCGGAAAGAAGGAAGGTTATTCTTATGATAAGTATCTTATACGTAATGGTCTTCCCCGTTTGGCTTCTAAGGCTGATGTTAAGAATGATCTTTATGATATAGTAAAGGTTCATGGTTCTTACCTTAAGCCAGAAGAAATGAATGTTGTTAAAACCCTTGTTGATAATTTTATTGACATGTCTGATAATATATCAGTTCAGTTGGAGGGAATGGACGATAGGGGTTCAAGAGAGGTAGCGGTCAATTTCTATGACAAAAGGACTAAAAATTCTAAAAATCCTGCATTGTTGTTCTCGGATTTTGTTCCTTTGGATCCAGGTAATGATGAGTATGCGGATTACTGGAATAGCATTCACCAGAAGTGTCCTCAGTACTTCTTTGTAAAATATGTGAAGGAGGCTGTTCAAGAACGTCTTGATCAGATGAGGGATCCGTATATGAGAGGAATAAATATCACGCCCAATATGAATGACAAGTTTAGTAAGTTGAACGATTTTTTGCAGAAAATTTATGGCTGACAATAATATAGATAGATATAATCCTGCTGCTAAAACCACTTACGAAGATGTGGCAAGGCAAAGGAAATTAGCCGAAGAAGAGAATTACACTCCGGCTACATTACCAGAGACGACAACACCTCTGGTTCCTAATTATATGCCTGGTGAAGGTGTGTATGCCCAACCTAAATTTCCGGATTACGCATCAAGGATAGCTGCTGCCGAATACGAAGAACCGTATATAGCCAAGGAGATAAGCAACAGCTACTCGGAGGCACTGGCTCGTAACAGCTACAGGGGGGCTACACCTGCCCCGCCGCCTCTTAATCCCTATGGACCGAAGGTAAGTATCCGTGAAAGTCATCAGATGGGTAATGATGGGGTATGGCGTACAAAATATCCCAACTATATTCCGGGTATAAACAATGAGGATTATTATGCCAGAAGACAGAGCGGATGGAGTAAGTTTTGGAATGGTGTAGGCAAATTCGCTTTAAAGTCCGCATTGTACGGTGCGCAAGGAGTTGTGTCATTGCCTGACAAACTTATCAATATGGCATCTGAGGGAAGTTACAAAGCTGCGTTAAACACTAACATGGATAAGTTTGTAGGTGATCTTGACCAGCAAATAGACATGCTTCTTCCCCATTATTACAAGAAAGAGGTAGAAGATTATAATTTTGGTCAGAAGCTTTTTAAGGATACCGGTAATTTCTTGTGGAATGACGTCCTTGGTAATGGTATGTCTTTTACCGTAGGAGCCATGATATCAGCGTACATGACCGGAGGACTTGGAGTTGGATCATTGGGTAATATAGGCGCTAAATTAGGTGGAAGAATCGGAGCTAAGTTAGCAGCAAGGCAAGCTGCCAATAGGGGCATAGGAAGCCTTAAAAGCGTGTTTAACGACTATGTAAGAAAAGGAGTTGCTACCGGAAGAAATGTAGGGGAGGCGGCTAAGACCATGACGTTGTTGGCTACCAGTGCCGGATTCGAGTCATCGGTTGAAGCAAATTCTTTTATGAAGCAATCTGAGTCTGATTTCAAGGATTATTATCGTAAGATTTATGGTCGTGATCCCAATGCAGAGGAAATGGCTGTTTTTCGTAATTCTAATGCTGATGTAGGTAGTGCTATATTTGCCGCCAATATGGGTATCATAGGATTATCTAACTGGCTTCTTTTTGGTAAGTATATAGGGTTAGGAGGCAAGGCTATACCAGGGTTGGAAAAGAGGCTCAACAAGCATTTATTTGGATTAGGGACGGAAGTTGCTAAGCCGGGAGAGATGGCTATTAAAATAACCAATCCCAATATAGGACAGAAGATAGCAGGCAATGTTTTCAATATCATGAAAAGACCGGTATCTGAAGGCTTATGGGAAGAAGGATCTCAAGGTGCTGTTCAGAATACGGCTGAGGAATATGTTAAGTCAAGATATGATAATGTCGCCATGAACGGAGCCGTTGATGTTCTTGATGCTATTTCTGAAGGATTTAAAAAGCAATATACGTCTAAAGAAGGATGGACTGAAATAGGAATCGGTGCTATTATCGGTTCTTTGTTTGGTATGAGAGAAGGCTTCTTTGGGGTGAAAGAGTATAGTAATAGTCAGATCTTGCTGGAAAGGCAAGTGAATGAATATAACAAAGCATCTTCTAATCTTAACACGGCGGCTTTGAATACGTTGAAAAAATCAATGAGTTTAGGGCCTCAAGTTCGTTCCGATGCCCAGTCTATGACTGGTAAGGAGCTTGATGATGCTATGTTTGAAAAGATGTCTATTGACAACCAAATGGGAACCTTAGAGGATTCGGCTGAAAATTTCCGGCAGATGATTGATATGATGCCTATTTCGGAAATAGCCGAAGCTAATGGAATGTCTTTAGAAGAGGCAAAGAAATACAAGGATTCTATTATTGATAATTATAACAATCGTCTTTCGGATTTCAGATCTGCCCAGAGTTTTGCCGAAGATCTTATAGGTGATGACTCTAAGATTGAATTTAGAAAATACGTGGCTCGTAATGCCTTCCTTGGTCTTCAATCAGAATCAAGAATGAAAGACATAGCTTCTGTCATAGAAACGCTTTCAGGACAGCCTCGCGTGGCAGATGCGCTAAGTACGTTCTCCCGGCTGTCGGACAGAGCAAGGGAGCGGGCGATGGCTATCCGTGGCATACGGTCAAGGATAGAAGAACTTGAATCCGAAATAGAAGATCTTGCTACCCGCCCTCGTAACGTAGAAGGGAAAGATCCACAAGCTGAATCCATACAACGAAAAACCAAAGAATTGGAAAGCCTTAGAACCAATTATAATAATTCGTTGTCTGAGTTATCAACGTTAATAGGAAAAGAGTTTTCGATAGAAGAGCTGGTAAGTAAAACCGAATCTGTTTTATCTTCTCCTCTTTCTCCCATAAGTTCACAAGATGTGATAGAAGCCTATGATACGCTTGTGGCTTTTGATGATTATTTTAATGTAAAATCAAGACAGGAAAAGAAGTTTACAGCCAAAGACAAAGCCATGAGATCCTTGGTAAATGAATACCGAAGGAGTTTGATGGACTATAGGAATATGAATAACTTCTTGTCTAAGATGCTTGATAAAAGATTCTTAGCTGAGGAAAATAGGGGATTTTCAAAAGCGCTGTCTTCTCTATGGTCTACTCCTTATAAAGGGGATGACAAGGTTCCTGATTTTGCAGAGCCTAATAAAGTTGGTGAATATGACACTGATGAGGTAGTAGATCAAGCTGTGTCAGAAGGTAAGATTTCGGAAGACGAAGCTTGGACTATCAAGGCTTTTATGCATGCTCTTGATAAAGTAAGGGAAGATAGGATGAAGGAAGCAGAAGATGATATAAAAGAGTCACCGCTTACGGAGTCTGTATCGGATGAAGATTATGAGGCTGCTATGGATAATCCTATTATGGATAATCCTATTATGGTTCCGGCCGTAAGGCAGTCTATAATTGATAAACTATATACAGGTAATGCCGATCTTCTTACTGCGAGAGAAAAAGATGTGTATGATAAATACAAACAAGATTTTGATGATTATGTATCGTCTTTGGGTGACAGTCCTGTTAATCTCATAAAATCATTATCTGAGAAGGCTGATAGGCTTACAAGTCCGAGATCTGTGTATGAGGATAATAAAGCTATTATTGATATGGCTAAATCCAATTTAGAACCAGATCAAAGGAAGGAACTTGATGATGCTATTTCTTCGTATGTTGATATAATGAACAGACGGGATAAAGGGGAGAAGGTTGACGAAGATAAGCTTGCCGATTCTGTATTTACCATAGAAGATCTTGGCCAGGTTGGAAACATCACAGATCTCCTTCCTTATATCGAACAAAACAGGATTATTGATAAAGGTCGTATTTCCGAATCTACGTTAAGTAATTTTGGGGAGGATGATACCAATATAGATTCTCTTGTAAATGAGTTAGATGAATCCGATAATACGCCTGGAGCTAACATAGATAGTGCCCAAAATCCAGAGACGTTGATGGTTAGAAGAATATCCAACGATGGCAACGAAAGGTATGAAATTGCGGGTCTTAGAGCCGATAAATTTATATCTTCTATAAAATCATTGGTTCCTATTCAAATAAGCTCTGAAACGAACGCTAATGGCACTAAAAGGTATTCTCTTAACATAGGTGGAGAAACGGCTACTATAATTGAACTGCCTTATCATGCGAGATGGTCTATAGACAAAGAATCGGCTCGTGTTCTTAACCGTTACACAGACGTGTCTATTCAGGACGTGGGTAATTCCTATTCTTTGGTTTATAAGCGTCTTGATTCAGATGAATTGGTTCCGTACAGAACGGGTGTCGGATTCGGAGAGAATGAGGTAGATAAAATAGATCAGGAAGCATTATCTTCTTTGAAAAAAGGAGATAAGGTTAATCTCGAAATAGATGTAAATGATACTTATAATCAGTCTCTTTTTGCCGAATACAATGATGCTGTTCAGTCCGGCGATAAAAAAAGAATAGAATCTGCTGAGAATAAACTGGTGTCCAATATGGTTATCAAGGTCATGAGTGGGAACAGATTCGTTTCTGTTGTAAAAGCTGATACAGGAGGCATAGATGGTATAAGTAAAATAAGAAGAACGGCTTTTAACAAGTGGAAGAAGGACGCCGGCCGGTCGGCTACCATCGGCGTCGGCACGCATGTTGTTGCCCAGACCCTTCCCGGAAGACCGGTGTTTAACATGAAGGTGAACGGTCAAGGATATGGCCAGATAGAAAATCTCCCTATTACCGAAAAAGGTGCTGAAAAAGTATCTGATGTTGGATATGTATTAAATGGCAAAGTCGTGCTTAAGAACGGATCTAAATACACAGGCTTCCCATTTGCTTATTCTATATTAAATGACAAGGGGAATAATTACAAAAATGTAAGAGTTCCGGTAGTCGTCATCAAAGGTAAAAACGGTCTTAATTATCTTTTCCCAGTTAGCCTACGTTCTGTAGAATCAGAGGAAGGGCAGAAATGGATGTTTTTTATAGATATGCTGCTTGAATCTGGTGATTCTGAATTGCCACAGATGGGTCAAGATGACATACAAGATCTTAATGCGTATCTAACCAAGTTAGGTCTTGATCCGGCTTCGTATCAAGTATCGTATTTGAATCCTATTTCAGGGCTTAGAAAAGCTCGTGAGGCTATAGAAAAATTATCTACGGTTCCTGATGTTGTTAAGTGGGTAGAAGATGAAAGCAGGAATGTGAAAGACATTGTGACGTCTGAAGTAGAATCTGGAATAGATTTCGAAGGTGAGATGTTTGTCGCTCCTAAGATCAGGATTCAGTTTGGCAAATCATCTTCCAGACCTAAATCGCTTATAGAGGATGATCTTCCTTTCTCTGATGAGGGTAAGACCGTTACTTCTAAGGTAGAAGATGTGGAAGTTTATGAAGAGGAAATGCCAGAGGAAGGGGCTGCCCGGGAGACTCAGCCGGTGCCATTAGCTCAGCCGGCTCCTGCGGCACAAGCTACGCAGTCTTTACCTGGCAAGAAGCGTACCTCCAGGAAAAACTTCTCTCTTATGTTAAACGAAATAGAATCTCATATAGAAAAAGAAGGATTGCCGTCTTATGCTAATATTTTTGATTTTATAGCAAGGAAGATTGTAGGAGGTGATTTGAGGTTTCTTCGTGAGAGAGGTAATCCTAAAAGCCTTAAGGAAGAAATGGGATTAGAACCTAAAGGAACAGTAGGTGATAAAATATCCACTCCTTCCAGTAAAGGTGGTAAGACCTTAGAAGAATACGTTTCTTGGCTTCGTTCTCAAACAGATCAGGTGGTGGTTGATTATGTTGGGCCAAGATTTGATGAACAAATTATATCAGAGTTGAAAAACTTTTTGAAATATATTAATTTTGTTCCAAGTAAGGCTTTGAATTATTCTCTTAGAGTCAATGGTATGGATACCCTAAAAGAATATGGCACAAAAGAGGAAGTAGAAAAAATGGAATCTGACATCAATAGTTTGGTTTCTGAAGTTTTGCCTACGGTAGATAATCAAACTGTAGAAGATGTTTCTACTGCAATAGAATCAAATAACTTGCCTGCCATATGGGAGCCTATGGAAAGCCTTGATATGACAAACGAGGAAAAAATAGAGTTTTTGAATAACGTAGCAGATTTCCTTAGTGGCATTCCAGAGTATGATGCTGTTGTGGAGTCTATAGAGTCAGAATCAGATAATATTTTAAATAATGGAAAAGAAGGAAGTGCAGAAGGCGGTGCAGTACGCACTGAGGAAGATGGCGATAAAAAGGGAGATGGAGAAGGCAAAGGACAATCCAGAACAAATGTCGAAGTTAAAGGAAATGTCGAATTACCTGGATCTCAAGAAGGAAGAGTAGATAACTATAGAAAGAACGGAGATAAGTTCTCTGACATTGCTGAAGTTACTTTATGGCTACTTAGAAGGGCTTCCGGCATAACCTCTATTCCGGAAGGAGAAGAGGTTTATGTAGAGGGAGATGAGGTTAATAGCATTATGACCGATATGGAATCAAGGTACGGGATAGACACCATCAACCACTCGCATACGACTAAGGCTATAAGGGATCTTAACGGCGTGTCGGGTTATAAAGTAGAATACGGCTTAACCTTTTTGACATACGATCCTTTTATTAGAATATCCAATCCAAGGAAAGAATCTAAGGCTGAGAAAGATGAGCTTCGTATATCCGAAGAGCCGCTTACTCACATATCAAGGGTAACAACCCCTTATTTCCTGTACGGCGGTGATGAAGCATATACATCTGTTCCGGCTAAGGTAGAGCCTATACCGGAGAAGATAATGGGTCGTAATGGTATTAAATTGGGTATGAGTGTAACTGAGCTAACCAAATTAGGGTACAAAAAAGCTGGTGGAAACTGGATATATAAATCCTATATGAACTCAGGTGTGTATGATTTGTATAATATCAGTACCGGTGAAGCGTTTAGGGCGAAACCGGATCTTGGAGTTAAGATAAGCTCCAGCGCATTCATCCGCTCTTTATCTCAATCTGGTAGAAAAATACAAAATATGATGAGCAACATGAGCCAGGAAGAGATAGATAGGAATAAGAATCTTGTAGAAGGTTCTGATAATTCGGATTCGATAAATGAGTTAAATAAAGAGTGTTGAGTATGAGAAGGAGATATGAAGATGTTTCAGGTCTTGTTCAGTATCAGTTGAAGACCAATCAGCAGGGGAATATAGAGGTTTATGTTGATGACGGGTTTGTTGGAAACGTAAGTGAAGGAGTCTGTAATTGGAAGGATGTTGAATACAAGAGTAAGGTTACTATATCTTTGAAAGGAGTCGAGAATAAGGCTAAAACTTCAAGTAAAAGAGTCGGTCCCTATTGTCACATTTATAGCATATTTGGAGGAAATGAATCTTATCATGAAGGTCCGGATAGTAATATAAAAAAGAGTCCGGTTACCACCTTTATAATGTATTGTTATAAAAATGGGGATATTACAACTACCACCACTTATACTAAAAATTTATCTGGAACTCTTCATATAGGTAAAACACAATTGACTATCAATTACAAACAAAGTAAAAGTCAGTCTTTTTCTGGTGGTGATAAAGATTATGTAACATCCGTATCTGATTTCCCTTTTGTTACTGGTCCAGGAGATAATAGCGTTGAGTTTGAAGGAGAGGGAAGATTAATAGTTGAAACAAAGGCTTCGCATTATGAAATAGAAGTTTCATAATTTCTATTTTTATAGTATTTTGTCTAAAATATTTATCACTATGGGTGTCAAATGTCAGATAGAAAAATAAGAATCTCGTAGAAGGTTCTGATAATTCGGATTCGATAAATAAGTTAAACAAGGAGTGTTGAGTATGAGAAGGAGATTTTTTAATGCTGCGGATAATTTCGTGGGAGGATGTTATAATAAGTTATCTAATGAGGATATAAAAAGGCTTGGAGGAAAAAGATCTTATGTATGTCAGTTTAATAAAATTCATATACATATAGGACCTGTATTAAAAGATAATGATTCCGAAGAAAGTTATATAATGTTTAATAGTGATTGGAATCATGGTGGTTATGAATCTATAGTTTATCACCATAGTAATAATGGTATTTTTATATTAGGTGAAAATAAAATTGGTAATAGAGAAGATCATATACAGGATCTAACATATTGGTACGAATATGATCCAAACATTAATGAAAATTATTGTTATTGTTATTATGAAGCTGATAACAGCGGAAATGCTATTAAGTTGAGCCGTGAGTTTGGTGATGTTTGCACTGTTTTTAATATTCCCAGTTTGAAAGTTACTACTCTTCGTGATGGCGGTTTAAGTTTTCCAGAGATTTATATAGAAGGAGTTTGGGATCCGTTATTGTATAAGTCGGTTTTATAATTAACTTTGCAAAAAAGTTAATCATTATGGGTGTCAAATGTCAGATAGAAAAAAAGGAAAATGAAATAAAACGGGTTAAGGCTCCTAACGGGGAGCCTTCCGTTCTTTACGAAAGTGCCTTAAAATTATTAGGAAACAGCGAGCGGGCCCTTCAGGTATGGGCTAAGGCTTACACTCCTGGTTTTTTGTCGTATTACGGTCATTGGAATAACCCGGCTCCAGGGGAGATGTTTAATACCGATTCCAATGGTGAACCTCTTTTAGAAGACGTGCTGTCGTATATGAAGCGTCAAACTTATTTTGCCGATCCTCTAACGGATCAGGATGTTAAGGATGTAAGAGATTTTCTTTTATCTACCTATGGTGTTTATACGGCACCATCATTATCCAACATCATTCTTCATTATTTTTATGTAGATGGTAGTTTGATACTGAATGAGCAGAATTTAAGAAGATCAGGCTTGTATAATGAAACAGAGATAAGTAGAATCTTATCTGATCCTTCTGTTCTTAATGAAGTTTCGACATCCATGAGGGAGTTATTGGATTATTCCAATAACGAACATGATAGGGAAAAAGATAATTATTTTATGTCTGTTGACTATCAGTATGGTCCTATTGTTTACAAGGAGGGAGTGTTTAACCAATTTGGTAAAAAAGTACCATATAATCCTTCTGAGCTTTATTATGCTATGCGTAAAACAGTAGCCGGCATAAAAAAATTTTCTGAATTTTCATCTGCTTTTGAATCGTTGAGAAACTCATATCCTGAACTGGTTGAGAAATTTGTTTCTGATAAAGAATTTGCCGAATCTATGTTTGATGAGTTTTTATCTACGAATAAGATTCCGGTAATAAACATAGAAGGGGATGATGTGGTAGAAGGCAAGAGAAGATCCTTGTCTAAGCTACAAGATCTGTCTTATTACAATCCTGGCAAAATAGAGTTCCTAAGAGCTCGTATATCAGCTTATTTAAATAGGGCTAACGCTGACACCGAATCTGATTTAAGAAGCATGATATGGGATATAGAAGAGGCTTGTACGTGGTTTGGCATAGATATAATAGGGGCGTCAGAAACTTATGATGGCACAGAAGAATCTTTGAATAAGATAGATAATTTGATGCTGGATCTTGATATTTATGTGGCCAGGCACAATGATGTAAATTATGCTCCTACGTTGGCATCTTCTATTGATGATGTTCTTGGTGATAGTACAGACTATTATTTTGGATTATTGCCGGAGTATATGGATAATTTGAATATCGTTTATTCTGAATCAAATATAGACCCAGTAGAAGCATTTGAGAAACATTCATTGCTTAAGGTAGGAGATAATCTATATCAAAGGATCAGCAAAGATGATCTTAACGAGATGTATCAAATATCAACAGTGTTAGCCAAGCACAACCTAACTCACTTTCCTGCTAAAATATATCCTGAATCTTGTTTTAAGAACGGCGTTTTGGATAAAGAGAAAGTACGGAACGTAGATAATAATACGCTCATGGATTCCATTAAAAAATACGTCAGATCGTTCATGGATTCTCAGAACACGGAGGACATGATAATGACCAGGATGGCGTTTGGGCACCCGGCGGTACTTGATGTTTCTTACGCGGATGTGGATCGGGAATTTAGTCGGTACATGAACAAAAAACAAGATAGCGAAAACCCATTATCCTTATTCGATTTATACCAATATTACCTTGACAACAAACTCCATAAAACAAAATTATATGATAATGCCTATAAGTATCTTGACTTCAAATCTGGTCCATCTTTGGGTCTTATTTCTGATGATCCTGATATTTTGAAATCAATAGAATTATCTTTATCTGGAAAAGACAGGTTGATGTTGTTTGATTATAGCATGACCAGTACCGACCCTTCTTTATCAGAATTGTTTTATTTGGATAGGTATGACCCTTCGTATGCCGGGAATGATTTTGAACACTATTTTTACACCAGGCACCCGTATTTGTTAAAAGAAAAATCGGGCCCTAATATCGTAGAGCAAGATGGTGTTATAACAGCCGAAGGTATTTATGATAATTTTATAAGAGTAGGTAATAAGATATGGTCTAAAGTAAGCGAGAGTAGTTCCGGCTCTATCTACCAAAATCTGACAGGAACCGAATCGGAGGTGAAATACGATTCTACCCAGAAGGCTAAGACAGTAGAAACCGATTACGCTCCATACCAAAACAGATCTGGCTTGACGCAAGATATGACCATAAGCAAGTCTGAATTGGATGATCTTAACAAATTAGAATGCAAATAATTTTTGTATATATATAATATAGTTTTTTCATAGTTATAATTTGGGAAGTGAGGCTTGTGAAAGTCTCACTTTTCTCATATATGCACGTATATCAATAACATACAAGAAAAGTTAGATTTTCATTGTTTATGAATTATTTTTATTAAGTTTGCAATATTAGTTTCAGGAAGGGATTATAGAAATAGGAAAAAGTAAGAACCGGACGTAACTAATAACAGTAGGAAATGAGAATCAGTACCATCAAACGTAATAACAGCATTCATCTTATGTATAAAAACATTATGAATGATTTAGGTCAATTAAGAACTGTAGTTTCAAAATCCTATATTTATAATCTGATACAAAATCAAACCGGATTAAGTATCAGAACTATATCCCATGTCTCGAATCATACAAAAGAACAGGATACAGATTCTTTGTGAAAGGCATACATTTTCATATATTTGTGTGTTCTTTAGTTTTTAGATTTAAGTTTTTTCATGGTATTAGTTTAGATTAGTGTAGATCAGGGTTAGCAGTGATGCGGGCCCTGGTTTGATTTAAAAAGTATTAAAATATTTGCTATTTAAAATCCTGTTCCTATCTTTGCTCCAGAAACAATGAACAACGAGATCCCACCTCTGGTTGTTTGATGTTGAAAGATATTTTTGGCTCATTAGGGTTTGTCATAGTGGGATCTGACATTCTCTTTTGGGCCTATTTTTTTTATCATGGATAAAGTTTCTGTTTTTGAAAGTTCGGATTTTGGAGAGCTTAGAATTATTGTAGATCCAAAAGGAGATGTTTGGTTTGTGGCGTCAGATGTGGCTAAATCTCTTGGATATATAAATGCTAAAGATGCGGTAAAAAGACATGTAGATGATGATGATTCTATGCTTTTGCAAGTATCTGATAATCAATGGGGCGTAAAACGATCTATATTGAAAACCAGATATATAGATAGTATAAGAATAATTAATGAATCTGGTTTATATTCTCTTATATTATCTTCAAAATTAGAGTCTGCTAAGAGATTTAAGAAATGGGTAACATCTGAGGTTCTTCCTTCTATTCGTAAAACAGGAGAATATAAAACAAGTTCCGGTGGAAAGGGAATTTTGGTCCCTGACTTTTCTAATCCGGCAGATGCAGCAAGAGCCTGGGCTGATCAGTATGAAGCTGCTCAGAGAGCTATAGCCGAAAAGTCGCAGGCAGAGGCAGAGAAGCAACAAGCTTTGAAAACAATAGAAGAACACAAGCCCGATGTAGAATTTGCCGAGTCTTTTAGGAAAGTAGACCATAACAATATGTGGCTGATTCGTGATATTGCAAAGAAGTTAGAGCAAAATGGTGTTATTATTGCTGAAAAGAATCTTCGCTCATTCCTTGAAGAAGCTAAATTCATGTTTAGGAACGGTCTTGGCAAATGGGAGCTATATAGCAATGTTGTAGTTAAAGGGTATGGAGTGTATAGGTCTTATTTCATAGACAAGTATTCTGGTGATAGAATCAATCAACAAACCATATACATGACAGGCTCCGGATATGAAGTGACCTTAAATGGTATAAAAGGAAAACTCAAAAATGTGTTTCTAAAATATGGCAAGTTTGCTTAAGTTTATTTACAGGTGGTGTTTTGAAAGAATAAAAAACACTACCTTTTTTTTGTTTCTGTTTTTGCTGAAAATATTTCTCTTCTATAAGAAATAAACACACCTATATTCCACCTTACAATCATGAACTTTGTTACGTGCTTCATGCACGTATGTTTAACAATTAAATACTATAAAATTATGGGTGGTGATAAAATCGTCCTTTTAGATGGAGCCGGGGCTAACGGTGGTGGTGCAGCCACTAACGGTCTTCTTTCAATGATTCCCGGCATGTTTGCTAATTTGATAGGTGGTAATAAAATGGATCCGAATCTGGTGGCGGCTTTGATGAACGGTCGTAACAACCAGGACGGTTTCGGTGGGGCTAACGGTTGGTGGCTCTGGATAATTGTTTTGTTCTGGCTGTGGGGTGGACGCGGCTTCGGTAACGGTTTTGGAAATGGCGGTGATTGTTGTGCCAATGGTTTGCCGGCTCAGTTGAATAACGATTACGGTCGTGAACTTTTGATGCAGGCAATTCAAGGTAATCGTAGCGCCATAGATCAGATTGCTTCTGCTTTGAACTGCTCTACTACTCAACTTCAGAACGCTATCTGCAACGTACAGGGTGCTATTGATAAAGTAGCTGGTCAGGTAGGTATGACTTCTCAGGCTGTTATCAACGCAGTTCAACAACAAGGTTGTGAAATAGGAAATCAAATCAGCTCTTGCTGCTGCAATCTGAGTTCGTTGATCAATCAAAGCACTTGCCAGACTCAGGGAATGATTACTCAGCAAGGTTTTGATAACCAGCTTCGCACGTTGGAACAAACCAATATCTTGCAGAACGGTCTCAACCAAGGTCTGGCTAACAATCGTGAGCAAGCTACAAGCCAATTCAATATCTTGTCTGCGAAACTTGACGCTCAAACCGTTATGATCAACGACAAATTCTGTCAGTTGGAAATGAGGGAGATGCAGAACACTATTGCTCAACTTCGTGAAGAAAAAGCGGCTTTGACAGCTTCGGCATTATCTCAGCAACAAACCCAGAATATCGTTGGTCAATTACGCCCGACGGCCGTCCCAGCCTACCCCTCTTGTTCTCCTTACCAGGCTTATTCTTGGGGACAGGTATTCGGAGGAGGTTACTGCAATAACGGATGTGGATGTAACAACGGATGTTGCAATAACAACGCTGCTGTCTGATTTTATTAAGAGAGGAGGCTAATATGGCTTGTGTTTCTAAAATAGGATCGTTGTATGAGATGGTTACGAAGAATGTTATTGTCAGTACGACAAATACAATCTTCGGTATTAACCCACGGGCTTGGATCGCCCTTCCGTGTGAGGGTCTTATCCTTCTTAAGATAAGGCAAGTAGTCCCCACAGCCGGAAGTGCTCTACCGGTACAGATTGCGGTCCCGGCAAACAGCACAGTTTCAACAGTAGGAGCCGACACCTGTTGCTCGGTTACGGGAGTGAATGTCGTGAACCCTATTAACGTAGCTGTAACGGGTGCTGCTATGGTAAATGGCACAGAACGCCTTCTGTACTTCAATAAAGTTCGTGGCGTGTTAAGATTAATGGATTGCTGTGTTCCAGTAGCGGCAGCCCAGGCGTCTGAAGTTAAAGCAGGTAAATGATTTCAGTAGGGTGATGGAGATCATCACCCTATTTTCACCTAAATAATATTTTGATCATGTTTTCAGATTTGAAGAAAGGGTTTCAGGTACATACCCTTGATACTAATACAGTACCTAAATACGAATTGGGAAAGGTAGTAGCCGTATCCGAACCCAGGTATCTTCCTCCTCAGCCGGGTCAGTATCAGGCGATGCAGACCCGCGTGGTGGATCTGACGGTAGAGCTCACTGGCGAAACCAAGACCTATACGGTTCCGGAATCCCAGAATGTGGCTAAGGCTATGGGTATAACATTATCTATCAGCATAGATCCGATTATGAACGAACTGAATGCTATAAAAAGCACCAGTCAAGACATAATAGACAGCGTAGATACCCATCGTGCCAAGATAGAGGCTTGTGAATCTATATTAGAAGACATCAATCCGGCATTCAAACAAACGAGAGAGCAGGATCGTAAAATAGCTGGTATAGAAAATAAGGTGAATGACCTTACTGATTCATTCGAAGATTTAAAGAAGTTAATTGTAGAACGTTTGAAATAAGTATAATATGATAGTATATGATTTAAATTCAGGACACAGAGAATATCCTGGATATGACGAGATAGAAGACAGACGAGGTGGAGGCAGAGGCAGAAGCCGTCGTTCTGATGGGACGTACATGGAGTACGGACATGGGTTCCTTCCTCCTTATGATCATTACGGTATGCATGAGAAGATGAAGGAAATGGAAGAACGCGAAAACGAGCTGGAAGAAAGGGAAAGAAGGCTTGAGGAGCGCGAACGTCGTCATGAAATGGAGGACCGGGAATACCGGAGGATGGGTTACGAATCCTACCCGACCGATTACTATGGAGACGACAGATACTACGGTGACGGACCTCAGATGCGTAGAGGTCGCGGACGTGGCAGAGGTCGTTCTTATTGAGGAGCAGACGCAGAGGATCCAGCTTATCAGAAATATGTAGATACTTACGGCTACCATTTTTCTAATGCTCTTGCTGATGAGGCGGTAAAGAAGATGGTCAACGTCGATGGATCCAAGAGGATCTGGAAGCAGCCGGAAATAAAAGATATTTTTGAAAAGTGCGGAGCGAAGAAGCCGGATAAAGCGACATGGGGCGATGTCCAATATGTCTTTGCAATGTACTATTCGGATGGTTTTCCGAAGGTCTTCAAATGTGAGAACGAGTTGGTGAAAGCTACGTTAATGTATTTGGATGATCCGGATGCTCCCGAAGGAGTAGCCTTTATAAGATGGCTTGCCGTGCAAGATTACCTCGGCGAAAAAATAAACTGGAAGGATCTGACCTGAGATCCAGGCCCAGGCCCTTCCGGTGGTGCGGGAGCCATAGTAAAAAATATGATTCCCGCATTCCCGTTTTTCCCGTTTGGAAAAAAAGGAATAAAAATGTTATACCGGTCGGCGGGCAATAGAATACCCGTGGCCGGTTTGTTTCACATAACTTTTTTTTTGGATATGAATATGGCACACGAATCTAAATCAAATAAAACCCCATTGTATTTAATAGGAGAGTTGATTGGCGTACCGAATACGGTTATGGACTCAGCATTGCATGAACTGAAAGATAGAATAGACAAAGACCCTAAATATAAAGATGTTAAAAATTGGCTCGAATCTTTACCCAAGATCTGAACCTATTTTTTTTTCAATACCAGGCCCGATGCGATTTTAACGTATCGGGTTTTTATTTTAATTCATATTGTTTTATTTTAAATCTAATTAATTCATGAATGTCGTACTTTTGTTGAAAAAGTATTCTATATGGAAAATAAGGAAGATTACGTTGGTTACGAAGATCAAGAACTGTGTAACCGGTATTACAAAGAGGCTGAAGCCATGAGGCAAAAGCAGGACTGGTCTCGGCTTAGGGCTGTCCCTGCTCCGGCCAAGGGAACGCCATCGCCCGGCTGGGGTCAGCTTGGACGTGGAAATGATGTCCGTGTTAAGTACGTTAGCATCAATTCAGGATTAGGAGGGGACAGATTATGACTGTAGAAGAATTGGCTAATAAAAGATACAGTGGCGAATTTGTTTTCATGCTTGGTCATTTGGAAGGTATAACAAGATTCGTTTTTGAATGTTTTGATCCCAGACCTGATCACGAAGGTAAAAATACTTATATGGTTTCCTATTTTGATAAGGGACTTCGTAGAAGAGATGTGGTAGATGTGCCATGTTATATGAATGTTTTAGCAAAATAAATTAAAATATTGTAAATATCGTGGTTAGAATCGCATATTTCGGAACCGATGGCTGCCCTGGTTATCACGTTATTCCAATACGAGGTAAATTTACGGAAGAGGATGTTAAGGTAATAGAATCTGTAGATTGTGATGATTTCTATAAGGTGTTTGACGTTATGCGTTTTAAGATAGCTGAGTTTAAAGGATGGACGATATTTGGCATCCCGGTAAGCTTAGACGATCATAGACCTGGAAGCAAAACTGTTATTTTCATAGAAGGCAAAGCCGACGAATCCAATTTTGTGGAAGTCATACAAGAGTTTCCTTTTCTTGAAAAGAAAGTAAAGAAGCTTATTGAGCTATGCTATGATGAAGAGTTGCTTACAACCGGTAAAATAAATCAAGATTTACCTAATAAGGAACAGTTTCAATTTACGTTAGACAAGGATGATATTATTAACATGATTAGGGGAGTCGATTTAGATCCTTATTCTGATGTGGCGAATGAAATGGAGAAAATCGGATTGGGATCATCATCTGATTCTTCATATGAGGGTCCCACATGGTCTTGGTTTGTTAACAAAGTAGAACTTTGGCAGAAGAATAATGTATGGGATAGTTTCTCCGCTGAGTTTTTGTGGGGTTTGTATTGTAGGATAAAGAAAGTATAGTAACAATTAATTTAAAACAAATCATGGAATTAAAAGATTTTAAAGATGTGGTTAGAGTAATGACAAAAGAAGAGTTCGAATCAACAATCGAAGAAGATATTAAATTCGTTGAGGGATTCAAGAATTTCTTAAAACATGATGATGCCACGAGGATAGTAGAGCATATCAAGTCTGTGTTAGAAGCATCAGTAGATTACTACTATCCTAATCATCCTGAAGTAGAATTTGAAAAAGATTTTAATATACAATACGATGTCAATAATATCTTGAACAAATACGGCCACACCGAAATGGGTATGTATAAAATACAGCTCTATATAGAGAATATTTTGGGTAGTATTCAAAACAAGAAGCCTGTAGACGTGGGAGAAGTCTCTGACGGATACCACACTTTCAATGAATTGTATCGGTATCGCATGTTGTATAACGCTGCCTTCTTTAATCTATTAGCCAGAAGCGGACAGGTTGAAGTTTGCAAATCAAGGAGACACAGCGACGGAGAAAAATGCTTCGGTTCTGATGATTGGTTTATTGTGATGGCGATCCTGCCTACCGGTCAGGTATCTAATCACTATGAAAGCAAATACTGGGATTTGTTTGATGTTCCTGAAAGAGAAACCGCTTTCGAATACGATGGCCATACACCAAATGAAGCCGCCTACAGACTTGAAAAGTATCTCAAACTGCCTCGTCATGGCATGACATTCGAAAAGGCTTTAGAACAGCTTAAATTAGGTCGTAAGATAAAAAGAATCGATTGGGGTAAAAAGTATATCTGTATGTTTATTGTAGAATCTGACGTAAATATATTGATGGTAGATACAGGTCAAAAAGTAGCATCAAATTGGAATCCAACCGAACATGATATTATGTCTAATGACTGGGAGATTGCGGGATGAGTTTGTTTGTATATTCAAAATGTGGCTGTATAGATAATACAGCCACGTCCTGTTACTGGGCTCTTGTGAGACCTTGTAAGAATCGTGTCTATGATGAGTCGCTAAAGGGATATGAGGGCAAGCCTCTTTGTTCTGAATGTGCCGCTATTGAATATAGTAGGGGAGGCGAAGTGGTGGTAGTTCCTGGAACGTGGCACGGTAAGTTCAAGAAAGAATGGCCTACTGAAGAAGAAAAGAAGCATATTGGTAAAAACGGTATTTTAAATTATTGATTTATGTGTGATAAGGAAATTGTTGTATGTGCAGCTATATGGGTTCAAGATCACAAGAACAAGCCTCACGGTCCAGTAAATATACCATCTGGAACCGTATTTTGTGGATTGAGACACTGTTCCATAATATCGCAACTTGCGGCATACGGAATAGCTCATAAAAACCGCAGTGTTCAAGGATTTTTGACAAGCAAGAATCGGTTTTTAACAAGAGAGGAAGCGTCTGAACTTGTTAGAAACAATAATCAGGAGATGGTGGTAGATAGAAATGCCATTAGAGAACAGTTGTATTCAGAAGATTTGTATTAACTAAAAAAATAAAACAATATGGGATTTATAATCAGAAAGTCAATATTTTATGATATGATGGACGGCAATCAGTTAGAGTATGAATTTGACAACAGGGATTTAGATCATATCACATTTAAAGGTGATGGTAAAGAATCTTTTTCATTTAACAGAGCACTTGTTGAAAATTTAATTGAGACATTTGAAACCATGCATGATACATATTCCGATAATTACAAGCTTAAGGTTTATACTGGTAATTGCATAATTCAATTGAGCGAAGATTCAAAGGACTTAAGTAAATCCTTTTTTGACGTATATGATAAAGATGAAATGAAAATGATATACGCAATAAATATCAGTATCTTGAAAGAAATGTTTGTCATATGATCACCAAGCAAGATATACAAGCAGCAACATCGTATATTTTCCGAAGCAGTTTTGTCTCGGAGGACCAGGCAAGGAAAGCAATGGTAAGAGCCGGCAATAACGCTACCAAGAACCTCGTCAAGACCTTTAGAGGCAAGTTGTTCAAGAAAGCTTTTGAAAGAGCCCGTAGAGGAAAGGATATCAGTTTTTTTGAAAGACAGGAAAAAGAAAGTGGTTTCAACTTTCTTTACAATCCTAATAATGGTCGTATGCAAAGCGGTCATATTATAATAGATGGAATTGATCTGTTTAAACAAATAATTCATGAAAGGTAAAAAAGTTGATATTCGTTTAGGTAGAGGTCTGGCGAATCAGATTAAGATAAACAAAACCATTCCAGTGTCTCATAAACCAAAAGAAGAACGTCGAATGATGTTTATTTGTGGTGATGATATTGCTTCTCTTATAAAGCGGTTTGAAAATGAATCAAAGTAATATAAAGTCGGGCATGTGTCTTGTCCGACTTTTTTTATATATTTGTGGCATGGCAAGAGGTTATTATTGGATACCGCAGACAGATGAAACGTTAAATGGCAGAAGCTATTACGTGGCTAAGATAGTAGGGGATATCACGTTTGATACTAAACGAAAAAGAATCGTATTTCAAGCTGATAGGTATTTCCCTGTAGGATCTGTTTTCCATTTTACGCACAATTGCTTCAATTATATCATAACTTGCCGACTTCGTAAGCCGGGGCTTTGGTTTGAAGCCAGGAGAGAGGATTCGGGCCCTATTTGCCCTGAAGATATTGAGCGCTTTGAATCGGGAAGGTTTATACACCGAGATGGGTATATGCATTACATATAAGCTGAACTTGACGATTTTTCGTCAGATTATAATTTTTTTTCATATCATTTTTAAGCCATCAGACTGAGAAATTAGATGGCTTTATTTTTTATGATATGCTTGATTTTTAACTACCTTTGTCTCATAACAAAAATGTTTTATCATGGTATCAACGTGTATTATTAAAAGAGATAATAAAAAGAAAGTTGTTTCTGTCTCTACCAGATCAGGGGACAGGTCTATGTTGTTTGATAAAATAGCATCTGTTCCTCTTATGGAGAACAGGGAGCGGGCTACTACTGTTTTTAAAACCGTATTTTCCAACAAGTTCTTAAAGGCTTTTGGCGACTGGAGAAAGAGAGTGCCTATCAACAAACAGGCTTATAATAAGGTAAAATCCAACATCGATCTTATCCCAGAAGCCTATAGAGAAAGGGTGCTGGATAAGGCTTCTAAGATGAGTAATCCTGTTCTTGTATCAAAATCAGATGCACCTTATGGGATTCAAGAATCAGGCTTCGGATTCTATAGCCAAGATCTGGGTGATAATATTATGTTGGTGGATGCTATGATCCCATCAAGTATTTCCGTACCGGAAGAACCAGGAATAGACGCCGGGCAGTATTTACAAGATGCTATATCTTCGGACTTCACTCCCGTATCTATGGTACAGGATAAGGGTGTTAATTATATGGTTATAAAAGACGGTCTTAAGATATTTAGCCCAGAAGAGCTACCACAGACAGATTCTAATCCTGTGGGTGTAACGTATCAGACCGGAGAGCCTCGTTTGTTTTTCATGAACGATCGTAGTCAATTATTTGAAGATTACGGAGAAGCTCTTCGCTCTGGCGGGAATGATATCAGAATAGGGTTCTTATCAGGCACCGTTCAAGAATCTACCGTGGATGGCGTGGCAGACATTACTTACAAAGCTGGAAAGTATGTTCTTAATAATCCCAAATCTTTTATACCGGTCATGACCGCTTCTGCTTCTACTTCTTTATCAACAAAAGGTGGTATAATTAACTACCTTATAAAGAAAGGTCTTTTGTCCGGATCTAAGATATTCGATCCTGAAACAAGAAGCTATTATCTTACAGGAGAAGGTCATACAGGACAAATTAGACTTTTCAATTCAGCCTTATCATACACCGAGCTCCGTAATCATTTTGGTTCCGATGTTTCCATGAACGACCAAGGTATGATAACCATAAGCTCGTTGGATAACAGTAAGGTAACTATGAGACTCGCCACCGGAGGAACGGAAAGGATTAGTAGGAAACAGATAAAGAACGATCTTAAGTCAGGAAGATACAATGAATTGGACGCCAAGTACGATCATTTTGATGCGCTTGTAGTTTCATTCATATTAGAAGATAACGATCTTTATGCTGATACTAAAGCTAAGATCGTATCAGATTATAGCGGGCAGGAACGTGACCAACGAAATTCTATTGTCGAGATACTGAAAACGCTTGGCGTTAGTGTCATAGGTATGACCGACTATATAGAGAAGTACCAAACCAAATACGGGCACGAACCTTCTGCTAAGGCATTGGCGGATATTGCTAATAACGTAATAGCAGTTGGTGAAGATGCTACTTTATCTGATTTAGTAGAAGAAACAGCCCACTTTCTTGTAGAGGCATACAGAGATCAGAATGCTGTTGAGGCTGTTCTGCAAGATGTAGAAGGTACGGAAGAGTGGAACCAGTATGCAGGTCAGTATTATAATACATACGGTAAAGCGTATGAAGGAGCTGAGCTTGATAATGCTGTTAGGAGAGAAATTCTTGGAAAGATCCTCGCCAGGGAGATGCAGGCCGGCACAGCACAGGCGCCGGTAGAGCCCACCTCCTTCCTGGGGCGCGTCCGGCAGCTTTTCTCTGGAATCGTAAGCTGGCTTAAATCAGCTTTATCAACCCAAAGACAAGATTTGAATAACGTTATTAAAAACATTCGTGATCTTGCCATTACTGACATAGATAAAGGATTTGACACCTCTCTGTTAAAGGATAATGACTTTACATTATACTCCCTTTCTTCTATGAACAAGAACAAGTTTCTTGAGTCTAAGATCAGATCACTAAGAAAAACATTAAGAGACTTACGTCAGATAAGCTCTGATAGGGCTGTAACTACGTCTATGACCCTTGCGCAGCTTAAGACCATAGAAGATAAGATAAATAAGGTAGAGACCGAAATAGACAAGAATGAGATGGCGGCTGCCATGAACAGCATGATCTCCACAGCCGAAGCTCAGGTCAGATACTTAAGCAATGTGGTGAACACCATCCTTCATGGTGATACCAAAGACGGCAAGCTTCACTTCAATACCAATGATCGAAAGAACGTAGATATTATCAACAATCAGGTTCTTCCGATCATGAACGATCTTCGAGGATATATCCGTAACAGAAGTACCGAATTTGATGAACGTGAAAAGCAGGATTATACAAATAGGATCAACACCGTCATTGCCGACATCAATGGTATTCAGTCTGATATTAAATCAGTACAAGACCTTGATGAAAGTACGTTGCTTGATAAGTTAATGAACGAACTTCATGTGCCGGCAGATAAGGTAAAGAGAGTAAAAGAATTTTTCGACAAGGTTCAACACGATGTTTCTTGGATAAGTAGGTGGTTTGGTATATTAGAGCATTCTTCCAGTCCGTTCAATAACGCTCTTGGAGCTATGATTGCCAAAGACAATTACAATGCGATGGTGAATGCCCAGCCCGCCATATCCGATTTCCTGGCATATGCGAAAAAGCATGGTTTTAACAAATCTGAATTTGAAAAACTGCTTCAGAAAGTAGACGGCAAAACTTCTAATTACCTTCGTAGTGCTCTTGATATGGCTAAATACGATCGTAATAAGAAGCTGGCGCAGATGCGAGCGTTTGCGACCGCCATGAACATAGAGATATCAGAAGAAGAAATCAATGATGTGGTTGACAATAACCGTAATTACGTATTTAAAAGAGAAGTAGTTGACAAGGACGGAAATACGGTTACTGAGAACGCTAAATTTAAACCGTCGTCCGATAGGGTTAATACCGATATTTTTACTATCGAACAGGAAAAAATCTATACGGAACAGATGGAAAAATGGGATGCTGAAAATTCGGAACTGGAATTTAGCGAAAGTTATGCCACAAGAATGGAATCCATATACAAAAAGGCTGAAGAAGAATTAGGGCATCCGGTTTCTCAAACAACCAAAGAATACCTTAATGCTCTTTCTCGGCAGAAGCGGATATTGAGGCAGCCTTTTATTGATAGCAATGGTAATTTTGATGAGGTTGCTTACTATAAGAGTAGTAACTACGAAGAAGAAGGACTGCTTCGTAAACAACGTAAGGAAGCAGCTTCAGAATACATATATGTAGGAACCAGGAGAGTGGAAAAAACTGGCGACCAACTTAAGATGGCCAAAGAAATACAAGCCATAAATGAAGTTTGGAGAAAAGAATCAAATAATGCCACTAATGCCGTATCAGAATCGTTTTTGCAAAAATTAAGAACGATTCAGAACGAGTCAGGAGGAGAAGCTGCGTTGAAGACACTTATGTTGGGAGGGCACCTGTCATTTAACGATCGGTTTTGGAATGACATAGAATCAGAACAGTCGGCACGTACCGAATCAAATAACAAGGCTTCGTATCTTAAAATGGCACAAGACATCATTAGTTCTACGACAAGTGATAGAGATGCGACTGACGTGGATTCGATTGTAAAAGATATAGAAAAAAATAAGGCTATTATCAAGGAAATAATCAGCAACAACCGTGACGTGGCTGATATCGGAGAAATCAATGAAGCAACATTTACCTCATCTGAAAGAGATGCTTTTAGGGCCGCATCTGAAGCTATTGAAGCCGATTACGCTATTTTGATAGATTATGCTAAGATGGTGGGTCTTGAAGATATTGATAAGTACCTTACTAAAAGCAGTAAGGCTGAAAACGAAGTAAATCAGTCTTATTTAAATGCTCTTGCTGACTCCAAGGAAGTGGAATGGAAGTTCGTACAACGTCATACTACGGCGAAGAAAGCAAAAAGGATTCAGGCTTTAAGGGATAAGCTGTTTAAGGCTGCTGATAACCGATATCTGTTTACCGTATCTGAAACCAACTACCTGTCAGAAAAGCTTGGAATAAGCAAAGAATTAGACGGTAGAGATTTCAGGAATGCTGTTAATACTAAGATGGCCAGCTTATTTTTAAATAATACAAGAGAAGAGGGTATAGAAGCTGACATAAAAGCAGGTATAGAAGAAGCTAATGCGATCGTTAATGAATTTGCCAGGAGCCAGGTCTTTTCGTACTATAAACGCATGGCACCTACCGGATATACGGCTATGATTGGTAAAATAGGCCGCGGTGAGATAGATGTGGCGCAGATGGTTAAAGACGTACAGAACGGAACATCCACCCAAGATTATGGCATGGACATATCATACCTGTCTTTCGACCCTGCAAGGGCATGGGTGGCTGAATCTGAAGCCGAAAATAGCGGTCGTAACCCTGATTATGTAAAAGATCATGGGTATGGTCATCGTATGCCCAAGAAAAGCCTGTATCGTGATGAATCGTATTTCAATGACTTTGGTATCAAGTATGATGCTGACGGTAATGAGGTTGCTACTAAAAACGTAGAGCAATGGAATATGATTCAAAAACTTAAGGAAATAAAAAGACAATCCCTTTCCTTATACAAAGAGCAGAGCCCGAACCTGTATGCTATTCCACAGATATCCAAACAAGATATAGAACGTGTGGAAGGATTGGGTATCAGCCTTAAAAGTACGGTCAGGAACTTCGTATCCGACTTATGTCTTGATCGCGTAGATGACTCCCTGTATGGTAAAACACGCCAGGGTGAGGTATATGATCCGGAAGATAGGGTTCGGTCCATACCTAAATACTACATATATGAATTAGAGAACCAAGATGACGTATCTCATGATTTTGGTTACTCTTATTCGATGCTTATGATGCAGTCATCGTTATACAACGAAAAGCAGAAGTCTATAGAGCTCGCTCAAGGACTGGGGCAGATGTTACTGAATAAACAATTTGAAGGTGGTAAAAAGGCTGAAGCAACCCAAGCATATCAGATGTTCAGGGACTTCTTCAACGATCATTATTATGGCATTAGGATGAACACCAAAAAACTTACGGTGAACATCGGAGGATATACGGTAGACCTTACAAGAATTATGATGGCTGTTGAAAGATTTATGTCGGTCATGAACTTGGCACTGTCTCCGTTTGTGGCAGCTACCGGCGCCTTAACAGGTCATATCAACCTCATCATGGAATCTGCCGTAGGACAGTATATAAGCAAAGACTCCCTTAAATACGCATCGGCTGAATTTTCACGCCTTGCTCCATCTTGTATAGCAGAAACCGGAGACATAGATAGGAAAAGCAAATTATATGTCATAGGTGAGAGAATGGGGATATTCAATATCCGAAATCGTATGTATGGTGCCGGATACAATAGAGTGGCCAGGACCTTAATGCGTTCACCTATGTATGCTTTTATGGAAATCCTGAACTACCCTCTTGATCCGCAGGTTATGATTGCTACTATGGACAATGTTCGTTATTACAAAGGTCGGTTCTACACGTTCCAAGATTTCAAGATGGAAAAAGAACGCAATAAAGAACAGAGTACCATAAAAAGAGAATGGAATGCATTAAAAGATCATACTTTATGGAGTATGGTAGATGTCGTGGATGGGAAGGTGGTTGTAAAGCCCAGATCGGGTGTTACTGTTGAGGAAGTTGAAACCCAGATGGCTATAACCAGAAATCAAGTTCGTAGCTTGTCGCAGATATGTAACGGATCTTTGAATGAAGAAAACCGAACTGCTGCATCGCGCAACTGGATAGCCAGGTTCATGACCGCCCACCGAGGATGGTTGGTGCTGGCGGCTCAACGTCTGTGGAAAAGACGTGGCTTCAATTTCCAGACAATGCAAGAAGAGGAAGGGTTGTCAATTACGTTAAAGAATATGATAGCCAAAACATTTAGCTTAGCTTCCGAGTCTGGTATGAAAAACATCATAGATGCCTGGAACGAAAATAAAGACAATATGAATGAGGTAGAGAAAACCAATATAAAACGTCTCAGTGTCTATGCCGGCACGTTCCTTATCATGCAAGCCGTATCCATGCTTCTTGCCGGATGGCGTGATGATGATGAAAACGAAGAAAGTTGGCTTACTCAATTTGGATCCTATGTCGGATTCAGAACCATAAACGAAATAGCTTCACAGATGCCGTTTATTATGGAGCTTAATGTGGTAGATATCATTAACGATCCGTTTGTTATGGGGCGGAAGTTGAAGGATCTTACTGATCTTAGGAATTACTCACTTGATAAAGTAACATCCGGCACATACAAAGGAGAGTCTAAGTTATTTAGGCAACTCGCCAAACAGACGTTTATCAAACAATGGTATAATATCAAGACGCCGGAAGACATAGCGCGCGCCTATAATTGGTGGCAGCAGACAAACAACAAGTCAATGATGTTCTTCATCGGCGCTACTCCTGATTCGGAAGGGGACGATGACGTTAGTTACAAATAGACGAAGAATATCAGACTTGCATTGTTTTTGTATGATTCCAATATGTTATATTAGCATCGTCAAAGAGTAGATTGTACGTTTTTTTGTTCTTACTTGAAAGATTATGTAGGTTTAATTTTTTCTGAAATTGTTTTCTTACCGGTTCTCAGTCAGAGATGATAGAGAACCGGTTTCTTTTATGTTGTCAATTATTGCTATCTTGCAAACAAAAATCATGAGACGAAGATTTCAAATAGGGATGGGGGTAAATCCCTCGCTTATAATCAATAAAGGCATATACATCCAACATGTAGATGGAGGATTATATACAAAAGAAAATTGGTCTAATAAAGGATATTCCAATGATCTATGCAATGGAATAGCTCTTGTAGATAAAGTGTGTTTTGTTATAGCCACCGAATATATTGGCACATTTAGTTGGGGTAAGGATGGAAGAGTAGACAATGTATTTGCACAAAATAGTTCTTATATGGAGACCGTTAAAAAGGATTATTGGGGGCGTGAAAATCAGAATGCGTATCTTGAATATGATACCAGTAATGAAAATTACGCTTTTAATAAAGCTAATAGCTATTTATTTAAAAATGGTCAAAATGGATATGTAGGTGGCGCCGGAGAGTTTTTTTTGATATCATTGTATGCTAATGAAATAAACGAATGCCTTTTAATGGTAGGAGGTACGATAATGAGTAATAAAATGTGGACATCCACTCAATCTACACAATTTACCTATTCGTGGTATTATGATATAAACATCCAAGGAGATCATTTGGATACAAGTATAAGGAGTAATCCACGTTATGTCCGCCCCTTTACCGAATTAATTTTATGAAATTATGAGAAGAAGATTTGAAAATAATGCTAAACTATATGAGTATAAGATAGTTAGCGATTGTATAGGGGGGGGTAATCGTAGAAGGAAAGAAAGTAGGCACCATTCCACAGGGCGGGCAATTTATCTTTCTGTCTAAAAAAGAACGGCTGGATTCCATAAGTGTCCAAGGCGGTGTTCCAATGGAAGATAGGCAAGAGATCGATAGTCAGGTTGATACGACAGAGGAATTGCTTGAACAGGATTCGGTGGTTCTTGCTATTGCTTTAAAAACCTCTCCTTATTATGGATTTAGAGTAAGTGTGATAGCACCTGATGAGTTTACGCTAAGAACAACCAATAGGATTAATAGAACCTTTTTAATAACAAGCTTTACTCCACCTGCTGCTATATACGGTGTAAACTTTGGTGATCCTATTGTCCTTAATTATGATAGTTACCAATATGAGATGCCAGATCTTGTAATTGATGGACCTCATGATAGAATAGTTAGGGTAGATCCTAATCTTACTTGGGTTGTAAGATGTACAGACGCCGACTTTACACCTTTGCCATATCCAGAATCATGGTCTGGCCAAGGTTTAAATTCTATGTTCTTATCAGAAATGAAACGTCTTGCTCCTGGTGATCATCATGTATCATATACAGCTTATATTAATTTGGACTTGATAGATGATGGCGGAAGTAAAGTTCATACTGAATATCTGATATTAGAAAAAACATTTAATTTTACGATATGACAACAATCCCTAACCGTACGCCTATTGTATGGTTGGGGATTGTTGTAGTTACCATCTTTTCTTGTATAAGCAGAACATGAAATAAGTTTCTAAGCATTAACTTCATGACCTTCCCTATCTGTGAAAACTAAACCAATACCTTCTATGATATGTCCTACTACAGGAGCTTTGTCAAATTCCTCCTTCGTAGCCCAAGTAGCATTATCAGGCATCAGATCCTTGAATGCGTCCGAAACATCACCTTGACACCAGCAGTTATTTGATGTAACAATGCCTTTCCCTTCGATATTGACATACATTTTTCTTCCACCACATCCAAGGCTGTTCCATCCGCTCGGTACGTTTTCCACCATAGGCTTAAGCACCCAGCTTACACCGTCTATCCTAACCCATCCAGGATCGTCTTTGTGCTTGTCGTACAAGTTTTGCCAAAAAGAACATTCGTAGCACCATCCCCTGTCTTCCATAACAGTTCTTATCTCACACCTTTCAAATCCATCTGCATCCATCGTGTGCGGAGAATGAGGCCGGTGAGGGGTGCCACATTTTGGACATACGAGTTTTAAATTATTTTCCATATTATTTTACTTTCACGATCTTAATAGAATCTCCTATATTGTATTCCCCTTGGTATCCAACGAATTTTATAAATCTATTACTGTTAAATATTGAAAATCTTCCGTCTTTACCATAATACATTATACATCCACCATCTAAAGGATGTAGATCATATATAACCCATCCGTCATTAACCCGAATATCATGCGAACATGATGATAACACAAGTGCCATCAATAAAACAAAATACCTCATATTATTTTCAGCATAAAAATTTGTAACCTGGTTTTACGGCCTCTGCTTCTTCTCTCGTATCAAACATTAAGGTAGTGACAGCTCCTATGCCTTCACAAACGTAAGATACTTTCACCCACCACCTAAAAATCCCAGAGCCGTAATCATCATAATACGGCTCGGAAAGAACTTCTTCTACATACCCATCCAAATAATTCATGATCGTTCCTCCTTGTTTTTAGATTCTGCCTCCTCGAGTATGCTGATCACCTTGTCAACAATATCCGAATCAGACATTTTCTCAATAAAAACATCCATTGCCTTAGTTATGTCATTGGCTTCTTTTTCTTCAAGAGCTATTTCTCCACCGGTAATAGCATCAGACAATGATGTAGATAAGTGTCTTATCTTATCAATGCTCATAAACGTAAATGGATTACCACCTTGACCACCACCCATTTCTTTCATAATCTGATATCCACCTGAAATAAGTCTGCCGGATGTCAGAGCCAAGGAAGACACGATAAGGGCCAGGACCGCCGCTTCCGTCCGCTCCTCGGACACGCCCTTCGACCACACGGCTGCCCTTATAGCGCCGGCCAGGTCGTCTATGTATGGCATGAGGCAATCTTCCATCGCTTGTGTTATATCAGCTATAACCTCACTACGCTCTTTATTTATGTAGTAGATAGAAGCATTATACCTCTTTATCTCCTTATCCATATCATTTAAAAAGCGCTTGATGTTGTGCTTATACATAGGACTGCCTTTAATTACCTCCTTCAGTTTAATAATGTAATTATAAGCCTGGTCGTTTACAAATAACGTCATGGTCTCAACCGTTGAATGAAGCGTGTTAAGGCTGTTAAGAATCTTATCGAAATTGTTTATCAAATAAGCTTTTCTGGCTTTTGCTGCATAGTTAATCATCGTATTCAAATTTTAGATTTTCAAGTTCGTGTATTTGTAACTTAAGAGACTTAATTAAATCCGTTCTCTGTTCCTCTGCATATTTCAAAGCTTCTTCTTTATTTTTAAAAGCTTGATACCCTATCGTATAAGGAGCGAACCGATTAGGGGTGTCGGCTAATAAAGTACCATCATAATCTTCTATTTTAGCTTTTACTTTTCTTATCTTACCATCTTGCAGACATGTATCTGTAATCCACACAAATGTATCATACATTTCTTCATATAATTCATACCATTCCGGCTTAGGAAATCTTAATGTGAATCTAATTTCGGTATCTTTTTCTAAGACATTAATATCATACGCCTCCGGCCACAGTTCTTTTATGCTGTCTTCATCTTCAGCATACGCTACCAATACAAATGAATTACTGGATTCTGCGCTACACCAATATGGATATTTTATAGGCCATTTGACTGGACGGTAATCATTGTCACAGTCATCCTTTCTAATGTAAAATCTTGCTCTAATCATGTTATTCTACTTTTTTGATTTCGCTCAAATCGTCTTCATACACCAAATAAGATCCTCTTCCAGGTCTTCCTTCTTTATTAGCTTTCTGGATTGTAAATATAACTGTTCCAGTATTCGTGATTTGCACGTTCTTAAAGAAACCAACAATAGGCTCTTTCGAACGTTTGTAAAGAACACTCACTTTATCTCCCTTCTTTAACCCATAAACAGAATCGAAATATTCCTTTTTAATTCTTTCAATATTACTTCTATGTTTGTTCATTGCATCAAACTCGTCGTCTAACAGTTGAATCATTTGTTCTTTTGTCATTTCTTTTCCTCCTTATTTAATGGTATTAATCCTTTTCCGTGTTTATCATACCACAACATAGTTATCACATTCCATGCGACCGCAGCTAAATGGTGTACGTTCGTCTCTTTATCCATTCTCTCTCCTTTCAGGTACGCCATCATGTGTCGAAACGTCGCCGCACGGTACCGTTCAAAGCCGTCGTCAAGATCCTGCCAAGTATTAGGCCCATATTTCTTGGCTCCGGCATGATAGACTTTTACAATGTCCTCAATTTCTTCCATCGGAAGCAAATCCCATCGTAGTTTATCATCAATGATGTCATTTTTCACTGATTTCCCTTCTTTTTCACTATTGCCTTTTTCTGAACTAACAGGTTCTAATAATTCTAAGGGCATACAAGTCTTTCCCCCTTCATAATATATGACAGCCATAACATCTACATTATAGACATCTTCCGCCAACTCAACTATAGCTCCTCCAGGAACAATGTTATCTTTAAAAGAATAATCCTTTTTAACAAAAAGCAATTCTCCCTCTTTGAAAAGGATATTATTACTCTTCAGTATATATTCAATTGGTATATCGATTTCCATACGACCTTCATATGACAGCGTAGCCTCCTTATCTCCCTTTTTGATATCTTTTTCACACACAACTTTAAGTCCTTTTTGGGCTACTAATGTTTTATAAGCATAAACATCTTTGTTAATAACCACGCTTTCCCCCTTTGGGATAATAATATCATCCATCTTTTCCATTGTTTTATCGTCGTTTTAATTGTTTGATATAATAATATAGTCCATCATTTTTCTTTTGCAAAGCGATCAAATTCTTCTCCGCTCATAACAATGCGGTTAATAATAATTATGCCGTTATCGCTATAATCGTCATTTTTAACTCCCATATCATCAAGCTCCTTCTTTAATTCTTCAAATGTGGGACCGGTCTTGCTTTTAAAAAATAAAGTAGCATGTACAATCTTTTCGTTGTTTAGTTTTGCTCTCACGGTATAGACATATCCTTTTTCCTCTTCATCCTTTTTGTTGACACCATCAAGGATGCTATTTATCATGTTCTTGTCCTCACGTGATAGGTTAGATATGGCTATTCTGCCCTTCAACCTAAATATTTCGTTTTCGTTCATGACTTTCTGTTTTTATTGTTTTCAAAATATTGTCTTACAGCTTCTATAGCCTTATCATCATCAAAAGCCTCTTCAAACTCCGTATAGAACCTATCTCGTTCCATGCAGAACGTGTTTTTCCCTTCTGGTATAGGACGGAATACAACCACCCTCTCTTCAGCGTGATTGGTTCCTATTATGTTATTATCTAAGACAATAGAATACCTTTTTGAACTTTTGTTGATAACAACATCATGCTGAAGACCATACAATTTAAGTATTTCCCTTAATTCACTTGTTTCCATTATTTTAAGATTTTATATTTTTAGAAGACACTGCTCCCGATCCCCACTTTTTCTTATATATAGTCCCCATCATGTTTATTAAATCGGAAAAAGAAGATATGGTTCCCATTTCTATACAAAATGCAAGATTGGATTGAAGCATTTCAAGTTCTTTTAACTGCTCTTGAGTTGCTCTGTTTCTTATCATGCTCTCATGTTCGTTAAAAACGATCCAATTGAGGCCTTTAGCCATTCTTGTATAATCTGCATCAGGAAATCTTGATATAGCCCTTGATAGGACATTATATTTATCTCCTGCCTCTATCCTATTTAAAATAAGTTTGTCCGTCAACCATGTTACTACTTCAGCATACAGCATAGGGTTAAGCTCCATAGCTACAAGAACCCATATATAAGGATTGCACATCGTTCTCCTATTCTCTCCTCTTCCCATAGTTTTATAAGCCCCCATCTTTTTCATCACTTTTATAAGTGATTCTTTTTCAACAGATTGGATAAAACCAGGAAATCCTGCTTCTATTGTATATCCTTGTTTTTCAAGGATATAGTATATTCGTTCAGCACTTTCTTTGTTGGACAGAATGTTTTCTATTCTCTTTTCATTCCATCCCATTTCTATCCTTTTTCTCGTATAAGCCTCTTGTAGGTCTGTTAAGGACATAAATGATGTTTTGGTGTCTTGTTTAATTATAACACCAAACAGTTCCCGATCTTTCGATACCATTGTAACATTTGTTTTCATGAAATATAACACTAAAAAAAATATCATGATGCAAATATATGCATCATTATACATTAATAAAAGATTATAGTGTTAAATTTTACTTATAGTGTTTTTATGGACTCACATTATTCCTTCCAAATTTACTTTAATAGAACCATTTATAGTTTTAATGCTCCCATCTATGGTTGAAATCACATCATCTAAATCATTTATAATACTTTCTATGTCATCAACCACCTCCTCCATATCAGTTACAGCCTGATCTGATTCCCAATATCTTTCTGAGTCTTGTAACGATTCCGGTATATTATCTCTCGCCTCAGTCTCTTCATCTAAAATCATATCAACATCATCCTTGGCTGAATTTATGTTGTACTTCAACTCCGATAACTTTGATTTGATGTATTCAAAATCTGTTTTATACTTATTTACGTTTTTGACAACATCTGATATTTTTTTTCTTCTCTTGTTGTTCATGCCTTTATCCTATTATAATATTCGATAATCTTTTCTTTCCTATCTCCCGGTTTTACTGCCATATTCTCAGCTAAGAACCTAAAATACGACACTGGTATGTCCTTGAATCTAATTCCTTCATATTTTCCAAACCACATTATTATGCTGTCAAGATCGTCTTCTCTCCTACCATCTCCATTCACAGATTTAAGCGAGGCTGCCCGACGAAGGATCTCGTCTTTGGTAATAATATCACCCATCCTTATATTGGACAGAAGTTGATCGCCGGCAAACATACACCATCCCTTAGAAGGGAATTGTTCGATTGTCAAGTCTTCTATCCGACCGAAACGCCTCATGTTGTCGCAGCAATCAACTATCAGTGCCTCTTTCTTGTCAGGATGGATGCGGACGGCTCGGCCTAATATTTGGTAATACGTTGAATATGAGAAAGTTGGGCGACCAAACATCACACAATCAAGTTCAGGAAAATCAAATCCGGTAGCAAGCGTTGAATAATTAAAAACCACCTTCAACTTACCTTCTTTGAAATCTGATATGATTTGCTCTCTTTTCTTTTTGGTTGTTAGCGATGTTACGACACCTGTTATGGCTCCCATTTTGGCATTCATAAACTCTGATATTCTATTACATGATTCGATAGAATCCATACAAACCAAAATGGCTTTACGCTCGTTCATAAGCTGAAGAAGGCGCTTGTAGATAGAGTTGTTTAAGCCATTTCGTACGATGCTTTCTTTAATAGATTCGTTGGTATATTCGGCTCCGGTACTGTTTAACATCAGAGCCGATTCATCAAATGACCATCGTTCGTACTTAAGTGGACACCAAAAACCTTGAGAAGTTAGCTCTTGTATTTGTATTACATGAACTAACTTCTTGAAGAAGTTATGCTCGTCTTTTGTCAGCATATTAAGTTTGCTATAGTTTCCTTCCAGCATGGAACTGTAGGCTCTGAGGCGGCAGGGAGTGGCGGTGAAGCCCAGCACCTTCGCCTCGGGAAACTCGCTCATAAACTCCATAAATTCAGAACCTTCCTCAGGGGAATACCCCGAGTGGCATTCGTCCACCAATAAGGTGTCTATCCCTATATCTTTCAACCTTGCTACGTCTTTCTTTATGCTCTTTAATGTTGCATAAGTCATAGCCGACAGTTCCTTTATACCACATGAAGCAGAATATATGGTAGGTTTAGAACCGAATGATACAGCCTTAGCATAATTCTGCTCCAGAATTTCTTTTGATGGCTGCAATACTAACGTTGGTCTATTTATCTCATGCGCTATCTTGGATATCAGAAGGCTCTTACCCGCTCCGCATGGGGCTACGATTATGCCAGGCTTCTTAGATCTTCCTGTAAGAAACTTAAGCCCGGCATCTACTGCCTCTTTTTGGTAAGGTCTAAGTTCAAAGCCCATCGCAATCTATTTTACTGTTTTTTGAAAGTTTTATTATTGCCTCCTTTAGCATCTCTCTTGCTTTATCTTCGTTATCTTCAAGCAAGCATACACTGCACGATATGCCCATACGATCCCCATAAGCCTCGGCATTACCTAATGTGAATGCGCAGCAGTAATCATAATCCATGTTTTTTGCTACGGCAATAAACTGATTATCTTCTATCAGTACAGCATATTCAGCATCAGTTTCACACATGATAATGGCTTTATCTTTTTTTATAGACAACACCTTGTTTCTGAAAAGTCCGTTATAAATCCATAGTTCTTTTCCTGTATTTTTATAAAACACAGCCATATCTTCCTTGATTGTGACTTCTTTTTTCATGACTTACTTGTGTTTAACATCAGTAATTAAAATGTATTTTTTAACAATATCTTCAAGACTCACAGAAGAACGTATATATAGTTTTTCTTCGTACTCATATAGAACGTACCCTTCTTTTATGTCTAATATCTTAATCACATGCTTGCCTCTTTCAAATGGATCCTCAAAGTAGTTCTTATGTTCGTATCTTTGACCTACTTTGATTTTGTCAGTTTTCTTCTTTATCTTATAACGATCTACTGCTCTACCTGTTTTTATGAAAGCTGTCGTGAGCAAGTATAATAAAACTAAATACAAAAGGATCGCTACTCCACATATTAGATCTTCTTTCATTGGACTCCCTTTAAGTAGTTAAACCATATATCCTCCAGCTTCTCCTGAAGTTCAAATGCTTTCTTGAAATTCCCACATCTTACAGCAACGTCTCTCATATATTCTACGTTTATAACTTCCGGATCTTGCCGGTATTTTGTTCTTAACTTTTGAACGTCCTCGTATTTCATCGTTTTATCTTTTTAGACGGATCCCAATCCGAAGAGAAAGGGCATTCGTTTTTGTTATGTAATCCAAAGTCACAATAGTAACACAGTGCTGACGGGCAGGGTAGCTTGTTTTGTGGAACAGGCTGGCTTAGGGTGGCACGCCGCTTGCTATACCTGGCTCCTTCTGCTCCCTGGATGTATGCCTGAAATGTTTTTACACTATTATCTTCAAAATCATACATTTTAGACAAAGTGTCATTTAGCATCTCTATAGATTTTGTTTTACGTTCCTCATCCACCTTAACCTTTTGGTATTGTCTGGTTCTGGTAAAGAAATAGATGTTCATATCTGGTAGAACTCCACCATATTTTCTATAGATGTAAAATGAATATATAGGATGCTGTAAATTCGTTTCCAACTTCTTAGAATCAAAAACCTTATTACCTGATTTCCAATCTATGACATAATGGTGAACTACGTTCTTGCTTTTTATAGCCAGATGAAGGTCTACCGATCCTACTATGTACACATGAGTATGAATTACTCCATTTATGTTAACAGGCTTAGGAAGACGGTACGGCAGCACAAAATCTTCTTCGACTCCAACTATAGCGCCGTGTCTGATAAGTTTCTCGCAGGGATTAAGATCACTATCAGCTATCATAAACCTATTGCCGTCTTTTTTGAACAGATCCACAATCCAAGCAAGAAGCTCTCCAGATTGCTTCATGGCTATCATCATATTTTCCGGTGATTGCCAAGGTATGTCTTCTTGGTAAGCATAGTAACTTATAGCTTCCCCCAGGTCTTTGCCAGAAGGCTGTCTTCCGTTCTTGAAGAAGTATTCCAGTGTCTTATGAATAACCGTACCATAAGACGTAGCTTCTTGTTTTTCCGTAGACCTTTTGCCCTCCACGTAAGTCTTATACCATTTCATTGGACAAGTAAGAAACGTATCTATCTGGGAATAAGATATGGCAAGACGTTTCACGCCATTAAACTCCTTATATAGCAAATGCGTTTCCGGGACCATCATAAGTCATTGTCTTTAAATCCTTCCGGGTAATATACGACATACTTCTTACCGTCCTCCGGCGTCATGGCGAACTGCATGTAGTTATTACGATTACGATGCTTGCCATCTAATCCTCGTTTCCAATACAGGATACCGTCTATATCCACATAAGACCGTCCGCGTTCGGCTCTAACCACGTCCGTGTGTAGCAGATACCCGTCGGAAGACACAATCCACACTTTATCCCCTTTGTTTAAATAAGATATTCTTTTTCTTACTATAATCTTTTTCTTATTATCCAATACAAATTCCTCGTCAGTCATACTCTTCATCCTCCTCTTCTTCTGTTTCAAAATCAATTCCATATCTCATATTCTATTAAATATATTTAAAGCTATTCATATGTTTTAATACATCCCCTCGGAGACCTTCCGGTCTCCTTGGTAGATGTAAATCCCGTTAGGGATAAGTCAGGATTTCTCCTGTAAGTACCCATCGCCAATGTTATAAGAGGTTTTATATAATGGCAACACTGTTTCGTCAAATACACTACTCCTGTTTAATCACCATCCTTAGAGCAAGAAACTTGGATAAACATTCCTTGGTAACTATTTATTCTCAAATAACGTAGCCTCTGTTTCGAGGCTTAGGCTAATAACCCGATCTCTGAAAGAGATGTATTAAACTTTTATAATAGAATTATATTGGGTTAATACTATTTGGGGTTATAACACCGATCATAATGCTTGGTCAGTTCTTCTGGTTCTAAATCTTGTCCAAAATCCATGTTAAAAATATCGTAATTAGTAAAGCACTTAAAATCACTGTCCCTGCCGGCAGGAAATCTATGAATGCTGCTTTTGCTTCTTCAATTAGGCCCAAGTGTAACCTTGGGCCATTGTATTTATTTTTTGTCATCTCCTTTTAACTTCTTTAAAGTATCTGCAATCGGAAGCTGATCAATGACTCCCAATGCCGGAGCGACGGTCTTAACAACATTGTTAAGAAAATTACCGGTACTGTTCTGACCGCCGTCAAATACCGTGATATTTCCGAGGTTAATGTGCTCAAATGCCTTAACCTGTTCTCCGGCAATTTCTTTCCACTGATTAACCATCTTGTACTGGATGGCGATCTGAGGATTGGATTCTGCTGCTTCCACCATAGCCTTAAATCCGTCGGCTTCTGCCATTAACGACTTTTTCTTACCTTCGGCTTCTGCCTCCAGTTTCATCTGAATAGCCTTTGCCTCTGCCTCAGCTTTTGCCAAATGTGCTGCCGCCTCAGCCTCAGCCCGGCGTTTGATCTTCTCTGCCTCAGCATCAGCTTGTAATATAGCCTCTTCCTTCTGGGTTTCAGCCGGCACAATCTTTTCAGCCTTAAGCGCAGCCTGAACTTTCTTAGCCTTAGCTTCTTCCACTTCTTTGTCGGCAAGCTCTTTTGCTGTTTTTACAGCCGCTTCCGATTTAACTTTTTCTTCTCCGGCCTTCTTCTCTGATTGAGCTTTGATAATCTGTAGTTCTGATACTGACACAGCAACCTCCTTCTGGGCATTGTTGTATCCTATAGACGCATTTTTCTCAGCCTCAGCCTTCTTAATCTGAGCTTCAGAGTCTTGTATTGCTATAGCTGCTTCCTTGTCAGCTTCAGCCTTATTCTTTCCGACTTCTTCCATCCTTTCAGCCTCGGCTTTATTTACTTCAAGTTCTGCCTTAGATCTTACAATCGCCGATTCCTTGTCGGTTAAAGTTTTTGCGATAACCGCAGCCCTGTCTCTATCTGCTTGAGCTACGCCGATCTGTTTTTCTTTATCGGTTAAAGCCAAGGCTATTTCTTTTTCTTTCTTCGTTTCAGCTACTATCGTTTCCTTTTCTTTTTCAGTACAAGCAATTTGAATCTCTTGTTCTTTTTTGGTATTAGCTACAGCCGTTTCTTTCTCCTTCTGCTGTACAGCAATCTTAATAGCACCCAGTTTCTCCTGTTCTTCGATATTAGCCTGTGCTTCGTTCAGAGCCCTACTTTCAGCCTCCTTACCAAGGTTCATAATATAACCGGCTTCGTCTCTGATGTCACTGATGTTGATGTTCAGGAGGTAAAGACCTAACTTATTAAGCTCGTTATCAATGTTCTTTCTTGCCTTATCCAAAAACTCATCCCTGTCAGAATTAAGTTTTTCGATTGTCATTTCAGCAATAATCAAACGCATCTGACCGTAAACGATGTCCGTAATAAGATTTTCAGTAGATTCGGTATCCATCCCCAAAAGTCTTTCTGCCGCATTTTGCATGATTTCGGGATTTGTACTGATAGCTACTGTAATGGTCGTAGGTACATCTACTCTAATATTCTGAGATGACAAAGCACCGGTAAGCTTGCAATCTATTTGCATAGGCTCCATTGACAAAACATCATAGCTTTGAATAATAGGCAAGACAAATGCCGCTCCACCATGATATAATTTTGCCGACTTCTTTTCCCCACCTGTCTTACCGTAAACGACCAAGACCTGATTAGGCTTACATCTACGATACCTTGATAAGACTCCGATGATTGTCAAAATAATCACTACAGCTAAGATAGCTGACACGTACATGATTGTTGTCATAACTTTTAAAATTTAATTGTTGATAAAAAAAATTAGATACTTAATTCTCCTTCTTCATATTTTATATTCGCCTTGTCGCCGTTTTTGTAGGTTTTTCCAGACAAGCATCTTACTCTCATTTGCTCTTGTCTTCCATTTTTCGAAATATTTACCATATAATGATTCTTCCCTGATCTAAATACTATCTCCACTTCTCTTCCGTTTAAATCTTCCGGACATTCGTACACCATTTCTTGCTTTAACTTAAGAAGTAACTTATATACGTAAAACAAAACGATAAAGAAAAACGACCCTATCACAACCCCTACTAAATGGGAACCCGAAAAGTAGGTAGTCCAGCTATATCCAAGAATAAAATGTGTTATGCCCTTGAATGATATGATGTCCGACAAAGACATGCTTAAATCAGAAGCACTGTCAATGTCAATATCCGTATCCAGATCAGATCCTAATATCGACAACAAAAACTGTATAACAAAAGCAAATGACGCTATTAAAGCCATGCATAAAATTATATCACTTCCCATACCCTTCTGTTATTATTTTGTAAACAAGATCAGTCATATCTTTGATGGTCTCCATATCATAATCAATAATAACAATATTGAATTTTTGTTCCACCATCACATCAAGCTCAATTCGATCAACAGAATCTAATCCAAGTTCTTTAAACGTCACATCTTCTTTATGAACTATATCTATTTCCGAATTAAGAAACTGAGTAATAATTATATCCTCTATTATCTTTCTGATTCTTACTTTTTCCATTGCTTTCTAATTTTGTTAAATAAATACGTTTTTATGTTTTTCAACCTCTCTTTGTCTGTTTCCGAACTTCCGGTAAACAAATAATCCGGATTGCCTTTAGCCGGCGGCGTAGGCAATTTAGATACGGCAAACAACCAATCCATTTCCTTATTCTTCTTAGACTCCAAATAAGGCTCGGTAGCGATCTTAAATTTTTCAGCTATTAAGTCAAAGAGCTTTGAATTTTTAAGGTTCATATGGACTGAAAAAGCCTGAGAAGGCGGTTTCCATATGAAGTTGCATAAGCTCATCGTATAATCTCCTGACTCTGCTATATAAGATTCCGTTACCTGAAGTATGACCTCTTTCTTGAATGAGGTGTTACCCATAAACCAACACAATCTGGATTCCGCTTCTTTTCTGCTGACACCTATGTCTTTTGAATATGATTCGTACATCCCTATCATAATCTTCAACGTTTCCAGAACCTCGTCTGTCATTTCCGGAGTCTCTATATAATTCACAAAAGACGTTCCTTTGTTGGTCAATCTCATCACGCCTGATTTTAATTTCTCAACCAGGCCAAGCTCTATATACCTCCCAGCATCTTCTTCCGGCATGGCTTCGATCATAACCGTATCCTTCTGTCTTATGGCAAGAAGATTAGCAAGATCATTAGGAGTCATGTCTGATGCTGCAAGTTGTCTGAAATTGATGTACATACCTAATCAGCTTTAATGAAAATAACATTCTTGTTATCTTGTCTATCAATATGTTCACATGGGCCAATAATCATGTCTGTACATGAACAATAATTGTATTTTTCAAATATACACCTATCGCATGTATCACCTTCCACACATTTTAATCTTACAAGTCCGGCAACAAATACTTCTCCTACTTTAAATTCCTTCTTTTCCATATTTCCTCCTTGTTTTTAACTGTTGTACCCTTCTTTGATAATCGAATTTCTACCGGTAGACACCGACTGACGAAGATCATCATGTACAGAATCTACCGTAGAATACTTGTTTCTGGTTGTAAAAATCACTTCCAGCATCTCCTTGTAATCACCTAAAGCCACTTCGTATCTTGGATCCACTTTGGCTTTTCTTTCAGCCTCGGCATTACTTTTAGCCAGCTCTCGGTCGAGAAGGTCTTCTTTGATCCGGTCAGCAATCATATCAAGTTCTTTTTTAATAACTTCTCCTGCTGCCCGAAGTTGACCTTCTACGTCACCAAGCTGGTCTTGGACGGTACCTATTTCTTTCTTTAGACGATCGTATTCGTTAATCATACCCATATCACCTGCATAGCCGGAAAAGTCCTTGATTATTCTGGTCCCTTCTTTAAGGAGCTCAATGACTCGTCTTTTGCGTTCTCTGCTTATTAAAGACGGAAGACGATAATTCATATCCGCTACTGCTTTATCATGTATGGAGTTGATTAAAAACATCTCTCTTTCATCCCCTGCGAACTCAGTAAGAACCAAAAGGAACTTACTTATCAGGTATTCGTTTTCTTCTACGGTAAGTCTCATACGTTTCTTTTTTTTAATATACTGACTGTTCTTCCTTTACCTCTTGTTCTTGATCTTGATTGTTCGTAACGTCTTCCACAGTATAGAGCTTGGGCGGCGTCGGCGGCTGGTTGGGGTTCACGAACTTCGTCCCTCCCTCCCCGTACATCCATCCATGCCCCGGCAGGATCTCTGGGTGGATTGTATTAGTAAGCTCTTCCATACTAACTTGCCTTACCTTCAGTATATGATGAAACACCAGTCCGGCTGTCCTGAATGATGTTTTGTTTTCAGTTTTAAACCGGTCAAGAGTCTGATACCAGTCTTTCCCAAATATCATATACTTGTCCAGCCCGTATCTGCGAGGATTATGCAAACCTATCATTAACGTACATAGTTGCCCCAGCGTATCAGACTGATAAAAGTCAGAAAGACGGGGAGGCTGCTCTTGAGGGCTTTTTATCCTTCCTTCTATCTCTCTGTTGAATTGGGATATGATGAGGAAAAATATGTTTTTATATACTAATTTAGCCTCGTTCATAACCGCCACCAAATCATCTATAGCCGACTTAGGATCCAATCCCATTCTTTTTATCAAAGCAATATGATCGACTTTAAATATTATAAGACGTTTGTCTTTGTGTTTGGTAGCTATATGATACACGGCCGCCTCAAACTCTTTTACCGTACACGGAGCATCGATGTATATTATATTATTTCTAATTTCACCTTGAAGGATTTCAAACATCCTCATCTCTTCTACTGTATTAGAATCTTGCCTTCTTAATATTTCAGGAGCCCGTTTTTTCATATCCTGGCTCATTCTGCGAAGAAGAAGATCTTGAGGATTCATTTCGAACTCGCAATTGACAAGAAAATAATCTTCTGCTTGCGGGTTGATCATCGGATTCATCACATTTTCCAATATCTTTTGGGCCACATACGATTTACCTACAGACGGGCGGGCTCCTATGGCAATAGCATGCTGAGGGAAAATACCTCCAAGCAAAGCCTCATCAATATAATCGTATCCGGTTTTAGCGGGGATAAGCTCTCCCCGCCTGTATTTCAAGATATTCTCATACGCCTCTTCCATAACTTGTTTAGAGGTCTTGAATATCCTTCTTATATCTATCCTATTTGCTATCTCCTCTTGCATTTTTGTCACCTTTCGTATCCGACTTGGATCCCCTATTAGCTTTTACTGATTTATACCTAAGACCATTCTTGGTATGAGAACAATCCTTGCCTTTCCTCCAGCCCTTGCCCTTCTTCTTGTCCGTTTCGTAGTTTTTACGACCAAGCTCCCGGCGTTTGGCTTTCTGTTCCGGTCTGGCATTTATCTCCTTGTCCTTTTTAGCCTTTTTCTTCCTGGCTTCGGGATGAGTCCTGTAGTACTCTGTCGATCTACCCATGTGCTTATGTTTTTTTTGATTAATAATAGCACAAAGATAGGCAATTCGCGCCCTATTTCAATCTGCCGTAACTCATATCAGGATCACACCAGACATACCCGTCTTTCTCATCATGAAGATACTCAGGGCATCCTCTGCATGCGCTACTGCCTGACACTATTTGGTTGTTCTTATTAGGGCACTTATCTCCAGGCTTATGCCATTCTATTCTCGAACCTGATCGTTCTTTGTTTACATGACAGAACTGAAAGACTTTTCCCATCGTCTTCTCGCCGAACATACCTATATGTGTGTATTCTTCCGGTATAGATAGAAATTCGGATAAATCTTTATACATCCTTTCCCGTTCCTCCGGCGTAGACCATAGTCTATCAAGTTCGGCATGGACTCTTATCTTAAGAGACCTCAGTGATGGCCCCGCAAGCCGGCCTTTAGCTTTTCCCTTATTCGGCCCTGATTCATGAACACCGACATAAGCATTGCATGGTTTACACATCATAACCATCCCTAAGCCTTTTCTGCTATATATTTTATCGGCATTGACCAACTCGGTTTCTCTTCCGCAATAAGGGCAAATTTCGCCTCTTAAAATCCGTTGTTGCCGCACATTGAGTTCCATACTCTATCCTTTTGTTTCTCTTTAAACTTTTCATACAAACTGCTTTCAGTTTCCATTTCCGAGATCTCCACCTCTACGTCCTCTCTTTTGAAAATTACTTTCTTGGCTGTAGGATACGCACATTTAGAGATACGAATAGCATTACGAATAGCGTAAACAAAATACGTTTCTGGTGATGATTCGATCACCACTACCTCATTTAAAGTGTTTTTATAATTTTCCATGTTGTTATCTACTTGCTTCAATTACACACCCTGGATTATCTTCACATGCCTCTTTGTATTCGATAAGAAACTTAAGAAATGAATCATAAGACCCCCATCCGTTTTCTGGTTCGTATCTCAAAAGACTCTTTCTCTTGGAGATCATAATATATATACCTTTTGCGAGTATCTTCACCATCTCCTTAGTATCTATTTCCCTGCCCAATTCTTCCGGTCTCCAAACATAATCGTATAGTGTTTCTTTGTTTTCTGATACGAATATTTTTTGTGCCATCTTGTTCATGTTGTGGGTGATGTTTGCAACCCATTTACGATCCTCTTCTTTCTTCTTGCTCTTAATATAAACGTCCAGGCTCATAATATTTGTCTTTTACTTTGTTATTAATTATCAAATCTGCCACATCATCTCCGTCCCCTACATTCTCAACACTCTGAAGATAGTCCGATACTTTTATCCTTGACTTCATCATCATCCCATCTATCTTTTTACTCCATGTCTCAAATGCTTGTCCTTTGTCCGGAAAAGCTACAGTCTTTCTATCTTTTAAAACATCTATCACTTCCGGTCTTAAGTTCTGCAACCCACCGGTAGCTACAAATAACTCATCTGGTTTATTCACGGCGCATATAATAGCCGTCTTTTCTGACTCCACCAAATTAACTACCTTATCCGGATACTGGCTTAAAAGATGCTCTCCGAACAGGCATTGTCTAAACAAGAAGTCTCTTGCATGCAACGAGTGATAAAACATGACATGAGGTCGCTCATTGTCACCGTCTTTTTCCTTCACTCTTTTTACATCAATCTCATTCCCCTGGCTGTCGGTCTTTATATAAAAATCCATAATCTTGCCGGTTCTACACACAAAGTCCTTATCTATCTGCCAGAATATACAACACCCTTTCCATCCCCATAAGTCCATTGTTCCAACATGATACCTTCTAAATACGTCAGATACCCTTTCTTTTCCCCATAGAGACGATAAAAATCTAAATACGGTGTTTCTATCGTCTGGAACTACAGTCCTCTCAAACTCGCTAAAAGGTATGTAATTTACAACGTCAGGATTTACAGGAGGACGATAAGCTCTTATGCACTTATTTCCCGAAATCCAAAGATCTTTGTCACCTACATCCTTGCCGGTAGGTCGTTTATCATAACCGCAAGTTCGTTCATGATCGCATCTTCCAAACTCATTGCCAACGACCTGACCGGTCGCCACATCAATATAAGGGGTAAGGCACCGGCTTTTCCCGCAAGCCGGGCAGGTTAGCTTCAGTCGGCTCCTGCCAGGCCTGCGGTCAAGTTGAAACCGGGGTACATTTTCGTATTTTCTAAAATCAAGCATAATGCTTATTTATATTACAAATCTTTTAGACATTTCCTCAGCAATATCATATACAACAATATGATCCTCTTCATTGTACGGCTTATTGATATTCAGCACTCCTTTTCTCACTTTAAACCTCTTATCTTTTCTGATATGATTCAACATCCCTTGTTGGAACACACAGTCCGCTTTCTCCATAGCAGCATTTTTATCAGACCATTCTTTTAGCGTATAACCTTTACTGTTCGTGCTTTTTGGAGAAAAATTCATAATACGTGCATCAATTCCGTACCAGTTTTTAACCATTCTCCTTTCAGCCTCCAATTGAAAAGCATGTTCATTTCGTATGTCACCTGATTTAAAATCTAAGATAACAATCTCTTCTTTCTCCACTTCTCTCACTTCCTTCTTCGGATCTCCTTTTTTGAACTGCCCCGTAGCCCTTTGATACACGGCTCCAAAATAACCTTCTTCTTTGTATTTGAATGTCATTTTAACCATCGCATCTATCGGCGTAGCTACCAAATAATCTTCTAATGACAATATTCTTTCAATCATCATCGGCTTAACCTTATACTCCGAACAAAACTTAGCAAACTTCATAACTCTGACAATCATATCGTCAAGATCATCTATGCTACCAAAGAATTTGTCAAGATTCTTTTTTGATATTTTAAGCTTGCCTTCTTGCACTGTCTTAACTATAAAACTTCGATTTAAGACCATATCTCTACCCGTCAAGTACAATCCGTATAGGTAGTGCATGATCGTTCCTTTATCTGCATCATATTCTGATACTTCTTCCGGATTGCGACCAATCATCCTCATCTCCTGTCTCCATTCTTGAAGAGCCGTCTTGTCATCTACGAATCCGTCTCTGATCATGGTTGTTACCGAAGCATATATCTTGGCTGTCCCATCATCCATCTTTCTTACATAAAAACGATTACCGTCTAATGTCAATCTTACGAATTTGGGAGTCTCGATCTTCTTTAACTCATCACAGATATAAAACGGCTCTAACGTTTCCTGATTTTCTGTAAACGGATTCGAATCTTCTTCTCCAGGGTTAGGAGCGGCTTCCTCTGCCAGAGCTTCTGGTTCCTCCTTCTGGGCCTGCTCTGGCTCAGGCGCCGGCTCTTCAACTACTGGAACCTGTCCACCTCTTTCCGCTATGTCTCTGTTCTTTATTAAAGACATAACCTCCTTCTTCAACTGCTCTGGTGTTTGGTTAGGATCTGACACCGACATCACAACATCGTTCATTCTAAACAACGTATTTCCTTCTCCTTCCACCATGGGTACAAATCCTAAATCTGTCAATATTTTTATTTTTTCTTTCATGATCTTCCTCTAATCAATTCTTCTTTAATGCAATGTAACACTGTTTCCACTTCATCTTTATCTCTATCTTTCACTGCGATAGCTATATCCTTACCATAATTCTCTCTTCGTATGTGAGCATAAAAGATAGTTTCATCGTCAGCTTCTATTCTTATTTTATAAAGTTTTCTCATATCTGTCAATTATTTCAATAATTAATCTACCTCTTTCTTTAATCATTCCCCTGCTTTCCATATCCAGCACCTTCTTTACCGCATACTTCCATACAAAAGGAAATTCTGTTTCAAGTTTATCAAATTCCATCCGGTCAAGATACATGTCGAATACCGTATGCTCCGATTCATGAAGGAAAACTATATTATCCCTGCAAGTAGCAACCGACTTATATATCCTTTTCGGAAGTATGTGACATACGTTACATACTGTAGGAAAATGAATAGCCTTACCAGTCATAGACATTTGAATACTACCCAACTCCTCCAACATAAGACGAAAAAACCCGGATAAATCCGGGTTCTCTAACTTTTTCTTCTTGCTGCTGTTTTTGATGGATGTAATTCTGTCTTTTTTCTTCGGAGTCAACTCTTTGCTCCTGCAAGCCTGGCATAAGCCATGACTTCTTATCATCACTTTTCGTCCACATCTTTTGCAGACGTATAATTTCTTTCCCACTTTTTATATTTCAATACAAGCGATATATATTTAGATATAAGCGATATAGTTGAAAAGGATAACGCCGTTAAAGACAACGTATATGGTAAGTTCATTAACCATCTTGGTACCTCTTCTGTCTTAATCACTATCAGCAAAGTAGCACCTGCCACTACCAATAATACACTTGCCGTCGCAAGTGCTACACGGGAAACAACATCAATCATCAGTTTTCTTTTCTCCCAATTTTTCTACGCCTTTTTGCAGATCGTATTTAAACACTTCAATGATTTTCGTTTCTGCAATAGACTCACAATTCCAGTCTCCTAACGTGCCCTGCATACCTTTAGTTAACACAGCTTCGGCATCCTTAGGATTGCCGGCCTGGACATACATATAGCATGGAGTTTTCTTTTCTTTACCTTTCTTTTCATCCAGTGTAATGTAATTTACCTTACACTTATACCAGTACTCAGCTTCTCCATTGAAGAAGATTTCCGACACTTTAATAGGATTTATTTTAACAATATCGAATACTTTAAATAAATCCTTGAAAATCTCCAAAGATCTTGATTCTGCCTCTGTATAAGACAAGGCATCTACCAAATACTTTTCAGTTACTTTCTTCTTTTTGCCGTTCTCGATATTATCAATCTCGGCTTTTACCGTAATTTCAAACCAGCGATTCATTGTATTAATATTTAATTAGTTGATTTCTTTCCTTTCTCTATACTGTTTTTAAATCTTTCAGAACACCACTGCAAAACGTCCATCATCATCATCTCATTATTAGATAAGATACCTTTTATAACTAACGCCAATTGATGCTGTGACATTCGTTGGCTCATATCAAATCTTCTTTCCTCTTCATTTACTATCGTAGCCACGAAATACTTACACCCCTCCAAATGTGTCAGGGCTTCAATCATGGCTTCTTTAATCTCTTTTTCTTCCATCCTGTTTTTTTGGACAAAGATATGTCTTTTGATAATAAAAAAGATTCAAAATGATTTAATTTAGCTTAATTGCTGCTATTTTAATTCGTCAGGTATAGGAACTGGTATAGACATGTCGAACTTTTTTCTGATAAACACCTCTGTTTCTTCATTGAATGGATAGGCCTCCTTGATAAAATTCATAGCCACCTCCATGTCGCCGTCTGCTATATCCTTATACCTCTCAAAGATGCCAACCATGTCGTTGTTATATGAACGCTCTTGTTTTATATTGTACACGTATTTCAACACCCTGTCTTTAATTTCATTGGCTTTTTTCACGGTGTCATTGAAGGTATTTATACCTGTCAATTCAGGGTTTTTATTTTTCTCATCTATCTTATCAAACTCTTCCTCGCTATATCCTGTTTCTCCTTTAACAGCCGGGCAAACACCCTCCTTCATGATCCAAAACTGTTCATACGATCCTTCCAGATATCTCGATTCTGTTTTAAATGCATTATACTTGACAAGCAAATTAGCCACCTCAGTTGCACCTTCTATGGTTCTAAAACCGATGCCGATATCTTTTAATACAAATAATGGAACTCCTGTTTTGGGGTACGAGATTTCTTTTTTGTTCTTTATATTCCAGTTTTTAGCTTCAATTGGAATACCTTTATTAGCAAGCTCTTTGTCTATATACAGACTTATGTCTTCGTCTGTCAATGCCACAATCTCATCTCTGCTTAAATCAAAAACTGTTTTCATTTTTCTTTATTTATTAAATTAAACAACTTACTTCTTTGTTCAGGCTCCGTATATTCTACCCATATATCGGCTGCCACATTTCTAAGAAATTCCATAAAGTCATGATGATCCCTATATTCAACAGAATCGACTTTTCTCACAAAACTTAGGATTTCCTTTAACATCTTATTGTTTTCTTCAAGAAGTTCTCTGTCGGTCATAACCTTTCAAATTTTCTTCTTAATTTATTCATTCTTCTATTTTCTTTAAAACAAGGAAATGGCTTATCTTTTACCGATAAATAACCATCTTGAATACAGTCGCTTATAGCTTTAGAGGATAGTATTTTTACTAATTTTGTACCCGATCTATCATTAGGATCGTCAAGTCCTAAAACGTTTTGCATTCCGGTATTAGACCTCGCCTCTACGAATTAAATAACATTCTCCTTTTTTATTAGGATGCTTCTTAAACGGATCTTTTGGCAAATATATGTATTCATACTTATCAGTATATTTTTTTTGTTTCTCCAAATTGGATGAAGTGTTTTTCCTTTTTTGTCTCATAACTCTAACTTTTAAAAATGAATAATTAATTGAGGTATATAATTACCTAAGGTAACAGATCACCTATGTAAGCATACCTTATTATCTTGTTTTCTGCCATGAATACATTCCAATAAGAAACTACATCTGCACGCTCAATTTTCCATATATTGTAAGACACACTGCGTTTCGTTTTAAATTCAACTAAGATGTATCCTGACTTTATAATGACTTCTTTTGCATCATGCCACACACTGTTGATGCGCCATTCTGCACCTGCTATGAAATCTTCACGGCAATTATCCTTGCGTAGAACATAATCGTCTGCATCCACTTCTTTGAGAACTCTTCTCCGAAAATGTGTTTTACCTACGGAATAATCTTTTGCTGCTTTTTCAATATCTTCTCATTTCATTTCTTTTCAGTTATTAGTAGCGGGACAGCTCTCATACCATCCCGCTACATAATTACAACCGTTTCAATCCTCCTTTGTATTATCATTGTAAGTTACTTCCACAGAATCAAGTTGCTCATCAGATATTTCAATATTATTATTAATCTGCCAAGCTCTTATTCTCTTGTGGATTCTTTCGTTTTCACATTCTGTTACAAACCCATTAAGACGTAAGAACACCCTGCAATAACAGGCTATTGCCAATTTCATTCTATTATTCATATTCATTTCTTTTTAGTTGTTAGGTAATTTCATAAAACACATCCACATAGTTTTACCGCTCCGACCGGTTGTATGTCCGAATAAAGGCTGTCGGTCAATAGCTTTCAAAACCTCTTTAACGGTTACTTGGTCTTCATTCCATTTGAAAACAAGAATACCGTAATCATCGAGCACCCGAAAGCACTCGTTGAACCCCTGTTTCAGCAATCTTGGCCAATCTTCTGACAGTTTGCCGTATTTCTTAGCTAACCAACTATTCTCACCAACCTTAACCAGATGGGGCGGATCGAATACAACCAGCTTGAAACTCTTAGCAAGGAAAGGAAGATTGGTAAAATCCGCGATGAGATCAGGATGAACTTTCAAATTTCTGCCATCACAAAGAATATGTTCTTCGTTCCGGATATCAACAAACAAGGCTGCTGGATTATTTTTATCAAACCAAAACATCCTGGAGCCACAACAGGCATCCAATATAATTTTATCCATTCGACTCAGCTCTTTTTAAAGTTTATCTATTATTTTGTCACCCATTTCCTGCCATTCATTACTCACGCTTATAACCAATCCTATGACAGTGAATGATAATAACAACGTAAAAATAAGCCATAACAGAAAGCAGATAAAAACACATACATACCTCATGATTTTTTTTAGTTGTTAGATAAAAGCAAAATCGGTTCATTTGACTCCGCAATTGCTTTTATTTGTTCTGGATTGATAAAACTCTTAACTTGTTCGCTTATATTACAAATGGACTTGATCATATCAACGAATAATTTCGAGGTACATTCATTACACTCCACTTCCATTACCTGTTTATGTCTATTGTATGATATGCTCGTTACACAATTCAGCCAGTGCGCATAGGTTCCTTTTTCTGTATTTAACCTGCTGTATTCTACTTTTGTCTCTCCATTTCCATATTCAATTACTCTTTTTAGAAATGGTTTTGCATAAACACTAAAACCGAAAGGTTGGGCGTTTAAGGCATCTAAACGGGAAGTTCCATCCCTCCATTCTCCATTTTCATCGCCTCCTGTCCATTCCTTAGAGGGGTTAGGGACAATATTTCCGTTTTTGTCATATGAAAACAGGCAATTCGTTTCCAGTTGATACTTAATAACAGGCACTTCTTCTACTATTTTATAACTCAAACATCTCTTCAGAACTTCCCTGATTTGACTCACCAGATCAGAAAATGATGTGCTATTGAAATATCCTTCGTTACCTAATCTGTTTGTAGGTAATTTGATCCCATAAGAACGAATCTTATCCACATCTTCTTTTGATAAAGTAACGGTAAGCACTCCTTTTTTGGTGATATTCACTTTAACAGTTACAGACAAACTGTTATTAGCGTTCTTTTCCGTTATATTTAGTGTTGTTAATGCTGCCATAATCAGATATTTTTAAAATCAATTCGAATAAATATAATACATTCCTGCTTCATATACCTTATGTACATCAGGGTCATTCTTGTCTTCCGGTTCCAATTCACTCTCTTCACAAGTATAATCCCATTCAGTATTATAGTACAAATCCTCGTCTGTTTTCTCCAAGGAACAATCTTTCATTAGATTCATATTTTCTCCCCAAACTGCAACTTCTTGCTGTTGCTCTTCTTCTGTCATAAGGGATATTTTGTCTTTTAATTCTTTCCAGGTCATGATTTTTAAAAGATGATTAATAATTCATTCTACATCAAAAAGTTGATCTAACACCAATAATTCGGCATCCATATCTTCATCTTTCGGGAAACGAACTTTTATGTTTCCGAATTTAGATGTCTTAAACAAGATGTAGGGGTTCATGTCTTCGGCAGTCACCGGCTTATATTCCTTAACCTCCGACATCTTGAGATACCAGTCGCCTATTTTCACAAACCCGGAGAAGACAGAACACAGATGCACTTTCACGGACAGTATTTCCCTTTTATCTTTAAAGGGTATAATTTCCTCCTTCCCTCTTATCCTGATTGACAAGAAAGGACGAATGTTATCTGTTTCATTTTGAAATTTGAAGCCTGTTATGGCTTGCTTGGGGATTCTTCTTCCCATTAATATAAAATAGCTCATTGTGATAAGTGATTTTGTTTTATATCAGGTAAGTAATTTGTAATAACATCAAGTGATATCCATAACTCTGGCTCTATGCTGTTTTTTATTCTATCACTGAAAAGAGAATTATCATCACAATCACAATGAGAGATTGTGATATAACAATCTTGATAATCCCACCAATGAGCCGATTTAAAATCGTCTCCTCCATTCCAAAACCCTATTCTTATACCTCTTGGGTTGAAATCTTCATCTATCCAACTTGGGTGATAAGCCAACACTTCTTCTCCCTCTGAAGGTTTTTCCTCTTTGAATTTCTTCCAGTTCATCTCACCTTTAATTAATTAGACACAAATATACAAGTTTTACTAAGATGCCCTTCTGTCATCTCTTTGACATACTCCCACACCTAAAGTTCGCGGTAGTATGTCAATCTATTGATTTCTTCCCAATCTTTTTAATCTTTGTTGGTCTTGACAATCGATAATCCTTTTCTATCGGCCTATCGAATACGTCATTCCTATATCCTTTATATCCTTTCTCGTAAATACTAACCCTTGCACAAAACTCAACCACATCGCCTGGTAATAAATCGGCGCTTTCGAATCCTTTTGTCAAATCAAACCACAAATGATCTGTTACTATTTTACCATCGAGTAACACGTCTTGTAAAAGTATTGTCTTTACAGGTCCTTTATACCCATCCCTGAATCCAAAACGAATGAATGTCGCTGTAAATACGTGCCGATCTCTTGATCCTATTATTTTCAGTTCTTTTCTCATTCTCTTTCATTTATTTGTTTCACTTATGAAATTGACAACATCCTTTAGATATCCTTCTGTCATCTCTATGAAATTCACACAATCTAATTTGCTTAATTTGTAAATCAATGCCGGATTGTGTACTATGGCTATAATTTGCGTTTGTGGTTTATGGAATGACAATACATTATAAATTTGCATTATATTGTCAATGTCAAGATTCCTGTCTGGCTCATCCATGAGAACCGTGTATTCAAAACTGCTTTCTGTTAATGTTATGCGGTTTCTTTTATAATACTTCAACAGACTATCAATTCTTTTAATCCAAAACGCATTTGATTTTTTCTTGTATTCTACAAGATCTTGTATTGGAAACGTATAATCCTTTTGACCGAACATTAAATTGAAAAGTGATTCCAATGATAACACCACTTTCTCTCCATAAGATCTTCTAATATTATTCACATACAAATCTAAGTTGCTGATGTTTTTCAATACACTATCTCGATTCATCTCCGCCGATGGCAATAAACGGAATACTTTCCCTGCATAATCGGATGATATGTCAATCCCATCAAGAACCTTGTCATCATCATCAAATATAGGTGGAAAATCCAGTGCCTCGATCGGTATTTCAGAGCACATGGATTTCTCACATAACGCATACATTGATATGATGTTAAGCAAAGTTGATTTTCCACTACCGTTTTTACCTACAATCACATTCACTCCTGGCTTGAAAATAAATTCTCTACTATTTTCAAACGCTTCTATGTCAGAAGCATATTCAAAAGGAGTTTTTGTATTGTCTTTTATTTTTACTTTATATATCATTTTATACTGGCTATGTTATAAAACATACGGATGTTATTTAATTTCATATTTTTCTTCTCTAACTTTGTTTTACTCAATCGAATCATATAGTCCCTTGTTTCGGACAAGACGGTTGGGTAAAAGAGGTCTTTGATATAAGGTTTTACCCTAAAAAAAATATTCGTTGGGTAAGTAAAATCAAAAACGTTTTGTTTAGTAAAAGAATCCGGTGATCTCACTTTCGAGCAACCGGTAGAGGGTATTGGTGATACCCAGTATGAAGTTTCATACAAATGTATATTGTTTTACGCTTTTTTGCGTAAAGTGGTGTATAATCACCTTGATGTTATCATTGTAATCCTTTTAAAAATCAATTACCGCCCGAACCATGTCTCCGATGTGCTTGTTGCCAGTGCCCGTGAGGCCACTGGAGAAGACCACGTACCACGCGACGGCCTGGCTGCTCTCAGTACTGGACCAATACCACGTCGAGGAGAGGGGAGATGCCGAAACATAAGCGAATGCTTTGTTTAGTTCGTTCATATAATGGGCCATTAAATTTAATTGACCAAGAGATGGTATATACTCGCCATCTTCCAGCAGATTTCTCAATTTTGGATTTCTGGCTACAAGGCGTTCCGTATTGCCGCGTCCGTCAATGTCAAACAGCGCATCACATTCACGTTCGTAATATGTCCCACTTCCGGATTCTTCACGGCTATCATCGTCAAGCAATTGTACGATATCATGCTCCGTCAGTGAGATTGCAAATGACATGTATCTGTGCTTCAACCCGATGTATCGTACACAATCTTTGGAGTTATCGCCGGTAAACGGCTCTGCATGTCCGTCTTCGTAGATTATATATAGTCCGTCAGTTGACTCTTTCTTATCCTCTTCGGATGGTACTCTGTTTTCACATGTACATTTCTCACTTTTGGATCTTACGATTATATTCAATTCATTTAATACATGATTCCTGATGACATTCTCGCACGCTCTTCTTACAAAATCATGATCTCTTTGTTTGAGTTCATCATTCACCATGCATCTGATCCAGTTTTCTATCTGGTTGTCACCTCCATATGTATTAACCATGTACCGTTTTACGTGTTTCTCCAATAACGGCTCTATGTTTTTGATTATATCTTCTTTGGTAAGGTGAAGTTCATTTAATATACAGTTCCTTACCGCCCTGTATTCTTTACTTGTGCTCATGATATGCCCATTTAATACTGTGAATCATATTTTCTTTCTCTCCCGCTGTCTTCCCCTATAGGATTATCCCATCCGTATTTTACAGCCGTAGCTTTAAATAGAGGTAGCCCGTAAAATCTATAATCATCCTCATCCCAGTCTTCAAGACCTTCTTCCAGGATGTAGTTCCACATCATTACACATTCAAACATTAAACTGGCTGATATTCCTCTCTGATTTAATGCCTTTTCAAAACCGAATCTTACATCTTCTTCAAGCTGTTTCAAAACATTCTCCCTGGTAAATTCAACTACAGTACTGTTCCACCTTTCTTCGTTATTGTATTCTTCGTTCGGCTCCATACCGAAATCCTTTATCATGTTATATGGGATAAATTTAGCCAGTCTGTTAAAATCTCTACCGTCTAAACATTTTGATGCTAATCCTTTAAGTTGTTCTAATGTTTTCATAAGCAATTTTGTTTTATAGGTTAATCCCATCCTCCAGTAGTGTACAAAGATACATCTTCCTCCTCTACGTTTACACCTTTAATAGCCTGTAGAAGTTTTTTCTTTGTCTCCCGGCACATATTGTAACCATATCCTTTATACCGATATGAGCGCTCCCATGTACTTACTGGAAAAGGAATATTTTCGTCAATGACCAGCCTCTTCATATGAAGATGTTCGAAGAATTTCTCATGATAGAGTAGTTTGTACTCGTATGCTACTATACTTGCAGATGAGAATGGAAAATAATCATAATATTTGTATCGTTTTCATTGTTCACTATCTAACTAATATACGACCCTGGCCACAGACAGCCAGGCCGACCTCATGGCAGGCTCCACCTTACCCTGGCTGTTCTGCCCACTCCCTGTACCCTACGTTAAAACCAATAGGATCATACCTTTTGATCATAGTGCCGTAATTCTCTCTACCGCAATACCTGTTCTTTCCTCCAATGATCCATGTTTCATCGTCTCTATCTGGAGATATGGAGTTAAGAAACTTCTCATAATCTTTTCTACTCTTTCCCATCTTTGTCTTGATTTAAACAATAGTTAATAAAATAAGCAACCTGTTCATTTTCCCCTGTATTATCATAATCACCTAAAGTCATATCATCATAATCCAGCAGAACTATACGAAAATCGTTTTTTTTGACATACACTTCCGTTAAATACATAGGAATCCCAGCAATTTCTATTATCACCGGAAACTGATCATCGAAGTCAAACGCATCATTAGTTTCTTTAAACTCTTTAAATTCTTTGAATTTTAGCTTTATACTTCCACCGTTCTCCACTAATGCCTCTTTGATGTACTTTAATCTTTTTGCATTCAGATCAACCTCTGCTTTTTCTATTTCTTTGTACAATTCATTCAGATCCATATTCCACTATATTTATGTTATCGAATTTTTCTTTTATAACATCCAAGGCACCACACTCGTTTGTTACCATAACATACTTTCCTGGCTTCATTCTCCACAGATTGAAATACCTTGTCACATTTATAATGTTATTAAATAATGATATTTCGTATCTTGTGTTCCCATTTTCATCATGTCCAGCTTTTTTAAAATAACATAGGGTCGGCTTGTATTTGAAATAATTAAAAAGCCTATACCATCCCTTTCCGTTACATGTTTCACGATTCCATATTCCAGTAAGCTTCCTATATCCCCTTACCGGTATTTTCTCTATTTCTTTTGGTACAATCTTGACATACTCTCCTTCTCCGATTGGTATAGTCATATTACCTGCCTCTTCCGTGCAAAAGTATTCTATTTCAGATGCCATTCCTTTATACACATAGAACCGGTATGGGTTCCCGTCAGGGTCTACCCGATCCATATAGTATAATATCACTTTGTCTACTTTTATCTTTTTCATTCCTTTATTCTCCTTATCTTTAAATCGTTATTCCCACAGTATTCCTTCAACCAACTATCCGTTAGATAACGATTAACTCTATCGTATTTCTTTTTCGGACCCTTGCTCCAGAATTTCCATTCGTTTGTGATATTGTACCCATATTTATCAAACCAATGGATATAATACACTACGTTACCGTACAAATCCACTCTTTTTCTTTCCTGTATGACTACCTCGTAAGGCATCTTCTTGCCTCTTTTCTCCATCTTTGTCCTCCTTTCTTGAATAAAAAAAACGGCACCTATCTTCGCAGACCAGTGCCGGTAACTAACTTACATGGAAAACTATTTTACTTCAACTAATTCTACAGAGCTGTAGAATTTAGTGAAGCTACCAACAAATTCTCTTATATTTTTATATTCTTCTGGTCGTTTTCTGTTACCGTCTTTTATATAATTTACCCACAGTCTATCTTCTATGCTCTTAATCGCATTTTCTATAGTAAATTCGTCGCTGACACACATTAAACACGAAGATCCGGTTTTCTTATGTGGTTTATACACCCTTGAAAAAGACCACATTTTTATCCTGTCGTATATATATCCGTTGTTTGGATAAACGAATCCTATCCGGCTGTCACCTTCTTTAGCATAAAACACACCTGGCTCTTTCCCGCCTTTCTTATACACAATAAATCCTTTTTCTTTTAGGATCTTAACCACTTTATCTAATTTATTTTCTACGTTCATTTTCATGCAAAAATTTAAAAACGACCTTCATTACATTTCCAAAGTTCTCCACCTTAACCCACTCGTGAGCTACTGCTCTAAGTACGGATGTTTCGTATGTCGGAATATCGTCTTCTTCAACCACCTTACAAGAAGCCAGAACTCCTTCAGTCGGCTTTAGTCCGAGGTCATGCAGCTCGCAGAGACCGCCCGGCTGGCGGAATGCGCACCACCCGTCTTTCTCTGTTGGCTGGATCATCGCTATTGGTTTTTCTTTCACTGCAAGATACCCTACCATCCACATTGTTTCTTTTAACCTGTCAGCGTATCCGGCATCTATGATAGCCTCTATGTCTTTTGGCGTACCAATACAAGGAACTTTACACATGTTTTTACATTTATCACATGTACAAGGTTGCTCCCATCTGTTATGATCTATGCCTACCAACTTCTTTATCCGTTCTACTTCTTCTTTCATATTATACTATCTCTGTTAGTTTTTCATAATACAACTTCATTTCCGGTGAAGCATATTCCATGAATGCTTCGAATAAGTAGGGTACCTCTATTATCATATTCACATTACAACCTTCTGCCTGTGAAAGAGATTCAAGATCATTGCTGTATGAACACGTTACATGAGCTCCTACATTAAACACATGTAAATCTAATCTTACATATTCCATACATAAATCTAACGCTTTAAACAAGTTTTCTACCTCAATCTCCTGAAATAGGTCTATAAACATCCTTAAATCCATTATTTTACTACCCTTTCTATGTGTTTAATTAATACTACTGCCATCCCCTTACCTGTTTTTATCGCACATTCCGATCCTTTTATCCATTCTACACACCCTACATACTTTTCCGTAACATGAAATCCGGGATTGTATTTTCCAGATGTACTGAACTCTACCGTATCCCCGACCTTCAGATCATCAAAAGCGACAGACCATGTGGTCCAAATTCTATCATGTCTCCCAGGCTGAATAGCTCCGATTACGCCTTTTTTACGACCGTTTTTTATCGCCCTTAGTATTATCTTCCTATCACCTTCGATAAGGCTGCAAAAGCGCCCGTAAAAGGTCAAATCAACCTGTTTTCCTCCTATTTCTTCTCTTATTTTTGTTATTCTGTTCATTTTCTGATTTTGTTTTATTTTTTTCTTTGTTTTTTCTATCTTCTATAGAAGATGATAATAACATTATCTTTTCTATGTTACTTTTTGACTGTAAAAAAGAATCGCATTTCATTACTACTACCACCTTCTTAAGTTCCCCATTATCATACAGCGATACACGCATCATGTTTTGCGCCTCGTCCACTATCAGACCTGGAGTAGTCTTAGCCATTTTGCGTAGCTTATTATACTCCGGTCTTTCCATTTCCTCTGTTTATTACTCTATAGTATTTATCCTTGTCCCCTTCTTTCAACTTCTCCAGATAGAAAATTCCATCATGTAAATGAGACAAACAAAACCTGTATCCGTATTTCTGTACTCTTCTTACATGATCCCGCAGTCTTATCTCTTCACTTTTGTCTTGTACTTTGATCTTAATACTGTCTCCTTCTTTGATTGTGTATAAAATAGTTTGAATCTCTTCTTTTTTCATCTTATAAAATATTTTAACGGCAGCACCTATACTCACGCACCACTACTGCCTTATGTTTAACAATTAAATACTTAACTCTTCAATGGTCAAGCCTTTTTCTTTTGCCCATTTTAACATTGCGCATAATTCTGTTTCTGACTTATATTTCGGATCACGCCACGCCCATCCGAATTTATCCAGGACATGATGATATAATTCGTCGGCCTTTGCCGTGTAAATGTCTTTGAATAAATGCTCTGAACCTTCCGGTATAAGCATCTCTGTTGTTGCAAAATCAGAATATGATAAACATTCGTAAGCATGTACTGTTATTTCACTCCACGCTTCTCCGGCTTTAAATCCAAATTCTTTTACAAAAGCCAAAGTTAGATACATATTTAATAATATTGTTACATCATATCCAGAATCCGACTTTCTTTCTATTATTTCCTTTTCAAATTCCTTTAAATCTTCAGGCCCTAAAAAGATGTATCCTGATACCGACCTATAATTAGCCTCCGCATACTTCTTGCATTTATCATCATTGATAATCTTACCAATGTTAGATGACATCTTTTGCCTCCATTCATCACAAAACTCTACCTCTACGTTCATCCAATCAGTATCATAATTATATTCTCTCGGATGTCCGACCGATGTTACCTTTATGTTATTCACGCCATATCCGTAAAGGCGTTCACTTACCTCATTCGCCCATTCCTGTACAAAAGGAATAAACTTATTGCAATAAGAATCAAAATCAAAATCCGATTCTTCCTCATATTCCGGCATCTCTTCATAATCCTGTTCAAAGAAATATCGAGGATCTGCTATTGTTTCGTAGAAACTTACGTTAATGAAACAAAACTCGTTAGTTGTCGTTTTTAATATCATAACTTTTTGTATTTACGTACATTTTTCTTGCCATAGAATCTACACATGGCACGAATCTGACTATAAAATACTTTTGTCCTCCTGGCCTCAAAGTATTTAAACATTTCTTCATTCTTTGTTTCCCAAACGTAATCCGTTTGGGAACTCATGCGATCTTTCTCCTTGCGTGAATAATGGTAATATGATACCACAACTCGTTTCGCACCATTCCTTACAGGTACGATATTCACATCTATGTTATTATCTGTCATATTATTATTGTTTTATGTATTATACAAATACAAAGAGCGCATACCTTCACAGGCCGGCGCTCCTTTCAATAAAAATGAAAAAACTAATATTACATAAACATATTGTTTTCTACTCTTTATTACAATACTTTTGTTCCGCAATTATTATATCTTCCGTACTCTTTTTTCGTATCATTCAAGATTTCAAAAACCATCTTCTTGTGATCTTCGTTTGGTAACCTATCCTTAACAGCCGATATTACGCCCGCTATAGACGTAAAGCCTGAATCTGTTATTGAACACAGCAACACGCCTCTGTCGGCTCCGGTGCTTATTGCTGACGCCTTTATAATATCATTCTTATATATTCTCATAACTTTTTTGTTTTATTGTTTGTGAGATGCCCAGAATCGAACCAGGACCGGCACATACGCACCGGCACGCCGCGTCATCCCCTCTATGATGCAGAAATAGGCATGCCTATCCTCACGAACCGACATGCCAAAACCCAAAACTTAATTTGATGAATAAAATAGATTAACAAAAATACTATTCTAATTCTTTTATAATATCTTTCACAATATTCAGCCTTACCTCCTTCGTTTCTGGACTAATACAACCAAACCACCCATAAAACTTTCTTGTTTCCTCTGGTTCTGTGGCCATACTTATCTTCTCCTCCAATTCCGGGAAATATATTCTCACCATTTCGTCTGAACGAAACTCATAGACATTTTTATGTGTTTTGAAATACATAAACACTACATTTCTTAACGCAACACATATGTATTCCCCATCCTCTAACCTATCAATCATCTCATATACCTTTTTCCATATGAATAATCGCTCTTCTTTTGTAAACATATCCTTCTTTATTTTTATGGTATTATTTGACTGTATGCAGACTTTTCCATGTACACAATATTATGCTCCTGTCCAAATATCTTCTTTGCCACCTCTTTCTTTATCGCACAATATCTTCCTGTACGATACGGATTCTTTTGATCTGATCCATCCTCGACTTCGATAATAAAACAGCCTCCGTCATCTATTATCTTTTTGCAATCGTCACATACTCCGCCCGTGCATATATGATGCGGCGCCTGACCTTTGATATTATTTCCTAATAAAGCAATGCCCATCTCTGCACCACATATCATGCAGACTTCTATAGACGGATTCAATCCGTGCTCTGGGTGTAATGTGATACCATCTTTCATTTTCTTTCCTCCTTTGTTTTTAATGTTGTGTGAGATCGCCGGAATCGAACCGACTTGCTGCACCATGAATCCCATAAATCAAATGCTCCGATCTTCGCAGATGGGAGCATTCTGTCTAAAGCATAAGAAAATTAATGAAGAAAATTTTTCTCACTTACGCCATAGCATCTAAAATAGCTATCAACACTATTTCTATGACAAGCATAATAGAGAATGTCTTAAATATCTTTTTCATATCTCCTCCTTTTTTATCTGTTCTTTTCACGTTCCACAATAAACTGTTCCGGATCTGCTCCGACCTACGCTCCACCTACAACCGCAGACCTTAGCCCAAGGCGCCGCCTACTCCCCCTCTATGGCAGCCTGTTCGTACTTACAAATCCAATCTCCATCTATACAACTATCACTACGCGATAATAAACATTTATCCTTATAACAATCATAAAAAATACACCTATCACAACTGTAATCCTTAACGTCTACACAGCTAACTACCTTAGCATATACTATTCCATCACTGCCTTCTATTCCTTTTACCCCGAAAATAGAACCTTCTACCTCCTTACTCAAATCTAAGTCAGGCGCAAAGTCATATACGTTCATGTTGTTTATGTTTTAATTGTTAAACATTCCGATTGAAAAAAAAATACTCACATAATGCAGTCCTTAACTCTTACCTACAGAATACTGTTTTAAAAACGCTGTAAGTCTTAATTTTGTTGGAAAATCCTACATTGTGCTGTTTTAAAGCACTGCAATCCTTAATTTTGTTGGAAGAAACTACAAAATGCTGTTTTAAAGCTCTGATCTATTGAATTTTGTTGGAAGAAACTACAAAATGCTGTTTTAAAGCTCTGATCTA